ATGTATTGGTGTTGGGGCTGATGGCTTGGGAGTAAAAGGGGAACTGGGCGATCGCTGCTTGTTCAGCAGTCCCAAGCCTCACGTATTGCTCAATATCCCCAGCAAAGAAATTATCCAACGGCTGGTCATCAATCAGTAACTCACTCTCGTCAATCTCGCCAATGCGCCCGTAGCCAAAAGCCTGTAATCCAAAGTACCTCTGGCTACCCTTGAACGTCTCTACTCTGGCATGGAGTAGAAAACCTGATGCCCTAACGCCACCGTTGGGATTGACATCACGGTTGCACCAAAATAACGGAATCGCACCAGACAACGGCACGAGGTTAACCACAGAGTCAAAGCCATACGCTCTCGTGGGTTCTTCTTCCTGTTTGGGACGATTGAAGAGATCGAATAGCTTTGAGAACAGACTCGCCCCGATGAGGATACCTGCAATAGTAGAGACACCGAGCGAACCCGCAAAGAATCCACCTAGCGAGCCACCAACAACTGCGACGGCTACGGGCAAGTCTTGAATATCGTCCGGCACTATCTCACCGGGGACTAAGCGATGGTTGCGTTCGGTGCGGGAGATTTCGTAAAGGTAGGCTTGGAGTGCCCTCAACTCTCCCAGTTCCAGCTCAACGCCATGTACTTCCTGGAAGTGTTCGAGTAGGGCAAGCTCGTCAAGGGTGGAGAGAAGAGTCATGAGACAAGGAGGTGGGGTTAAGTCATTTTACAATCTGACTGATAACAATATTAGTCAGCAAAGAAAAACCCTTGAGATTGCCCTAGAGGTTCTACATAATTACTTTATAATTGTTACTTCTTGTATGGCTCCCAAGTCTCTCGCCATCTCTGCATTATCTCTTCTGGCACGTCATGGAGTGAGCCATGCTCCCCCTCACATTGAATGACTTGGAATCGGTAGCCGTATTGATGCGCTAGCTTCTCGTATGGCTCGATGTACTGGTTAAGAACAAAGGTATTGTGGACGGCTACCTTGCGCTTGCCAGCCTTCATCCACGCCTCGACAGTATCTTTGCACCACTCGTGCGATCTTCCCTGCAAGTGTTGATTGTACCCGTCCTTGGTATAGAGTCCCGGCATCATATCGGCGGCACAATGCCACGGTGTCAGTGCCTCAGCGAGCGTTGTCTTGCCTGTCCCAGCAATACCTCTGATGAGGTAGAGAGTACGGGGTTGTTGTTGGCGAGTGAGCCAGAATTTAATGAGTCGAAGTATCATTTCTTCTGTTTCAGTTTTTTGCTTGCCCTCTCATTCTGCATCGGCACTATTAAACCTGTCAAGACTCCCCATAATATTTTTTTAGATGACTCGTCTTTGACGCTGCGACCAATCCTTTCCATTACCTCATTCATTGGTAGACCAAGAGATTCTGCTAATTCGTGCCAGCCCTCCCAAGCGGTAGGAGTGATGCGAATTCCCTTATTTGTCTTGGTTTCTCCCCAGTCTGATGTTTTCGGCATTTCGGCTATATACTCGCGACAATATCATGCTACCATATAAAAAGCGATCGCACCCATTCCCGCAAAGTCTTGGAGTTGCGATCGCCTGCCCACCGTAATCACACAATGGAGCAATTTAATGTTACAGGTTTTTCAGTTCGAGCAAAAAGATATCCTCTGTCTTGGCACATGGGACAAACCTGAATGGGTAGCTAATGATGTTGTTGATGTCTTGTACCCTGAAGCCGCCAAAACTAATCGCTCTAACTACCTAAGAAAAGTGCCAGCAAAGTGGAAGGGTATTAAACGAATTATGACCCCTGGTGGAGAGCAAGACGTTGTAACTCTTTTGGAGCCGGGACTGTACTTTTTTATTAATCGCTCAAACAGCCCCAATGCTCAACCGTTCCAAGATTGGCTTTATGAAGAAGTGCTGCCAAGTATCCGTAAAACTGGCAAATACGATCCAGGCAACCAATCAGGGCAAAAAGCTCTACCTCCACTAAACCAAGAGAACCGAATCCGAGTGATGGAACTGGCAGTCAAAACGCTTGAGTTGCGTCACGACGAACGACTGCTAATGGCAGTACAGGCTGAGGCTAAAAACATAATGGAGGGCACAAGTCAGCCAGAAGAAAACAAGCTCCTCTCTGTGACTGAGTGGGTAGGAACTTTCGGCTATCGCGTCCCCAAAGGTAAAGACAGTGTACTTGGGCGCAAAGTTGCAGCACGTTGGCGATTGCAATATAACTGCGAACCAAAGACAGCACCAAAATACGTTGGGACTAATCACCAGGCAGAAAACATCAAAGTCTACCCTCAAGAATTTTTACCTGTGATTGTTGAAGAGACGGAAGACTACTGCAACATTCGATTAGAGCCGATGAGCGAAGCGTAGTACTTCTTTCAACCATCTTCTAACTTAAGGGCAGGATGCCCTTAAGTTAGCCCCAATCCTTGCACCACAACAATCACCTAGGAATCCGGTAAATGAAAACCATCACCAAGGAACGTATCCTCAAAGCTCTCGAAAATAGCTCTCGTTACTGCCACAACAAACCAGAAACTCATATTGTACGGACACTGGCACATATAGGGATGAGGACAGCTTGCGCCAATGCATTCGGACAAGATACCGAAATAACAGAGAAGGAGCGATTAGAGCTAGCCTACCAAGGTTTCACTGACCCTGAAAAGATATTGAGTCGGCTGTCCCATTGGAGTGCATCACGCAGTATCAACAGTGCCGAGGCTATCAAAGAAGCGTGGCTGAGTTCATGGGATCGAGTGCTGAAGCAAAAGTGGAATCGCGACAAAAAGATTCTTGACATTCAACGCAAACATAAAATTAGCGGACTAGATGAATGTGAGATTGATTTCGGTGAGTTCACTGTTAAATATCACGAACCAAGCTACGAATTAGAGTTGCTTCCCTCTGATTATGAGGTAATGGAATCTGAGCGAATGTTACTAGCTGAAGGGTTTGTATCTGCTTTTCGGTATCACGAAATGAAACTTTACCGTCGAACGAACGATACTGATATCAATAAGCAAGATGACTGGATACCCGCTACACCTGACCTAGTGTTAGAACTTGCCGAAACCTATCAGTGGGCTAACGTTTGGGAGAACAAAAGCTACGTAAATCATCACGAACTTGAGACAAAAGGCTACACAGCTCCCTTGTCTTACCCTGCGACTCCACAGCATGAGCTTGAGTGGGAATTAAACCTAACCATTGGCAACGGCAAACCAGATAGTAGCCGAGATTCAACTTGGTTTTGCGCTCGACTAGGTAAAGGAGAGCCAGCGCTCTAAGTCAAATCTTTAGGGTTGGAATTCCAACCCTCTAACCCCTTCTTCCTTTCCCCTCACCCCAACTCCACAGCAATGCTCACCTCCACACAATCAACTCAGCTCACATTATTCCAACAGCAGTTCACACCCGAACCTCAGCCCGAATCAGTCACAGGTGGACTGGCTAAACCGAGTAAGCAAATCATCACCCATTTGCACCCTGATCAACAGAATTGTGTTCGGGAAATCTATGGTCAGATCCGTAACGGAATTCAGCGCATTTTATTGGTGGCGATTTGCGGTACTGGCAAGACAGTAATGGCAGGTTGGATAATTCGCGATGCCACCCAAAAAGCCAAAAAACCGACACGTTGCCTCTTCCTAGTTCCCCTCACCTGTCTACTCAAACAGGCTCAAGAAGAATTTGAGTCGCTAGGTGTGCAATCAACCATCTTGCAGGCTAACCGGAAGTTTGACAGAAGTGCGACGGTAGTCATCGCCAGCTTAGATACTGTCGGTAGTCGCCTGAAAAAGCAGACTGTGCCAGAGTTACTAGGTGAAGGGGTGGGAGTCGTGATAATCGATGAAGCGCATTTCTCCTCTTTTCGCAAAGCCACTATCGCGCTACATGATTACTACCTAGCCACCGGAGCAACGATTCTGGGGCTAACAGCGACACCGTGGCGAACCAAGAAGACCGAGTATATGGGGCAATGGTTTGACGAAGTAGTCACCGCACCGCAGGCTCCGGAGTTAATCAAATCAGGTCGTGCTGTGCCGTGCCGAATATTTGGCTTTGGCAATACTTTTGACTTGACTGCTATCGACTTGGGTAGAGACGGCGATTATCGGGTTGACCAAGTTGAGCAGCAAGGTACAACTAAGGCGGCGCTAGAGGGTGTAGTCAAGGAATACAAGCGACTGGCAGGGGATAGGATTGCGATCGCATTTTGTGCCACTGTTCGTCACGCTGAAAAGCTGGCTTTGGCATTCAGAGAAGCAGGAGTAGCGGCTGATTGGATTATTGGAGAAACTAACGAAGCCGAAAGGCAGGAGAAATTCACGGCACTTAAAGAAGGACGGATTCAAGTTCTTGTGTCTGTAGGAACACTCAATACTGGCTTTAACGTAAGAAATATCTCGGCTGTTCTATTCGTTCGTCCCACCAAATCTAAGTCACTCTGGCATCAATCAGTTGGACGCGCTGCTAGAACTTATCCTGGTAAGACAGACTACCTAATCCTAGATTTCGGTAATAATGCCAAGCGCCTTGGTTCTCCTAGTGATTATCAGAACTACGACATTAGTGAAGAGGCGTGGAAAAAACAGCAGGAAGAAAAGGAGAGGAAATCACCCACAAAAGAGTGTCCAGAATGTAATGAAATAATCTCAGTTTTCGTTCGAGTTTGCCCTAGCTGTGGCTACGAGTTTCCCAAGAATGAAGACGAGGATGCAGCGTCGGCTGATATTGAATTAGTAGAACTTTTGCTGGGACTAGAAAAGACAAAAGCTAAGTTTTTAAGAGAGCAAAAACGGCTATGTTTCAAGGAGAGATTATCGCCTGATGTAGCAGTCGAAAGGTTCCTCAAAGAGTTTGGGCACATCCCGCCTGATGCTTGGCACGCATTTGCAGTGTTGGGTAAGCGACCCTCTAAGAAGAAAAAGCGTGAATATTTTGAGTACTTGGAGTCGCTAGCCAAGTCCAGATATCACCAATCCTGGCTAAGGCATCACAAACGCCTAGAATTTGGTGAAGTACAGCAACCCATATTCAAGTGGGTTAATGAGCCTTGGTGGGCAGTGCTGGGCGTAGCTAGTGGGGCTGGTCACAGTGAAGTAAAGGCTAGCTATATGGAGTTGGCTAAAACCTACCATCCTGATGTGTCAGACGAACCGCAAGCGCTTGAGCATATGCAGGCGATCAACAATGCGTGGGATGAGTACTTAAGCCTACGGGGATAAGACAGCAATCATACAAAACGAAACCCCTCTAGGTTATCCAGAGGGGTTCTTTATTGAGAGCAAAACTGGGTGAAAAACTAAGCCGCCTGCTGTTGGCTCGATTGCTGCATCACCGTCACGTCACCGATCGCACTGAACACTTCTACGAACTTCTCGACATCCTTGCCCAAGTAGAGAAAATCGTTGTAGTAGCGCGGCGATGACTGGCGTTGTCCATTCTCATCAATGAAAGCTATCCGCTTATAAACTTCGCAAATTGCGGTAACTTCCTTTGTCCTGGCTTTATACCAGGCTGCGCCCGTGCGGTTGAGAAGGAGGATAGCAGACTTGATGTCGCCGTTCCCATAGCGATTAACCGCATCAACTAGCCAATCCTCGACAGAGCGCCCATAAGGAGGATTTACCCACACATTTTCAGACCATTCACAGCGCAAACCATCGTCATCTTTGGTGAAATATTTCTTAGCTTTAATCCAGGACTGTGCCAGTTCATTGCTAGCGGGGTCAAGATCAATACTGCCCATAACCTCCCTTGCCATTTCAATAAACTCAGGTGGCGTGTACCACTCGTCGGTTCGAGTAGACGTTGGCTTTTGCAATCTTAGCCGTAAGTCTTCGTTCTCTGCCATCAGTCGAGATACCTCAGACTCAAGCCACTTAATCTTGGCTTTACTATCCGCCTCCATCAGCGTCAGCACACCTTGAGCATCAATCTGGTGATGAAATGCACAGGTAGCTAACCATGCTTCAAATTCTGTCCAGATACCACGCAATTCAAAGCGCTTCTCCCAATCCAATGACTTGAGTTGGGCGATCGCATCCTGGGTGTGCTGTTCACAGAAAATCTTCAACTCAGGCTGTGAGCAGCAATTATACAAAGCGCTGGGTTGGCTGTCAGGCGGGATGTCTGCATTGGGTGGAACGTCTGGCAGCTGCTGTGTCTCCTTCCCGCTTAAGCCAACCGACTGAGCAGCGGCAACGATTGGGGTGGGTTGTTTTTTGGGTTTAGTCGTGGGCAGCAATCCTTTGTTTTGAGCCGCTTGCTCGATTGTTTCGGCTGTCAGATTTCCTGACTCTGCTACTTCCTGCACCAATTCCTGAATCTGGCTAGACTCAATCCCGGCATTTACCATCTTGCGAATCGGAACAGCTTGATTGGGGTTATCCAAAATGACCGCAGTTCCGGTCAAAATCTCTTGGGCTTTGACTGCGTTGATTAGGTCGTTGGCATAACTCTTGCCATAGTTCCAGCGATCGCGGCAGTAAGCATCCCAATTTGAGTAGCCTTTTGCCTTATACAGTTTCCCTTCACGAATCCTTAGCAGCCGTTGTCCAATTTCAGCCCAAGCCGATTTCTGAATTTCTTCTATCTCGGTTTCAATTTGGCTCAATTCCTCTGCGTCAGATGTGGCGACTAGTTCAGTGGGAATAGGAGACTCAGCGACTTCAGTCTGATTTTGTTCTCTCTCGATTTCCTGTTTTGTGTAGCCTAGTGCCTCAAAATCCTCCCAGCTTAATTTGGTGTCGCCAATCTCCAAAAATGTCACCATCACCTTAATAACAGTGCCGACAACTTGACCAGAGCGATCGCACACCACATCTCCAACAGCTACAGGTTTAGGTAGAGGATTGGCTCGGATTCTTTGGGCTAAGGTTTTACGTTCTTCCTTGGTGATTAGGTTCTCCCGCACCCAGTTCAACTGCTCCCGTGTCAGGTTCGGATTGCTGCGAAGCTCGGTGTAGTCAGCCTCGGAGTCAACGGCGAGTATCTGATCACGAATCAGTCGGGCTTTCTCTGATTTAGACTCAGCCGATTCGTTGGAAGGGAAGCTGGAATAATCATCAAGTCCTGAAAATGTAGCAACCATCGTGTATCCTCCTGATGTGTTTAATGATTCGGCGGCTGTTGTCGCAGTCGCTTTTTCTCTGCATGGCTTATAAGAAAGCCTGTGGACATGGGGTATCAATCCAAGCTTGTTGATCGCCTCTAAATGTGGAGGCTGTACGTATCCGGCATGAGCCAAGAAGCCATAGTCCGGATATTGCTCATTGACCCGCTCCCAGTACAAGTCCAGGGCATACTTGGCAGCAATAGATGCCGCTGACGCTTCTGGGTACTTGTCGTCAGCCGACTTCTCTCTCTTGGTGAGAACTCCCTCGATAGGGGGCATTGCCAAGTCGCCTATCAAGCCTGTTGGCTCATGCCCTTGGGAGCGGACATAGGCGATCGCTCTGGATAGTGCCAATTTCTCAGCCTGGTTTATCCCTAGCTCATCAATCTCAACTGGTGTGGCGACTCCCAACCCGATAACGCATTGGTCGTGAATCTTGGCGACTAGATTTACACGCTGTTGTCGATTAGTTTTCTTGGAATCCCTCACCCCGTCGATAACGATTCCCTTGGGAATTCCGCAGACTGCCCAGATGTTCAGACCTGCACAGTTGCCGCGACCCACACCGTCAGCACCCCACTGGTACTCGACTGGCTCCGGTTCCGCTTCAAGAAAAGGTCTTAATGCAGTCAATAGCTCTGTGATCTCTTGCGGGATAATTCCGTTCCCCAAAACCCGTTTGCGCTGGGTTTCGCTTAACTCAATCTCTTTGCCGTCTGCCGTAATTCCCGTGGTAGTGCATCCCGGCTTCCACCCCATACAGTTCTCGTACTCGGCGGCTGTCATAGGGCGCTCGTAATAAAACTCACCATTCAGCTCACGAACCTTCATTGCACCACTGCCGCCCTGGTGTCCGTTGGTGTTAGTCAGCGATCGCAATGTTGGAGCATTCTCGGAGTAAATGCGATCACCGCCAGCAGCCTTGTAGACAACGTAAGTATTAGGGTGAGCTAAATTGCCTCTGCCTTGCTTGTGAGAACTGTGGCGAAGCGAAAAAGCCTCGTCTGTCGGCTCCCCTGTTGCCGAATTAATGGCAATGGGATCAAGAATCGCAAACCCTGCGCCGCCTCCATCCTTTCCTCGGTTAACATCTAGATATCCCATCCAGTTAGACGAGACTAGTGAGGGCGATTCTTTAACCGACCAGATTCCTTTGTCTGCCCTTCCCTTGACCGGTACACCCTGACTGGCTAAACATTCAGCAAGCGTTTTCTTGTAAGATTTCGGCAGTGTCGCTGATACATTCCCGGTAATAACCCACACAGAAGACCCTAACTCGGCTTTGTGGGACATGACGGTTGCCATTTCGTACTTGCCATGTCCCCACATACCCCAATTGTCCAAACGCAGAGATGACCTTCTGGAAGGTTTGCCCGTTGTCGTGGCTAAGGAGTCCATCAACGTTCTCAAACACGAAGCTCTTAGGCTTTTGAAGTCGAAGAAATCGGACTCCTTCAAAAAACAAGCGTCCGCGAGTGCCATCAAATCCGGCTCTTGTGCCAGCCATTGAAAAGTCTGGGCAAGGTGAACCCCATATGAGAACGTCTGGAACCGGGAGAGAGCAAATAAACTCAGTTGAGAGACTTGTGACATCGGCTTCTATCAGTTGAACTTGGCGAAATCTTTTGCGGTAAATAGCGGCGGCTTTTGGATCTGACTCAATCGCCCAAAGTGGGGTGTAATTAGCGGCGATCGCTCCTTCTGTGTCGCCTCCACCACCAGCGAATAATGCTGCACTAGTCGGCATCACGCAACCCTCTCTCTCTGAACTTCCACAACCTCGTCCAACCCACACGCTGGGAAGAACTGAAGACACCATTCGCCTGATATCGCGGGATATTCTGGGTAAGGAATAGCCGAAACTCCCCAGTGAACCCACACTTGAGGAAGCCCACCGACGTTGATAGTTTTCTGGATAATCACGCCCGTTTTACCTTCAGTCGCCACACCATCACCAACGTGAATTTGGTTGTAGATAGTCGCGTATTTTTTGACCAAATCTCGCTGACTTTCTAGATTGGCTTTGTCAGCTTCGTAATCCTCTCGTACTTTTTTCTCTGCTTGGGTTTCTTTTTTCCCATTTTTTGCTGGGGGTGCTAACTTGCCCAGTCGTCTGTTGATTTCCTGAATTCTGGTTTCGTATTCAGGGGGTGTCATGCTACCTCCTCCTTTGTTGGCGTCGGTTCTTTCTGTAACTTGGTTAAAAGCATTTCTAGATGCGCTGCTTCGAGGTAATGGGCGTCTCGATGTCCAGTGGCTCGTTCGCAGAAGTCGAGGGCGCGAGGCGATCGCCAGTTAAGCCCAACGCGCTTCAATTCACACTTGCAACCTGCGAGTAAATCTGACAAATCTTCCACAGCTAAAACTCTCTTTGCGCGATGTTTAGAAATCGGCTTGTTTCAGGTTGAAAAATTGTTTTGACAGTTCCAGTTGCACCGCTTCTTTGCTTCCCGACAATGACTTCACAAATCCCTCTATCAGGAGTATTGGTGTTGTAATATTCGTCGCGGTACAACAGCAGAATTACATCAGCCGCTTGCTCAATTGCCCCTGATTCTCGAAGTTGAGAAATTACAGGACGCTTGTTTGCTTGGCTGTCCGCTGCTCGATTGATTTGAGCTAGCGCAACGAATGGGACATCAAATTCCTTAGCGATCGCTTTGCAAGCATTCGCCAGCTTATCCAGCTCAGTAACTCGATTCGTGTTACCCGCTTCATCGCCTAGGAGTTGCAAGTAGTCCAGTACGATTAGCCCTGGCTTTCCATACATTGAAGTAGCACGTCGGATAGCTGAACGAATGCGAACTGGGGTAAGCGTAGAACCAGTAGTGTCATCTAGATACAAGGGAACATCTGAGAGGCGGTTGATTGCCTCTGTAAGGCAGGTAAACTCCTCTTGGCTATCCAGAGTGCATTCTTCAATTTTCTTGGCGTCTACACCCGATTCCCAGGCAAGCACTCTTGTCATCAGCTCATCTCTGTCCATCTCAGCCGAGAAAAAGACAACGGGTTGGCGGCTTTTTAAAACTTGGGCAGCTAGGTTGACGGCTAACTGGGTCTTGCCCATACCGGAACGTCCAGCAACGATATACAGCTTTTTGGGTTTCAGCCCACCAATCAACCTGTCAAGGTCATAAATCTGGGTTGGTAGTCCTTTCGGCTTGACAGCGCTTAATTGGTCGTAGATGCGAATGAGGATATCTATCGGCTGCTCAATCTCCGGCGCGACTGCATCTCCTTGGGTAAGGTCAAACACTTTTTGCTCGGCTTGATTTATTACCTCGTCCAGCTCAACTGAAGTTTCATATCCCAGTTGAACTATCTCGTTGCCAGCGTGGATGAGCTTGCGCCGCTGATATTTGTCCATCACAAGAGCAGCAAAGCGGTCTATATTCAACGCTGTGACCGTCCGATCTACTAGGCTAACGAGCTTACTTTGTCCGCCAATCTTCTCAATCAAGTCATGGTCATAAAGCCAAGTTGAAACACAAAGTAAGTCAGTTGGGCGATCTGCGGCGTGAAGCGTAACCGCCGCTTTGTATATCTCTCGATGGTGCGATATGTAAAACGCCTCCGGGACAAGGATGTCAACCACTCGTCCTATTGCGTTCGGGTCAAGCAATATGCCGCCTAGGATGGCTTCTTCTGCATCAACGTTCTGCGGTGGCAGGGTTTGTCCGCCACCAAAGTTGACTGAGACTAGATTTTGCTTTGGTGCGTACATGACTAAACTCCTGCCTTTTTGTTGAGCAATTGCTGCTTAAACTGATTCTTGAACTCAGATGAAATGGGTGAAGCTGTTTTGGTTACCTCTCTTGTAGGTTGAGCTTTTAACCTCTCTGCTGCTTGCTGACGATGGATTAATTCGTCTTGGTACTCTGCCCACAAGTCCGATGCCCTGGCATAGTCGTTGCGAATCTCTGACGCGGCATCGGCTAAACCTAGGCTTTTGCCTTTCTGTTGATATTGCTGATACAGCCATTGCTTAAACTCTGTTACTGGATTTGACCCACTTGCCATCCAAGGGTCAGTCCCTACACTTTTCCAAGTCGCCTTACGTTGGTCAAAAGGTCGTTGCTTACCATCTGGGGCAGTGTTTCCATTGCCTACGAATACACTGTTATCACACGGCGCGGCGGAATCTTTAGTCTCAGGAATATCCTTGGTTAGTGGAATACCCTCTGCCTTTTTTGACAACGAAGGGAGATGTGTATCGCTTGGCTCTTCCTCTTTGACTTGCTTCTCTGCTTTACACCCCTCCGCTTCCCCTTGGGGGGTAGGGGGGGAATTACTATATGAAGTAATTACTGAAGAAGTCTCTGAAGTAATTACTGTTATTGCTGAGTTGATTTCCGACGACGGTGATTGGTTTTCCGCTTGCCGTGATGGTTTCTCCAACGACCGTGGTTGGTTTTCCGACTTCGATAGTTGAATATCCGACAATCCATAGTTGGCTAACCACTCATCTACGGTTTCAGTGTGAAAAAGGAAGTACCGCGTTCGGTCAAATGCGTACCTAGGGTTAGGGTTTTTATGAACTGAGATAAATTGTTTTTCTTGCAGTAGAGAGATACCTTTGCGGATGGCGTCTCTTTTAGCAATTAAGATGCCCTCTATTAACTCTTCTTCGCTGTGGAACTGATAAAGGCTTTCGTCTTGGCTTCTTTCGTCGCCATGCATTTCGGCAATGTCGTTAGAGCGCTTTACCTTTTTTTGCATCTCTAGTTTAATTTCGTGCCAGTACTCAAAAAACGAGAGTAAAGCCGCCGCTGTGGAGTTGCCGTCACAGGCTTTTAAATGCCAAGTTTCGATAACGATTTTTGGTTCGTTGAAAGGAAGATTCCTCAAGCAGCGCTTTCTCACTTCACTACCTCCTTAACCAACTCACCCAACTCAACCTCAAACCACTTCGCAACCAGCCTCCGATGGCAGAACTCCCCCGGCTTTTCGTAGCACAGCAAGACTGGCTCGGCTCCACCAGCTAGCCAATGGAGTTCGTCCCAGACTTTTTTGGGGTTCAGATCGAACAGTTGACTGAAAAACTCGTCGGTGTAATACCTCTCTAGGTCAAACAGCATTGCTGCTGACGGGCTTTTGTAAGTCTTCAGCAGCTCAGGTGTTGGTGCTAACTGAGGGTAGTGGGGATACTTGCGACCTTTGGGAAGGTAAAGGCTGATTGCGATCGCTCCCGGCGCTGTTTTTGGTGTGACGCCGAAGTAGGATGTCTTCACTTCACCCCTCCCATTTCTCTCGCCTTAGCCAACAGCGCCTGATACGCAATCCCTCGCAATTTCTTTTCGCACCTCATCGGGTCGTAAGTGGCAGTAGCTGGGGTGAATAATGCACCACCATGTTTTAGGCGTCCGGCGAAGTCCCAGAAGGTGTAGGCGTATGTCGTGCCATCGTCAATGTCGAAGCTCTTTCTGTTCAACGCCTTGATACTTAGGTCATCAAGAGGCGAAGCTTTAACCCATCTCCACAGCTCAACCTCAGCCGATATCGCTAGGCTGCAAAAATTAAGGTCACACTTGGCTTCTGTATTGAATAAGTCGAACAGCCTTGCCAAATACTTCTCTTGCCCTCCTAGTACTGCTGCGGTAGATAGCGGGTTCTTTCCTCCCATCACCAAGTCGCCGTTTTGAGGTTCTTTGGCGATCGCAACCGCCACTGATGTTCGCTCAATCCCTTGTGGGGTAACACTTTTACGTGGTATACTCATTGAAAATGACCGCCCTCTTGGGAGCGGAGTAATGTTTAAGGAACCAGAGACTCACCCGTTACCAGCAGGTGGGTTTCGCTTTTGGGGGCTAACCCTTGCGTCTTCTCTTTATAATAGCATTTTTTCAACATTTGAGCGATATTTGCTATACTAGAAAAAGAAAAGCCAAGAGGAAAGGGTAGTGAAATTAAAGTGGAACCTTCGCCAGTTAATGGCTGACAGGAAGGTAAAGAATAAAGATCTAGCTGAGGCACTAGGGGTTCATTGGACTTCCATATCACGAATGAAGTCTGCTGACGAGATGCCAAGAATAGACGGTGAATCATTGGCAACCATTTGCAAGGTATTGAAGTGCCGACTAGCTGACTTAGTTGAGGAGGTTGATTGTGCTTGCTGTTGAAGATGTCAGTGTTAATGATTTGCCCTCGATTCCTTTTAAGAGCAAAAGTAATTTGCCAACTAGTGGAGGAATTTATTTTGTTATTTCTGCCGAAGAAGCAATTATTTACATTGGCAGAACTGTTAATTTTCGAGCGCGGTGGAAGCAACATCATCGAATCAAGCAAATAAAGAGTGAATATCCGAATACAAGGATTGCTTGGCTAGAGTGCGTTGACGTTAAGCTTTTACACTCGATTGAGTCAGCCTTGATTAAGGCGTGGAACCCCCTATTAAATAGAAGCCCGGTCAAGCCAAGGTTAAGAGAGGAAATTGAGCCTACCCCTTGCTTACCTAATGATTCTGAATATTTGTGGAATGCTCTACTTTTTCGAGAATCGAAGGTTGATGAGTTTCTGGGTACAGGTCTAGTCAAACTAGCGAAAGAGTCTGGTATAGCTTTAGAGACTTGGTCAAGATGGGTAAATGGAAAGCGATCGCCATCGCTAGACACGCTTAGAGAAATAGCTCCAAAACTTTGTGATGGCATGAGTATGGCTGAACTAACCGCTGGGATTGAGGAGCTAAGAACGCAAAAAAATGCTCCCCAGCGCTCTGATTTTCGTGCTGAGAAAATGCGTAAGCCCCAAGCCACAGCCGCTTGAGAGGAAGAATAGCTCACCGTCCCGTCCCCCTATCCTCTTCCCCTACTGCCTCTAGCTCCCGCGCCAAAGCGAACACAGTGTGAGCTTCGTGTGATCGCCCCAACTCCAGATGGATTTTGCTCAGAATCAACAGCGTCTTTGGTGTCACCAATCTAGACAGGCTAGCCAGCTTCTGTTCAGGAGTCGCGGGAAAGTTCGGCAGAGTATAGACTCGCAACATATCAAGTGCGTTCTCAAGGTCAAGTAACTCGTCTGTTGTTAGCTTTAGGTTAACCACCGTGCCTCCTCTCCAGATACGCCTGGATGCCATCAGGGTCAGTTGTACCCGCCAGCAGTGCTATCTCCCTGTAGGAATCCTGCAACGCGCGAAATGTAGCCAACTGGGATGGGTCGAGTTTGCGATCGCCTCGTTTTCTGGCAAGCATTCTTAAGCCTCGATGACTATTGGCATCAATACCAGCGTCGCAATCTGAGCAAAATATCCAGCGATCTCGCACCGTGAAGTTAAAGTGTCCACAAGTCACGCCGCCGCCTCCAGCAATTCCAAATCCTGCCTAATCCCAATCCACAACAACCGCTTGGCTTCGGTAAGTCTGTAGACACAGGTAGGTGGAATCCACCAAGCCCCTGTAGGAGTGTGAGATATGCAGATAAAAGGCTCCGACTGAATCTCCCAGTTAAGTATTTTCTCCGCGTCAGTTTCTTGGTCAAAAATGATTACATCTTCAAGGCAGTCGAAGCCAATGAAATGAAAGCCTGCGTTTTCGAGTAACTGAACAACATTTGAGATTGGCTTAGTAGGTACTGTCATTGTTTCTTGGTTGGTAATAGTGACAGTTGATTTCGTCCTGTCTCATTCCTTGGTGCTTAATTTGGCACAGCAATGGCACACCAAAACGGTACTGTCCGACCCAGTATCGGCAGGTAGAACATGGGAATACTGGACAGACTTTTTTCAGAGGAGGTGGGATTAATTCGTTGAGTTTTGGCATAGAAAAATCCCACCGTAAAGATGGGGCGATCTTGTTAACTTTGACCGGAGTTCCGATCACTTAAGATTTGCTCTAATTCCTTGACTCTTGCTTCAGCAGAGATCGCTCTTTCCTTCCACCGCTTTAGCAAAGAAGTCGTTTTCTTGTGCCCGTAATCTTCGGGATAGCGTCGAGCCATCTCCTGCACCGCAGCTTCAATGTGTGGGGTTTTTGGTCGATCATTACCCGACTCCTTGCAGGCGATCGCCCAGCACTCTCTAACCCTCTCGATGCCTTTGGGATTAGGCTTGACTCCATACTCTTCGACGTTTTGTTTCCCCCTGAATACTTTGTGTGAACTACCCTCTGTTTTTGGGGCTTGGTGGCTGCCCACTGGGACAAATGCTCTGAACCTTTGCAATGGCTTAAGCTGGTGGATTGAGTAGCTACCTGGTGGCAGTTCTAGCGCTCGTTCTATCCTTGCCGCTGCCACTTCCTTTCGGTAAAGTTCAGCAGCAGTTTTATCAAAGTATTTAACTAGAAACTGTTGAAACGATGGCAGATTAATGTCAGGGTGCTTGTGTGCCTCAGTGTCATGCAAGCGCATCAGGATTTTGCGCTCTATTGTCCATAACCTGACTCGTTCCGCTTGGCAATCTTTCAATGCAGAAATGCAGTTACGAATTTCACCTTGATTAATCTGATCTGGGCTATCTCCGTGCCAAGGATGTCCTGTTCTTTCAGGGCTTAAACGAAGGAATTGAGTCCGCACTTCACCCAACTCTTCTAGTGGCGCAGTGGCAGCATTTTCTAGGCTGGCAGCTTTAACAACTCGAACAGCTGGGGGTGTTGGGATGCGTGAAGCTACCATTCCAAGACTCCTTCTAATCCTTGTAAGTGAAAAGCAAGATTGCACAGCGCTCTATTTTGAGTTTGCTGCACTCCTTGTGTACTTATTTTTAGTTTTTTGGCAATTTGATTAAGGCTCATGGCATTGCCACAAAAACCGAATCGCATTAAGATAACCTCCTGCTGTTTTGGACTGAGTTGGGCGATCGCTTCTTTCAGTTTTTTCACTGCCAAAGACTTGTCGATCTCCTTAGCGGCATTTTCACTTCCTGGTTTTGTTAACCAGTCGATAAATTCTACATTTCTTTGATTGCCTTCACTAACAATTCTGTTGAGCGATTGTGCTTTTCTGGTGACACTTTTTATCCAGCGGATTTGTTCGACAGACTTTGCTAATAATTCTTCCCTGCGCTCATCAGTAGTATCTATCTTTCGGTACTCAATAGCCCATGTTTTTATGCTGCTTTCTCTGATGTTTGACTCAAAGTCTAAGAGGTAGTTTGCAACTTGCCAAATGGTCGGGGGCATTCCTTGGTGTCGGGCAATTACTCTCTCGACTTTGCCAAGTTGCGTTACTGTATCGTGAATGTGATTTGGCTTGCGAACTACATCTTTTTGGTTGTCAATGGCGCGCGTAATCGACTGCCGAATCCACCAAGTTGCGTAAGTCGAGAACTTATAGCCTTTCGTCGGGTCAAACTTCTCGGCAGCACGTTGGCAGCCTTGGCTTCCTTCTTGAATGAGGTCTAGCAAGGGTAGTCCGCGTTTCTGGTACTTGGTGGCAATACTCACCACTAATCGGAGGTTGGATTCGACCAGTTTCTGCTTGGCTTTAAGACAGCCACTGCCGACTTGGTAAGCTAGCTCTAATTCCTGCTCTGGCTTTAGAAGTGGGATTCTGCCAATATCTCGGAGGTAGCGGCGTACTGGGTCGGTGTCTAGCTTTCGGGAGCCTTCAACCCGTCCGTTATAGGTTTTAGGTTCGGGAATAGTGACACGGACTTTGGGGTGCGTTGCATTACTCATGCCTGCTCCCTCGCCACGACTTTTTCTCCGTTGTTTAGTGCCAAGTAAGCTTTTTTCCTTAGCTCCGGAGTGACCTGCCCTTCCTGGAGGATGTGAATAAGAGCCATTCGCAATCCACCTGCCTCTCTTTGGGACTGATCGAGCTGATACCTCAACCGGAATTCTACATCTTCTTGTCGTGTCATACTGGTTTAACTTGTAATGAACCATCCCCCACGCCTGGGGGTATTTTTTGCTTATCGTATCGCGTAAATGGCGGTTACACCCACCACTTTGCAATGAATTTTTTGGTAATTTGATTGCAGTTAAAACAAAACTGAATATTGGGAGGGGAAGGAGTTGATTTTCGGAGAAGGATACAAACACAGATTGAAAGAATATTGCCAGCGTCGAGTCCGGGAAGAAGGCTCAATCCGAGCATGGACTTGCCGAATCGGGGTAGATAAAACTACAGCCAAGCCTTGGCTAGAAGGAACCTTAACAGAACCGATTCGGCTACATACTTTACTTTGTCTGGCATGGGATAGAAACGAAACGCCAGAACAGACGCGAGACTGGCTTGAAGGGAAACCTAGCCTTGTAGACCAAATCCGAGAGCTTCCGCATCATATCCAGGCGAGTTTACTAGCCGAGTTAATGCACCAACAAGTTGCACTGCTTAAGCCAGCTGCAAAAGACGGGGAAATCCCCCTAGTGCGATCGCAGCCACAATCCTGTACCCTTCCTTTTGATAAGGAAGTGGTGGGAGATTGTGAGATGAGTAATACACGCGGATTTGAACTAATAGAAGTGGGTTCTCCTCGGCATTTGAAGCTTAAGGCGATCTTGGTCGCCACATTGCGTATAAAAAATCTTCCCCTAGAGAACCTAGAGGAAGAAGACTTAGAAGCGATCGCTGATGCAATGGGTTACGACCGAAACGAACCGTTGCGGTTTAACGCTGGACTTGAAATGCTGGAAAGTTTTTTGAAGACTGACGAAGGAACACTAGACGCGGTAGGGGACTATCACTTGGTTTATTTGGCACACTTTTGCCACAAACTAACCAAGTATTACGAGTTTCCGGCATTTCATGCGGTATGTGATGAAATTTTGACTTATGAAGGTGATGTAGAACAACTATTGAGTGACGTTACCCGCAATGGTGCGCTAATCGGTTAACCGCCGTTTTGTTTGCTTGGATCTGGTTCGCTGGTTCCGTAGTTAGATGATCTAATTACGGAACCGTCTGTTTCTCGCTTGCTCCCAGTACTGGTATTGGCGTCAGTATTGGGAGAGTCCTGCTTCTTCTTGGGTTCTAACTGAATCATAGTTATTTGGAAGTAGGTGCGTATTTGCTTGATGAGTGTTGACAGGGAAAGTAAAATGCTCACTGATACCTGGTGATGCTTTCCACCTGCTTATTCTAAAGCGATCTATTTCTTCTGGGCGGGCAGCGGCTGTAGATTGTTTTTGGCTATACCAGTAGATTCACAATGATACCGACCGGAGTCTCCGGTCACTTAGCAGCTACAAGAAAACCCGCTTTTGTGTTATTGGGCGGGTTTATTTTTGTATCAGATTTGACCGAAAATTAAATGTTCCAGTTACAGAACATCTTCAGCGTCCGTGACTTGGCTTTGGCTAGTTCTGTGCCTGTTTCCACTTCCTTGATCTGGCTAGCTAGCTGGTCTAGTGTGGTTGGTTGGGTTGTGATCTCTTGCTTGGTTGGTTGAACTATAGAGTAGTCGATTTGGTGTGTCATGATGTTGATCTAACTCTGATAACTCCCCGATTTAGAAAATCGGGGGTTCTTCAATACATAAGGTTTCGTGTGACCTGCTGTCTCCGACTTCCTTATTTCTTGAAGAAATCTAGGCAGAATTGCTCTGAGGAAAACTGACCTTTCCTGCTTTCGGCAGTGCTTACTTGCTCGCAATTTGTTACTCATCATACCTGCCTGAGCGTTGCTTCCAACCTCCCCCAGTCATCAAGGACTAAGGGCATGATGAGACTATCGTCAGTGACGCTTCTTGCCAAAAATGCGCTCAGTACGTCTCGTTTAACTTTTACACCGCATTCACAAATATGAATACGCTGAGACAGCGACTTTTTCTCCACTCTCCCACACACACAAGTTTGGGAGAGTTTTGTTTTTTGGCAAGAAAACTTGTCCACCCGTCCGCCAGCACTTTCAGCCTTGCGAACTAAGCGGGATTGAAATTCACCTGGGGCTTTATAACCAATCTGTTTCCCCCAGTTTTTCTGCCACGCCTTGACAGAAACTTTTTCCATCTTGAAGTGGTTGCCTTGGCGAATAACCTCATTTACTAGTTGACCGTGCAGGGATTTCCGGTGCTCTTGTTGACGCCTCTGAATCTCTGCTTTTTTGGCTTGGGTTTTGAGGTAGCGCCTACTGCGATTCCACTGTTTAGAACCCTTCTTGACTTTTCCTCTTTTAGTAACAACCTTGTTCCCCCGTCGAGTCTTAAAGTCTGGCTCATAATTCTGGGGATTGTTAGCTCGAAGTTGTCGAGAGTTTTGTCGTTGAAGTCTCTTAATTTCCTGCTCTCGCTGATTAAGCTCTGAGCAGAATTCAGAAAGAGATGCTTTCTGGTCAGAAACAATTCCAGCAGCGGAAACATTGAGGTCAACCCCAACAACACCCTTCCCTAATTTGTTCTCTGTTTTGACATAAGGAAACCCTTCGCAGACAAGCTGGATATACCATCGTTGTCTGCCTTTAATGATTTTCCTGACAATCCGACAGAACTTAATGGGAGAACCAAGGGCGTGCAGGATGACGGGGTCATTCTTGTCAATGAGAATGGGGATTTGGAGTTTCCCCCAAACTAAACACTCATCCTTGAATCGAATACCCTGCTTATTAGTTTTCCCTTCAATTGAACGGTAGCGCCCCTTCCCTTTGAACCTAACCTTTTTGGCATTGCCAACTAACATCCTCTCAGATGCTTTAAAAGCACGAGTCGCAATTGTCTGAGCAGCCTGAGCATCTACTTTTTGGGCTATCCATTTTGATGCCTTAGCTGTACACGCTGCGAACTCATGCAGGTCATATTCGGAGTAGCGATAAGCAGCTCTTGCTGTTTTAAATCGTTCAGAGCGTAGCTTCTTATCCTTCTTGGGAGTCTTTATCGCCTCTTGATAAGCCTCACTATTGCGTACCAATTCCAGTCGCTTTTTAGATTCACTCAGGACAGCGTTGTATAAGTTCTGTGCTGCATTGAATCTTGCCTCTAGTTCCTTCTCGTCGGAGCTAGAGGTTTTTAGCGGGAGAGTGGCAACAAATGATGGGGTTTGGGAACGAGGCAAAAACTTACTCCTGTTGAAGGACGCTACACATATACAATAAGAGTGTACTGCATTTCTAAGTAAATGAATACTCAAGAACGACAATATAATCGCACGAGACATTCAGTAGGAATGGCGAATGTCCACTTAGTTTGGATACCTAAACGCAGAAAGCCTGTCCTCGTGGGAGAGGTCAGGCTTAGGTTAAATCAGATTCTTACAGATGTAGCAGTGGAAAGAGGGTGGATTATAAGGGCGATGGAAATTGCTCCAGATCATGTTCACTTGTTGGTGGAGTACGACCCAAAGACCCCGATTAACTCAGTTGTTAAGGCGTTCAAGGGGCGTTCATCTCGGTTACTTAGGAAGGAGTTTTCTCATCTGCTTAAGCTACCTACACTCTGGACGCATTCTTACTTTTATGACGCCACGGGCAAAGTAACGACGGCTAAGATTACTGAGTATATCAACGACCCGCATCATGCTTAATATTCACGGCAGTTAAAACTGCCGAGTCGCTTTTCCACCCCGCAATGAATTGGCGGGGCTATCAAGCTCCCGTGCGCTTCCTCGTATTCAGGTTTGTTGAGTAGAAACACCCTGGCATTGCCTTCTAGTTTTGTCCGCTAGAGGGCTTTTTGTTTAGCTTTCGGCAGATTCTTCAGCCTCTATTTCTTCGACTTCTGTTTTTAGTCCAGACAGCACCTGCAAAGCTTGGTCATTGTCCTGTTCTGTTGCTATCGCGATTTCGTTCTCGATTCGTTGTTTGAGGCTATCTAGCTTTGACATTATTTACTCTCCTTTGGGCATCCAGGCATTGGTGATTGGTCGGGCTTATTGCATTCAGATTGAGTCTGCGCTAGGAAGTCATGCCAAGTTAGCGTGTGATACCATCCGAAGCCTGATACAAAGACTGCGGCGGCAATGAGAGCTGATAACATTGAAAATGCTCCTAACTGTGGTTTTGAGTAGTAGCCAGCAGGTAGTAATCAGCTTTGCTGCTGGCTATTGACTTGAGGACATCGCCTCATCCCGCCTTCTTCACAGAGGGACGGGTGAGAAGATTTACTCTTTACCGTGATATTCCTGGTATCCCTCCCAATTGATTGGGTTATCTGGGTCTGTAGCTATTTGTTCAGGTTCGCCCATCCAAACGATATTGCTTTCCTGATAGATCGTCACCGCTGCTTTGTAGCCAAATTTTCTGAATTCTCTGTCAAGGGGTTCGTCAAAAACAGGGCAAGATGCGATCGCTGCTAATAACCTGAAAGTTTCATCACTTACACCTTCTTTTTTGAGGAGTTCGATGGCTTGGTTTAACTGTTCTAGTCCACTCATTTTCTTTTTTGCTTACGACTGAGGGAATCCCCTCGTCCTGCCTGCACTTTCGTGAAAGGCAGGAGGCGAGGATTTAGAAGCTTTCAGGCTCAACTTCAACCGTTGGTAGCACGGCAAGAGATATAGCTTGAGCTGCTCCTTGCATTAGCTCAGGTTGATTTTGTCTTGCAATCATCTTTTTGAAACTCTGCTTTTCAGTAGGCTCTAAGGCATCCAGATTCAGCAATCCTGGGTCAATCTCAAAGTCCAACTCCATCGGATTTAAGCCAAACTGTTGATACATCTGAATGATGCGTTGGCTTGTTTCAACCTGGCGACCTTCCGGCATATTCCACCACCACTTGAGTGCAGAGTATGAACCGTGTTTGTTGGACTTCTTTAAAAACTCAGGAGTCCATACAACTAACTGCCATGCTTGCAATCCAGGGATATTGAGTTCGTCAAGCTGTTGATCTAACTTCGGTTCGTTCCGTGTCGTCTTGCAGGCGGCGCTGAAACTAGCTAAGTGGCGACCCCGCTTGAACAGTTGGCAGACAGTGCGATCGCTCACCTTGGAGTACAGTTTGTTGTCAGCTTTGATTGCCTCGGTTGGGACGAATAGAACTTGTGTCCAGAAGTCAGGCTTGGGCAGTCGTCCTGTTGCTTCATCACCCTTGTCCCAGCCTGGTAAGCCATACCAGAGATTGGTCTTGAGAACGAAGCAAGAGAAATTATCCCCTAGCTTCTCATCATCAACTCCCTTCAATGCGCCGTCACCTTGCAAGGAGATAAGAACATTGAACGGCTCGTCGTCAAAGATGATTGGTCGAAGAACAGAGGATTCAGATTTGTTAACAGCCATTTGATTGAATTGGGGATAGGTTTACTTGACATAGCTGCCAATCCCAACCACTTAAGGCAGGTTGCGCCGTGTGTACTTCACCCTAGTTGGACACCGAAGCTAGCCACTGCTGAAAGGTACTCAATCGCTTCGTCGCCATTGGGAAAAACTGAACTACGCTTTTCGTCTTTGACGATGCATTGTCCTGGCTTGAATGTGACTTCTGCTACTGGCTTCGCGTTGTCTATTAAGTGATAGATACCTGACTTGTAAGTGATATCGAAGCCAAGGAATTTAGCCTTAGCTGCCCAAAGGTGAGCGCACCGGTTGTTATTGGTGCGAAGGCAATCACAGGCTTGGTGCTTGAAATTAGTCTTGTGCCATGCGCCAATCTCGGACTTACTAGCTACCAGACACCAATCAGGATGCGAAGACTTTTTAACTTCGAGAGGATGCCAGTTTTCTAGTTCGCAAAGGTAGTCGAAAAGCATTTCGTTTGTCAGCGCCGATCCTTGTGAGTGAGAGTGAAGCGATTCTGCACTGTGGTTGGGATGGGCGTTAATTGCGTCGATTAATTGCTGCTTGTTCATCGTAGGATTGTGGGCTTATTGGCAATAAATACACCCTGACTCTATTGTCTCAACTCTCTCTAAAACTCGCAGCCGTCCGCAGTCCAGTTAGGGCCGTGATAAGCATTCTCGACGGGTGGGAGGTAGTCGGCTTGTTTTTGCTCTGACATTCCAAGAATGTAGTCCAGTCCCGCACTGACAGGCTCGTTTAGCCATTTGTCATCCTCTAGCCAGTCCAGTCTTTCTGGTGTCGTAGTGACCAACCCTAGTAGTTGCATGATTTCATCTTCAGATGACTGGTAGATGATTGCAGACATCTCTCGCTCGTAGGCTTCAAGTTCTTCAGACTCAACCCGGTTCCGCTCTTGCTCGACCAACTCCGCCTCAGGCTTCATGATGTCCCACTGCTCAGGGGTGTTGCTGCCACTCTGCACGAGGTAGCTGACGTAATCACCTAGGTCAACCAGCGCGACAACTCGAAACGTTGGCTGATAAGGGAGGCGGAAGTAGTCACCGATTTGGGCTTCTGTGGTGGTGTGGTCGAAGACTTGTACTGTGCGATCGGATGTATATGTCATGATTGTGTTCTCAGGGTTACTGTGTGTTCTCTGGGACTCCCGTCGCTCTGTCGCTGTGCAATCGTTCAGAGGGCGGGTTTTTGTTTTGGCGTCCGATGTGGTTGCCTATAGTTATATTGAAAATCAATTTTCCTAAATTGTCAATTGATTTTTAAAAATTGATTTGCTATTCTTAGGGCATCGAGTTCAATGACGGATATGGAAGGATTGCTGGCTCAGGCTGGCGTAACTAGAGAAGATCTAGCTTTGCAGCTAGATGTTAGCGCTACAACGATAAGGAACTGGCTTGGTGGGAGAACGGCTCCCACGTTAAACCCAGAACAGTATGAAACACTGCTAAGACTGCTAGGGATAACACCAACGGAGCTAACCGCAGCATGGAAGGAATCAATGACGAATAGAGTCAAACGCAAACCAGGGAGAAAAAAGCGCAATGACTGAAAATCAATCAGTTGAGTCCATTGCTCAAAATCGCGCATTGATTTATAAGTCCAAGGGTGGCGACGTTGACGACAGTGGTACATGGGTTCATCGCAGAGTTGCCCTTCGTCTGGCAGCTTGGCTTAATGAAGACTTTGAGGCTTGGGTTTACGGTTCAATAGAAGACTTGTTATTAACTGGCAAGGTTGAGCTAGATGATGTTCGATTAAAAGAACTAGCAGACGCTCTTGGTGCAGAGCAAGCTAAAACCGAACAGCTTTCAGAAAGTCTAACAGTAATAGCAGTAGAAAACGCCATGCTAGAACACCAATACAACCAAGCACTCTACCGCATGGATTCGGCTGGACTACTTCAGTCAATGGTTGATGACGATGCACCGTATCTATATGACTGGGAAGCTGATGTAAACGGAGAGGAGGAATAAACAAATGACCCTAAAACCCCACGAACTAAAACTAGCCGCAAAGCTTCTGGAGTTAGCTGCCGATCAATTTGCCAGCCACGGCTGCAATGACTTCGACTTAGTGCAAGAGGCTGGACTAACACCAGAGCAAGCCTACGAAATTAACAAAGCCTATGTGAATTGGAATGGTGACGCTGACCAATGGGAGGAGGATTACCTGCGAACAACGAACGCTTGGGCAGGGGATAGCGGGATGATGCGCTGGCTGTCGGCAAGGATGAAACAGGAGTTAGAGGAAAGGAGCGATCGCAATGACCTGGATTAAAGTCAAAGACAGATTGCCTGAACCCAGCAAAGTAATCGAGTGTCACGGCAAGAATATCCGAGGCGACTACCGAATAAATCTCAAGTGGGAGTTATACGAAAAACCAATCAGGAGGAAGTTAGGGCGATGGATGCATGAGTGTTTTTCAGGTTCGCCTATTGCCTACTGGACTTCATATCCGCAGTGGAGAGAGATTATCGAATGGAGAGAAGTGAAATGACACCTAAAGAACTCAAAGCCCACTTAGGCGAATTACTTAAGCAGTCCCGTGACTTAGAAATCAAAATCAAGCAAGCTTATCGGTTGATTGATGATTACGTGCCAAAAAATCAGCGATCGCCTAGGGATTTGGTGTATGCGCTCAAGGGATTGGATGATGTGCAATGCGCTCTGATTCGTTCTGAGTGTGCGATTCAAGTAGAGGAAATTAAAGACAATGATTAGAACTTGGTGGATTAACAATAGCTGGCGATTCTGGGCAGTTCGTTGGGTGCTAGCAAGTGACCCCTACTCTGCTGTTGAGGCATGGCAAGAATATCGCTATATGGTCAATCCCAGTGATGAGCGAGATTTAGCTGAGTTGATTTGCGATGAGTACAGCAGGGATATTGATGCAGCCTTACGGAATCCGTTGATAGCGCTACTGTGGCGATTCTTGTAATAAAAGGAGTGATGAAATGAACCTAAACGAATATCAGAACGCTACAACCAAAACAGCTATTTACCCAGGTAAGGGCGAACCTATGGGACTCGCTTACACAGCACTTGGATTGGCAGGTGAGTCTGGTGAGGTAGCAGAGAAGGTCAAGAAAATTCTCCGAGACAAGGCTGGCATAGTTGATGACGAGTCGCGACTAGCCATCCAGAAAGAGTTAGGCGATGTCCTCTGGTACATAGCTGCAGTTGCGACTGAGCTAGGGTTGAATCTTGACGAAGTAGCACAGGCGAACTTGGACAAGCTGAACTCTCGCAAGGAAAGAGCCGTACTGAATGGGAGCGGCGATAACATATGAGAATAATCATCACCAACCACTACCTCTGTGCTGGATGGGCTTTCGACGTGGCACACTTCTACGGTGACTACGTAGTCACCAAAGGCGGGAGTCGGTTCTATGCGAATCAGTGGCGAGTGGCAGAGGAAGGGGAAGAGGCGGTCAAGGTTAATCCTGATTTGGAGGTAGCGGCAAAGTGAATCAGCAGCTTTCCCTGTTTCCTGAACCCCGAACTCGCCTCGACTCTCTCCTTGATTGGTCATTCGGGGTGTTCGACTCGCTTGACCCTAACCAGGAATATCAACTTGCCTTCTCTGGTGGTAAGGATAGCCATGTTTTGCTGGGTGTGTATCTGCTGTGGTGTGAGAGCAGGGGTAAGCGGTTGAATCTGAAGGTGGTTTTTAGCGATACGTTTCTGGAGTCTCCTAAGCTGTACGCTCTGATCGATTCGGCTGCTCAATTATGCGATCGCCTGTCCATCCCATTCGTTAAAGTCCATCCTTCCATCGAGAAAAGCTTCTGGGTGCTGCTTGTTGGTCGAGGTTATCCAGTACCAAACTGGAAGAATCGCTGGTGTACCGGAAAGCTCAAAGTAGAGCCAATGGACAAACTTAAATCTATCGCGATTGCAGGCTCTCACAAGGGAGAATCTAGCAAGAGAAACGATCGCCTAGATGGGTGCGGAAGCTCTGAGTGTGGAATTGACTCTCTTGAGAACAAAGTAGAGCCTCTAACTCCGTGGAAGAACTGCGACGTGTGGGACTGGATAATCTTGTTTTCTGACGATGTTCTCTATCAAGGGGTGTCTGGTGCGCTGCTGTCCCTCTACGAAATATCGGAAAGCCAGAACGGCAGCTTGCGGATGGGGTGCTTTATGTGCCCAGTGGTAGGTAGAGCAGCGATCTCTAAACAGGTAGATGATGGCATCATTCCGGCTATTGCCCTACAAGTCTGGGACTTGATTAACGGCAAACTCAGATTTGCACCTCGTATCTTGTCAGAGCGAACAGGCAAGGCTGGTGCTATCCATATTGACTCAAGGATTGAATTCTGGAAGGAACTACAGCCACTAATCCCACAGCTTCGAGAATATGGCTGGCTCAGTGAAGAGGTTGAGCAGACAGTGAATGAACTTTTGGAAAGACGCGCCTATCCACCCACTTACAGGCAAGAGTGGATTGACGAGCAAGAGGGCAGCGCTACCCCATGGAGACAGCGAAAAGGCAAGGTGACAGTATCGAGCAAATATGAACAATTGGTACTGCTGTAAGTGACCGGAGTCTCCGGTCAACCAAAATAAAACCCCACACATATCTGAGTCGTGCGGGGATTGGTCAGGGTGCATCTGGTTTTATTTTACAGTTTTTGGTGGGTGCGATCGCCAGTATTACTCGCCACTATCCTGCTCTCCCAAGTTCGCTCTCATCTTCCGAGCAATCGCTTTATAAGCACCAAGTATCTTTTCAAAGATTCTGTATCTAGATACTTGGTGCTTATCCATTTTGACTTGGTAGAATTGCTCCCTCATTGCCTGTCGCCCTGGGTGACTTACCCATTCAATCAATGCAGATTGTACTATGTCAGACTTATTCAGTCCCATTGAGCCACCAATTTCTAGGCTTCGTCTCCACAGCTCACGAGGCACGTACTGACGTAATTCAACCCGATCAAATCTTACAACTTCTTCATCGTCTAACTTGCCGCGTTCTGGATGAGTTTCAATGTCAGTTGCTACTTCCTCTGGGCTTTGCGGTTTTTTGTTTGATTTTTCTGGCATAGCTCTCATTTAGTAATAAGCGCTAGCTTAACTCAAGTTGCGCCGCAACCTCTAGCGCAGTTTGTGATATTATCTATGGGAAGGTACGTAAAAGCGATCGCACGACATTGGACAGTATGCGATCGCTCCGTGCCGAAGCACTAACCCCTGATCACGATTTAGAGGCTAAAAATAATGGTTGCACAGTTTCCTCGACACAAGTCCTTTTCCCGTCCAGATTTCAGCAGTCCTCGTCACATCACCTCATTTCAGTGGCAGGCTTTTGAAAATAAAGTCAATCAGTTAATGATGGAGCCAGAAGATTTTTTGGCTCACTGGGATTGCACCTACAGCGAGATTGCAGCAATATGCAAGTGCAGTCGAAACACAGTGGCTAGCTGGTTCTGTAAAGGACAAACTGGGAAGCGACCTAGTGACGCTCAAAAAGCTTGGCTAGGAACGGCTCACAAGCTGCTTTTGAATAGCCGATCCTAGCCATAAATTACTTATTAACGAATCGCTCAAGTTTTAGCAGGCTTGAGCGATTTTTGTTGTTGAGATACTGCTTCAGGTAATGAAAGCAGGTAAGCATCAGCACTTTGTAATTTAGCGATTACTTTGCTTTGAATCCGATTTTCCTTCATGTTTTCTACCTGGGTTCGACTTAGTGCTTGCATCGACTCTTCTAAAGCGCCTATCCAAATTGATAGTTCTTTATCCAGCTCTGAGCTGTTTAGCTCTGGTTTCACTTTTGACATAGAGGTAATAACTTCTGCGATACAGGAAATAATTTCTGTGTCGAGGCTAAACCATTCTCCAGTAATCCAGAATTCATCAAAAATTCTGTGGACTTTCGCTTCCCAAGAAATGCTAGGAATTGGAATACAGCCAAGCAGGGTTAACCTGAATGGATTGCCTACCTGAATATTGCTAACTCGATTCTTGATATCAGAGGTGTAACCGATTTTTACGGCTTTAGCAGGTTCGCAGTAGATAAAGTACAAAACCAGCGGATAAGCCTCGTGAGGATAGTTGACGCTTTCGTTGCTACAACCTCTTCTTTTCTTTGATTTTGTTGTAGGCGGTACATCTTTCTGCTTGCTACCACTTTTATTAGACAGGAAATCCTCGACAAACTTGAGTAGGTTTTTCTCAAGCTCACGAATGCGCTTACTCTTCTCTACTGACTCTTTTGCAAGGAATTCAATTTCTGTTTGTGCTGCTTTCAGTCGTTCTTCCAGTCTTGCTGTTTTTAACCGCAGATCCTCTACTTCCTGTCGAGCAAAAACCAGTTCTAGTGAGTCTGTAATTTTCTGTTTATTTAGCATTTGTTAGCTCTTGCAACTCTGCGGTTTCTTATTCTTACTACAAGCTCAAGGCTTTGTATCCGTAAGCTTTGACGACAAAAAAGACAGCTTACGGGTTGTCTGAATTTAGTCGTTTTTGGTACTAACCATACTAATACGACCTGTTTTGTTTTTTGACGAGGTAAATTTTAGACAAGTGTTTTTGGCGTATATATAGATATCGAATGTGAGACAACCCAGACAAGCGTTTTTAGTGCATATATAGATATTGGATATGAGACACTTGCGTGAGTTGTCCAATTTTAGTATCGAAACTATAAAAGTTCTATTGCTAGCTGGTTAGAGTAATTTCAGTAAGCCAAGCACAACCTTGTCAACCAGCAATGTCAAATAAGTCTCCACTGCGAATAATCTACGAGCAGGAACACCAGCCCGTTTGTGATCGCACCTGGGACAGAGTTAAACGACGGCTAGGCATAAAAGAGCCAGTACCTTCTGATCAAAAAGCAGAGACAGCAAGACAAATTAGGGTTTACGTCTACCTCCGGAAGCGCTACCCAAATCGGGCAATCTCTACGCTTACGGTGCAACGGTTTATTGATATTAAGTTGTTTTTGGCTGGTAAAAGCTTCACTCAATGCACAGGGGTGCAAATTCACAATCTAGTCCAGCAACTTAATCCTCGCCCGTCTGACTCAACTCTTTATCGGTGGGGTGATGAAATAGGACTGAAGTTTAGCAAGGAACGAACTTATGTTGGAGACGAAGTTAATCGGTGGGTTGAAAAAATAGTGACTAATCCCAGATATGAATACTGCTCAAACAAACTAAGGAGATATTCGGACAATGGACAAAATCAGAGAGTTGCTTGAATTTGAAGAGATAGCCGCAACTGATGAGCAGATTAGAGAGGCTGCGATGCGTCGAAACATTAGCCTAGATAGTCTCACCGATGAGAATGTGCTAGCTGTCGTAGCCGAACTAAAACATCCATCTTCTAGTAATGGATTGGTTGTAACCAATGGCAATGGTAAAGCCACTAAGCGAAAGCCAGCGGCGAGAAAGCCTAAAGAAGATCGCCTAGCCAAAACTCCTAAGCTAGACAACCCTATCAGCAACCTAGCCAAGCAAGTTACAGAAGAAGTTGGAAACTACGTTGATGCGTTCCAGCAAGCTTCTGACGCCGCTGCTGAGATTGAATCGGACAAAGTGATTGAGATTGTCGAGAATCACCCCAACGTTTTTTTGGAAAAGCTAGGAGAAAAAGCGAGGGACTACAAGGGGAACCCCACCTTTTTTCGTCAACGAGGTGAAGACGATGCTAGTGCTTTATTCGGGGTTAGTTTCACAACTGAAGCCTAGTAGCGCTCTCGTCTGGATGGGTGCAGCCTACGTGGTCTTAATGTCACTAACACTTGGAGCGCTAATTTATGGACAACTACATCGAGATACAAGAGGAAGAGATTCAGCCCACAGTCAAAACGTCAATTTACAACAACGGACGATCAATACTTTTTGATGTTAAGGGATTAAGCTCCTACGAAACCTCAAGGCTGCATGAAGAGATGGTTCAACAAGCTGCACAAATAAGGCAGCAAAACAGAGAATCGCAACTCATAACCTTAATAGCCTTTGGTCAATTACTACTTTTTTTGATTTGTGGAGCAATGTTTTATGGGCAGCTACAACGAACAGAAGGAGGCGACAACCAACAAAGTTCGATTCAGCATCAACCCGGAAGGACAAATCGAGTTTGATGCTCAAGGGTTGAGTGAGTGGGAAGCTATCGAGATAATCAGTCAGGTTGCAACCCAAGCCAGAGAACAACGCAGTGCTACCAAAAAGATTCAGGAGATAAAACTCACGTCTGAATTCTTTATGCACTGCCTAGCCTTGGGCTTTGTGGTGGTACTGGTAACAGGATTTAGCTTCACCGTATCTAGGGTGGTATCAAGTATGTTTACCCCAGAGGTTCAACAAAATGTCCAAAGATAGTATTTCGCTTATTCTCATGACAGTGGGCGTGTTCCTGCTATTCCATAACATCGGCTCAATGGGTGCGATCGCATTGCAAGACAATCAGGTAATTACAGCAGAGGTCAAGTAATGGTATTAGGTCGATTAGTTCCGTTCAACTCAAGTGGTATCAGCCACGGTCAAGGGCTAGCTTCTGGGCTTAATCCCGACGACATTAGAGCAGTGGAAGCTCGAACCAAGAAAGTGATGCAACGGGCTGGCAGAATGCCTATGAAGGCTTCAGGTCAATCAGTAATGAACGCAGCAAAGTTAGCCAAGTTTATGGAAAACCAAAACGACTTAATCAATCAACAAATCTCTCATCAAGAGCGCCAAATTAAAGCCTCGTTAGACAATAGAAGCGCTGCTATTAAGTTTGCTAGCACCAAGATGAGAGCAGAGCAAACCTGGCAGCAGCAAGGACAGCAGCTTCAGGAAATACAGCTTCAGCACAGACTAGCCACTGGCGTAATCCAGTCTGAGTCAGTTGGCACTCAGCAAGCGTATACCAAGCAATCCGCTATTGATTTGTTGTAGGAGTAGAACATGAAACCTAAAACCATTCAGCAAAAGATAGCAGAAGAAAAAGCTAGACAAGAAAACGCCAAGGCTCAAGTAGAAGCATACAAAAAAGCTTTAGCCAAGAAAATATCTGAAAGCAAGGAACTAAACTGTGACACGATTTCAACTCTCGCTAATCGCAACCCTTCTCGCTTCAGGACTATGGCTAGCCCAACTCGCCACTTCATTCGCCCTGGTTCGGATGGGATGCTGGCTGATAGTTTTTGGGTATTTCATAGCGATCGCTGTTGATGCCTTCATCGACAAAGCCAAGCTTGAGGCAAGCGGCGAGTTTTACGGCGATTGGCTAGCTGCTGTTACCCCCCACGTTGGCTACGCGATTGGGCTGTTTTTTCTGGTATGCGTGGGGGTGTATATCGGTTGGTGACAGTACGCGATTGCGGGTAATCAAGCCCCTAGCTCAATGGCAGAGATGAGCGATCGCCTGAGTTCTCAAGAAAGGAGTTCATGTGTTATTCCAAGCCGAAAAAGCCGCCCTGAAGCCTAGTCGCGTTATAGCTAACGCTTACGACGCAATGTTCCTCTCGTCTGCTGTAATTGGATTCGGGAGTGCCTTGTTATTCGCAAGCTCTCTCGATAAGCTCAGTAAAGTCATGCTGACCACTACAGGGGTTGCTGGTTTGGCTTGCTATACCATCAACTGCAAAGCCTCAGAAAAGGTTCGCAAGGTAGACAATGCATTAGAGGCGGTGCAATGGGACAGCCTCAAGTATCAACTTAAAGAAGAGGAGGAAGTGTATCAACTCGCTGCTGAAATTGAAGGCACAAAGCGTAAAGTTGAACTAATCCTCAATAGAGCAGATTCATGGGAAGAAAATTATTGGGCAAAACACGCAGGGGTCGCGGCGAATATGCCTCCGTCTTATCAAGAATTGACCTCTGAACCCGTTGAACAACCCACAAGACTTGGCATTCCTTCACCTGAGATTGCAACCATTAGCCAATCCGAAGTTGATGGTATTGTCTCTCCTGGTGAACTCGTCAAGCTTGAGCAGCTATCCGCCGCATTCCCGCAATACATCCGAGTCGATGAGCGATGGATTGATGAGTTATGCGATGCTGCCTCTAATCCGAATATGTCGAAGCGATACAATCATCACTTTTGCATAACAGGAGAAACCCAGTCAGGTAAATCCACCATCGCTGGCGTAATCATCAACAAGGTAGCTGCTAAGTCTGCTAGTCCTGCCACTATCATCGGCAATGACCCCAAGGACGGCGTTAGCCGATGGCTGTGTAAATTCAGTCATCGGTTTGATGGGGTTGAGACGATTGACAACTGGATTCAGTTTGCCTTCCAGAAAGCCAACGACCAAAAGAAAGCCTACTCTAAAAACCCTAAAGAAGTTGGCGAGATGTTCTTTGTTCAAGATGAAGTTGATTCTGTCTACAACGGAGGTAAAGGTTTCTTGGGTTTTTTAGGTGCTGACAAAAAAGTGCAAGCGTCTCAAGCTCAATCGCTTCAGTCGCTTTGGAACTTTTTGATCAAGTACACAGCGGGGGCAAAAGGTCACTACATTGGGATTGGTCAATCCCCCTTGTCTGGAGATACGGGTTTATCCCGACCAGCCTACAAGTCCTGCTGCTTTATCGCTCTGGGTAACACAGCCAACTATATTTTTGACCACCCTGGCGACTTTTTGAATGTCAATAAAGAAATTCAAGAAGTTTTACAACAGGCATTCGAGATGATGACCAACGCTGGACAAAGATGCGCCCTCGTTATTCCCATGCGCGGTAATCCCTACGTTGCACTGATTCCTCAGTTTGACGTAGATGGTTATCAAACTGAGGTATCCCTACCTGTTACCCAAATCGAAACTGATGAACGGACATTCAAGACATCTGACCAACTCATGGAAGAAATGATCGCCTGGATGCAGTCTCTTGATGAACTACCTTCACCTCAAGCGATCGCCTCTAAGTGGGAGTCTCTAAGCAGCAAGCCTCCATCAGAAAAGCTGCTAAAGATAATCCTTGAGAAGTTGGGTCTGGCTTGATGGGTCACTACTACCCTAGTCTCAACTGGGATGTCCGCTACCCTCCTAACTGGGCAGACATTCGCAGAGCAGCACACAGAGCGACCGAGGGCATTTGCTGTTGCTGCAAAGTCAAGCCATCTACTACAGCGCATCACACCCGATACTTGTGGAAAAAAGACAAAGAAGGGGTGAACGTGTTTCCCGTCTGCCCCACCTGTGATAAGTTCTGTCACTCCCCAAAGAACTGGGTCAAGCACAAAGGCAACCCACTCTGGAAAAGCCACAACACTCCACAGTGGGAAGCAAAACTAAAACAAGGTTTTAACGAATTAAAGGAGCGACAATCATGCAAGCCAAGCAAATTTTATTGATTTTGTTTTGCACTTTGACGTTGGCGTCTTGCCAAAAGATATCTCCTTCGCAAGGAAAGTATAACTGTCCTTTTTGGTGTCCCGATAGCGAAGAAGCTCAACCTCCAACTGGATTCAAAGAAAACAAATGTCCACTTTGCTAAAAGGAGCAACAATGCAAGCCGAAGAAATTCAGCAGACACTAGAAGCCAAGGGCGTACCGACTGACAAAGCAGTCCCCGCTGCTAAGGTACTTGCCCAAGAACTAAGAGACAGCACACGAACTCGAACATCTGAAGAACAAACCATCATTACGGCTGCATGGGAGTTTCTAAAAAACAAATGAAATATCAAGTAAACATAACCGGAGAAAATCGAAACACTCGATCTACTGAGGTTGACCAATCCTGGGTTGAGACATTCCACCCCAAAGAAGCTGAGGCGTTGAACGATCCAGCGTGTCGAGGTAGTCGGACAACCTGGGAACTCGAAGACGGGACAAAAGCACACCTGTACATAGAAAAGAAATGTTGAAAGAAAAACCACACGATTCCTTCTACTTCGTAATTGAAACCGCACCCAAATCGAAGCCACGGGCACGAAGTAACGGGAAGGTGCGGTTTTATACTGCTGATTACGAAGCCTTTATTCAAGACTCTCACGGGCAACTTTGCCAGCAGTGGAGGGGTGAGCCAATCAACAGAACAGTAGTTCTAGACGTTCTGATGCATGGCTGGCGCAAGGGGAGCGACTTAGACAATCTGCACGGTGCGGTTCAGGACAGTTTGGTAAGAGCGGAAATCCTAAAGAATGACAACCTGAACAATATTGATGACTTTCACTCTGCCTGGTGCAAAGCCGAGAGTCAGTGGCAGCAGAGAATTGAGATCTGGGTGCAAGCTGATTAACAAAAAAATGGAGTTAGACAATGAAAAGAATGTCAATAGTTGCTGCTGTTTTTGCTTTGGCTGTAGTTTGTGGTTGTAACTCTATTGCGCCATCCATTGATCCTTGTGAAGCTGGCTGTTATCCAGACTACGAAAACTGTCCGAAACATTGCCCACTTAGCTAATACTTTCCCGCCTTTTTCGACACTCAACGACAGAATGCGGGTTTCGCGCTACAGAATCACTCAACCGAATATAACCCCGTCTTTTCGGACACTTCGCTTCCCATTAGCTGCCTGTCGGCTTCTGGGAATTTTTGTTTTTGCCGACCGGAGACTTCGGTCACTGCTGTTTTACTGTAAGTGCGATCGCCTCCAGTTGATGTGAGTGCGTTGCCTTGTGGCGGTTTCTCGCAGTGTGCGATCGCTAGCTTTAGTTTTCTTTGAGGCTTTGAATTAACTCAATGGCTTTGGCTTTGTCTCCATCTTCCAAAGCCTCAACAATTGGAACCAGTGAAGCACGAATATACCGAGTTTGACCCTGACCGCTACTCGGTCTGCCACGCTTCCTGACTACTGCTTTGGGACAGGAATAACATCCCCCGCTCGATAATTACCGCCGTGCGACTCAACCACAACAGCCGCCCCTTTGACCCCATCAACTTCTAACCTCGGATCGAAAGTTCCGACCCATTTATAGATATGGGCTTGATGCGCTAGGCAGGCAAACAACCACACCGGAGCGCGACCTGAAAGCACGATACCCTTAGTTGTGTCGCAATTGGGCAGTTCTAACCCTTTCAAGTCTGCGGGTTCACAAACCTCGTTGGGTAAGCCGATCTCCAGTAAGGTGAAGTCACCGCGATCGCTGGCTACAAGCTCAATGTTTTTCATTGGTACTTTTCTCCACACAAAGTAAGTTGTTTTGTCATCCTGAACCTCTACATAGCCTTCAGCTTTATAAGCCTCCGGCTCTATAAATACGTCGTACTTATGCCGCACGTATCTCGTCAACAACCCTGGATACGAAGGAGATTCACTCTCCTCCGCATTCATTCCTAGGCAAGCTGTCCGGACATAATCCGGGTCTATTCCCAGCTCTTCCTCTACTGCCCTAAGAACCGCATCTTGAGACACCTCTTTAGGTTGCATCTTTTCAGATATTCCCCGCTTTGGAGAGCCATCTTTCTCTTGGCGCTGGCGAACTCTGCCATCAGAGAAAACTTGCTTCTCTTCAATCAGATACTGCTTGGCGTCCAGCGTGAAAACGTTCGCTACCACAACATTGATCACTCTGACAGGGTGATAAGCCTGCCACTGAATCAGGCACTCCCCCGACTCGATTTCTTCCAAAAGATGCTCAATAGTTTTCGCTTCACCCTGACCGTAAAGTTTTACGGGTAGGCTTTCAATTAGTTGCATAGTTGCAATGATGAGAGGGGTACTGCCTCTCAATGCGATCGCCAGCCTCCGACTGCTGCTAGACCTCCATTAGGCGCGACCGCTATTCAACTAATCCGTGTATCCCGCACTAATTAGAGGAATACTTACTTCTTCAAAGTCACAATCTTTTAGCATTTGTTTGGCAATATGCCAACTTTTGCGATTTGACTGGCGTAGAATGTACGCTTTCATGTTGTTAGCTCCTGTACGATTGCGACGGCATCCATTGCAGCCACAACGAACTGTTGTTTTGAATTTGTTTTTTTGCATTAGCTGATAAATAGAATTCAGCTAATGACCCATGCTACCTAATCCCAACATTACCAATATCCTTTGTCTGACCAAGAACCAATACCTGAATACCCTGCGCTAGAAACAGAAGAATAAAAATGATAGCGCTCGATTTTAAACTTGCATAACACAAGCTGTTCGCCCTTCACTTCAACTCGATACCCAACACCTGATTCTAGATGCACAATGTTGCCTAAATGGCGCTCACTTGTTTCAGTAAACACAACATCGTCATACCCCATCGCTTCGGGATATTTTGTCCAAAATCCTTCCCACGTCGCGAATGGGCATACCTCACAAATTAACTGCTGCATCTTCCGTACAGCATCATGCACGGAAAACTCAAAGGGGTCATAAGTAGGCTCAGGCTCTAATTCCCAGCCTGGATAGACTATCCGTTCACCCTTTTGGACAGGTTTAATTTCTTTGATGATTCCTTTAATCCAGCAATCAGAGTATTCAGCCCCAGCAACCTTCAGAGCTGGCTTAATCTCAAGAGCCGGAACCTCAATAACCTGCCCAACCTCATAAGCGCATTTAGTTTTAAGCTCGATAATCTCAACAAAAACTGTTTCCACAAGGAAAGGCGTTTTTGCCGTCTCTTTCTCGTACTCTGTAGCTTTCTGCTTCCACCGCTCAAGACGCTTTTCAAATGCTGTCTTGTGGGCAATCCTTGCTGTTTCATGCCAAGGGCAAGGTGAAACAGTAAGCCTTATTTTTGGGAATAGCTGCTCTCTTAATAAGACCATTTGCGCGTCCTCTTTATACGCTTGTTTGCCGGACTGAATTAATCTTAGATAAATTATCTGGGCTTGTCAATCATTTATCTAAGATTAATTATTTGCTCCTCACTACCCCAACCCCAGGTAACTTCGGAATAGTGACCCACGAGCATTCTCCTAAGTCAATTAGTCCAGCATAGATTGAGTAGGGAGCAACCTCATACTCTTGACCGTCACTCCCCTCGAATTTCATGCCAGGGGCGTACCCCCACATAGGATCGGGTGGCAGGTACGGGCATTCCGGATCATAGAAACTCTTGCCATCGATTGGGCATATCAAATCAGTCGCAATAAATCTGCCCATCGACACGAACCCTCTGCATCCTAATCTAATGACTTCCGCTGTTTCTCCGTAGCGGGGGAAAGCTACTTTAAACTCCAGAGATATTAAGCCTTCTTTTTGCCCTACTTCTTTGTTGATATCAGTATTTCCCGCTTGCTCCAAGATATCGGCGGGGGCGGGTTCGGATACTACTATTGCGTCAAATACGAATCCGCAGGTTTTGTCCACTGATTCCCAATCGTGATCGCTTTCAAATGGCAACGGCAAACCTTGCGATCGCACCCCTACAGCAAACTTCGCTAACTCCTCCAATCCCTCACGGTTGAATTTCCACCCTGACCGATTCACCAGATTATTAGCAGCACGAATTGTGTATACCACCAACTCCTCTGCTGCTACGTCCGGGGTGTACATCTTGATTAGGTCGAACTCGTCGTCGGTTGGCATCCGAGGATAGGAGGCGCGTTCGTCATAGTCATCGTAGTCTTCAACTGGGTAGTCGAGGGGGATGCTGACAATTGCGTCGGATGGCTTCTTGTCTCGGTATACCCTGACTGAGGCAGTATTGTGGCGAATTTCCTCTACCTTGCCAATGGCTGTCCCAACTTGACTCTGCCATTTGACAAATTTACCGATTTTCACTTTTGTATATATGCACTTCTGCATAACGCTAAATATCCACAATTGTAACTGTGCAATCCTGACGCCACATAGCCTCACCTGTAGCTTGAAGTGTCATAACTTCATAAAACTTCATGGTGATTCTAATCGGGTTAATAGCGATGGGGATTAGCGGCGTTAGTGTGCTGGTGAGGATACTCTCTATTTGGGAGGAGGAGTCGGGCTAAAATAGAATAAAAAGTTTTCGATGAGACATGATACGTTTGCTAAGTTTGCCCGTAAGTCTGCATTAGTGATGGGTTCGCCTCGGACTTTTGCGATTGCGGTTGGGATTACCGTCGCTTGGGGAATATCGGGATTCTTCCTAGATTTTTCCTCTGACTGGCAATTATTTATAAATACCACTAGCACAATATCAACCGGATTGGCAATTTTTCTAATCCAAAACACCCAAAACAGAGACTCCCGCGCAATGCAGCTCAAGCTGGATGAAATCATTCGCTCAAGCGGCGATGCCCGAAATAAGGTGATTGCTCTGGAAGAGAAAGCCGACGAAGTGGTTGACGAGTTGCAAGAGGAATTTAAGCAACTGCGGGACGAGGAATGATGCACAGAAATCACCCACGACCAGGGGAAAAGTGGCAACACTTCAAGGGCAACGAGTATGTGATTATTGCGATCGCAGAAGATAAGCTTGACGGCAAGATAGTGATCTATGGAGATGAGTTACCCTACCTCCCAGTCACTGCTAAACACACAGAGACAAATGAGTATTTGCTAGTTCAAGAAGGTTGTCCCGCTTATACTGTCCGCAAAGAAGGACTGAACGCTAAAGAGTACCTAAAGGTATGGGCACGACCCTTTGAAATGTTTATGGGAGTGGTTAGCAGTCCCTACGGAGTAGGAGCAAGTAACTGTTGGCGGTTTGAGAAAGTGGAAAAGTAGGCAACAAAAAGCCGCCCATTACAGGCGACGAAAACCCTATTAGCTTACGAGTTGTAATGCGTAAAACCCCCGTACATGAACTACTCCGACCTGCTAGCGTTGAGGTCGGAGTAGTTCATCAAACAAAAAGAGCGGTGATACCCGCCCTTGCTTGCTAAGAGAGTCTTTCAACCCTTCTTGGTATCAATTGCGTAAAGTACAGGTAGTCCTATTTTCTTGAGCGCGTCTATAGCGCTTAAAGGATATTCCCACTTGTAACCATCGTTTGTTTTTCCGATAGACTTTTTTCCTTGTTTTGGTAGTGACTGGGCAAACCCTTCTTTGTATCCAAAAGCATAAACCTCAACGCAATCACTCTTGACTTGAATCTCTCCGTCTGGTTGAGTAGATTCCCAATCTTCTTGTTCAAAGTCATCTCGTGCCCAGTTGGTTTTCTCTCCATAATTGCGCTGAGATTCTAAATAATTGAGCGCTTCTTGGTGAAGTTCAGCGTATTGATTAATCCAGTTTGCTACTTTCGCTCTATGGGTTTGAGAAAAGCTGTCTGTTATGTAATCATCTTTAGGGGTGGATGGCGTCATCTTGCCATCTACATTAGCCAATTCAGTTTGAACTTCTGCCCATAGCTTAATGTGTCCGCAGGCTTTGATGACAGCTTCTTTTGTTGCCCCTTGATTGAAGAAATAATTGCAAATTTCTCTTTTAAGGCTTGCTTTGCGATCGCTCCAAGTTGCTGCTGCTGTTTCCATCGGTTTTACTCCTCTTCTAATTTCCGAAAATACTCACAACTTGCAAAAGATTTGTGACAGACAGGGCACTTTCCTAGCTCGATTACTTTGTTCAATGCCGCTTTGGCGAAACTGTTGGGATTGAGCTGAGGGGATAATTTACGAATTTTTGATTTGGCTTCTATATCCCTAAACTCAATTCGACTATCCGGGTTACTAGGCACTAAACTTGCTCCGATTGTCGATCCAAAGTTTTGCGCTGGTTACAGAGGCTGCCTTCTCTAGGGAGAGTCCATTGCGGATTGCTTTTTCCCGAATACTTTCTGCCCAAGCTACTTGTTTAGGTGTTCCTTCTAATTCAGGCAATGTAGGAATGGGATTAACCTCATCAATCATTTCTTGCTGGGTTTCCCATTCTTTTTCGATTTGCCCTGCCGTTACTTGAATGTATCCACGACGTTCTTTATGCCCAACCGCTTCTTTATATTCATAAAGCCCGTTATCAAATTTACCCAAGTCAATCTCAACCGTTGCAGATTTGCCTCTGTAGTAGCGCTCTTTGTTGTCTCCTTCATCTAAAGGATTGCCGTTGTAAAATTCACCTCGCTGGATTTCTGAACCATTAATAGTCAGTGGGCACAGATAAGCGTAAATACCTTTACGCTTATAGTGGGTCAACAAAAGTTTTTGAGCTTGCATAATCAAAGCAACCTTGCTTACAAATCTAGGACGCATTCCTTGAATTCGACACCACAACACTTTTGCCCATTCCTGGACTTCTAAAACTAAATTGCTAGCAATTTTTAGATGTTGTGCGATCGCCGTATTCATGTAAAGCTCCTGGGTGTCTACACCTGTCAAGGTTAATTGAGAATCAACTGTATAGAAAAAGTCGGGATAGGGCATTGCCACGACTCTAAATGTACGTCGAGACAGAGTAAGACTACTTCGGTAGCGCCAGTCGATGAAGCGTCAAGAATCACCGTCGCTCTACTCGCGGTGAGTATGTCAAAAATATATTCACGCCCCAGCTTATTCTTGGAAATACCCACAACAAAAACCGCCCATAACAGGCGGCTGCAACCCTAATTAGCTTACTCACTCATCCAGCTGACTCTAAGCCGCCATCGCATCTGCCTTCAGTTTCTCGAAGGCTACCTTGTAGTGAGCCAGCAGTGCCTGATCATGCTGCCCTTTCTCGTTGTCCCAATTTTGACCGGGACGGGTTTCAGTACTGGTTTTATTGATAACCGATAACTCGTAGTTGACCCTAGCCAAGTATCGTGGATCGACTGCTGGTTTAGGGATTCTGGCGGGAAGTCCTGATGCTCCGATAGTCATAGTATTTTCCTGATTCGTGTGCTTCTATCTTACCGAACGTATTCGTTGCTCTCAAAACGACCGGAGTCTCCGGTCACTATCGTGGGAAATCACGAAGTCCACCGTAAGCGACTTCGTAAGGAGTTAGCAGAACTTTATCCCACTCCGACTTGGTTCTGTCCCAATTTTGACCAGGGCGGGTCTCTGTGCTGGTTTTGTCGATAACCGATAACTCGTAGTTAGCTCTTTTTAAGTAGGAATTATTCGGCGGGATAGCAGGGATATCGCGAGGCAGTCCCGTCACATTTGGCATTTCGTCAATGGTGATAATCAGATTTTCGATGTTGCTAGCAAGTCCAGATAAGTTACTGCTGTTCATGGGTATTTGACTAGGGGTAGGATTGGGCGCTGCTGTACTCGTTGAGCTTACTGACGGTTGAATCGTGTTACTGCTAGTTGGAGTAGGAGTAATCGGAATCGGTGGAGGCGTCGAAGTACTGGTATTTGTGGATGGAGCTTGTGTAGTCGAACTCGTTGAGGTACTTGGCAGGGGTGCAGGGGTACTGGTACTGGTCGAAGTTGGGGGTTGAGTAGAAGTACTGGTACTCGTCGGAACAGGGGTGGTTGAGAGTGGCGGCGGCTGTGTAGTGGTGCTGCTGCTTGTGCTAGTACTTACTGGCTTCTGTGTGGTTATGCTACTCGAAGTCGAGAGAATTGAGATAGTGGGTTGAGTTGGAGCTGCTGTTGTAGTAGGAGCCTGAGTGGTTGACGAAGAGCTGGTAGTGGTTTGAGCTGGCGGCGTTGTGGGAAGAGTACTTGGAGCCTGAGTACTACTACTCGTGGTTGTACTAGAAATAATCGGTAGCTGTGTTGTCGTGCTACTACTTGGGATTGGTGCGGGTGTACTTGTCGAGGTGCTAGTCGGCGGCGGTGTTGTCGTGATTGGGGTGGGGACTGGAGTTGAAGTGCTAGTACTGGTTGGGATTGGCGGCGTTGTAGTTGAGGTGGGAACAGGTACAGGAGTCGTGGTCGAAGTACTGGTGGGTAAAGCCGTTGAGGTGCTAGTAGAAGTGCTTGGAGCGGGTGCGGTGGTGACATCTATCAGGGGTGAAGTCACTGCCACCAATGGCGGCGGCGCTGTTGAAGTGGTGGTAGTTCCCCCCAAGATTGGAGCCGACACCTGAATTAGCGGCGTCGTAGTACTTGTGCTTGGAGGACGAGTGCTGGTACTGGTGCTTGTGGGAGCCTGAGTCGTAGACGTGCTGGTACTTGGGGCGCGTGTCGTGCTGGTTGTGGTGGTGCTGGGCGTTAAACCTCCAAGTACCATATTTTTTACCCTTTTTCTTTAATAATAAGCTTCGCGAGTAATTACCTCAAATAGCTTGACTTGTGTAAAGCAATATGCTTTACTTTAGTGATGGAAGAGAAACAAATGCTCAATGTACGAGTACCAAAGTCCGAAATACAAATCCTAAAAGACTATTGTGATCGCACTACCAGAAGTCAGACCGAAGTAATTAGAGAACTAATCCGTTCACTGAAAGAAAAGTAATGCAACAAAAATTAGACCGCTGCTATCAACTAGCAAATACGTCGGTCAACTTACAAAGCCTCCCTTTTTGCTTCTTGACAGAGAAACATTTATTACCAAAAACTAGCGGAGTCTACTTTGTGATAGATGAAACGGGTAAAGTTTACTATATTGGCAAAGCGGTGAATTTTCGGCGTCGCTGGGCAAGCCATCATCGACTAAATGAGTTGCAGCGATTAGGGAAGCAATTCAAAATTGCATATTTGACTATTGCTGAACAAAAATCTTTGCTACAGATAGAACGGACAATGATTACTGAATTTAGCCCATTACTTAATGGAGTCAAGAACAAAGAGAGAATAGTTAAAGACATTCAGTTTTGGACTTTTGAAGGGACCTACGCCACTGTTAAAGAGGCTTGCACTCTACTTGACTGTACTGAAGGATATGTACGACGGATGCTAATAGTCAAGCGCTTAGATGGCATCAAGATAGGTTGCGAGTGGTTAATTCCAGTTGTAAACGGAAAACTTGAAGTTAAGGAGAAGAGTTAGTTTAACCCTACGCAAGCGAATCGCCTCCCTGACTACGACATCTAAGAGGCGATCGCACCTTCACACAGCACAAACCATATAAAGGCAATCAAGATTATGTCACAGAACAATATCTTTTCACTTGAACTCGCAAAACAGCTTTACGACTCAACGGAGCGCTTCCCTATCGATTTCGATGACGCTTGGGTGTGGCTGGAGTACAGCCGGAAAGACAATGCTAAAGCCAGTTTCATGAAATGTGGTTTTGTTGAAGGCATTGATTTTCAAGTCCTGATTTCTCAGGAACTCAAACCCCCTTGAGGTCTGAGTAATCGCGAAGACATCAGGCTTGCTTGCGATTGCTTCAAGCAGTGGGGTATGATGGCAGGTACAGAAAAAGGTCGGCAAATCCGGCTTTACTTCATCGAGTGTGAGCGCATTGCCAAAGCAGCAACAGCTCAACAGCCTCAGTCAACAGGCGATATGCTCATGATGTTCGCTCAAGCTTTCAAGGAACATGAACAAAGGCTGGCTGCTATTGAAGAGGAAAACCAGCAACTCAAAGAGCAGATAGAGGCTGTTGACATGGAGACGGTAGCCAACACAGCCGAACTCGAAAGGTTCAGAAATGGGCACGGCTTCTGGTTCAGTATTGCGGGTTGGTGTAGCAAACATGGAATTAAGAAGTCTATTGAGTGGATGAACAACCAAGGAAGAAAAGCTGCGGCACTATGTAAGGCTAAAGGACTTCAACCTGTACCCGTGAATGACCCACGGTTCGGAACGGTAAACACCTATCCTGATAGCGTTCTATCCGAGCTGACTTGGGACTAATCCCCACAACACCATCCGAGTATTAACCGCCTTCACCACGAGGGCGGTTTTTTTGTCGGCATCTCACACCCCATGTCTACGTCTTTTGCTAGGCGACTTCGCTAAGGAAGTCGCCTAGCAATTTTTGCCCCGCCTTGAGCGCCTTGCTCCGTAGCGCGTTGAATAGCCTCCTCAAGTTGTTCGCGAGTAACATAATTTGTCTTTTCAGAGTTTCTATCTTGGACAAAAATAATTCTGACGCCTCGTCCTCGTTCTTCAGACACCATGCCGCCTTCTTTCGCTTGGAGAATTGCGTAACCAATTTGACGTAATCCTTGCGCCGCCTTGAGCGCCTTGTTGAGCAGCATAGCGAACGCCTTCTTCAAACTGTTCACGAGTAACATAGTCTCGTTCCCCTATTTTTTCGTACTGAATGCTTATACTGCCACCTCGCTCAACAGGTTCGCCACTGCTGTATTCCCTTTGCTGATAGGAGGGCATTTCCCCAGAGTTGACTGACTCCAAGAAAGCGCTCCCCATGTTTGCAACGCCGTCTCGTGACATCACATACTCACCGGGACGCAGCATTGCCGGAACCGTATCAACGCCGATATCACGACCAGGAACCATGCCGCCCTCTGAGAAGCCCAAGACACCGGAGAGGAAGCCGAAAGGACTGCCGCCTGTAGCCGCTCCCGTGACGCTCCCTAGGATAGTTCCCAGCAAACCGCCGCCCGTGTCTTTGCCTGTATTCTTCCCTTTGAACAATGCCTCGACACCGATATCAACCAAGCGTCCCATAATCTGATTCTTGAGCTGATTGAACGAATCTTTTAGGCTTTCAAAAATACCCTTACCTTCAACCAAAAATCCTTTAAAGAATCCCTTGGTGGCATCCCTCCCAGCTAATTCAATTTCGCGGCTCAAGTCTGCAAACTGCTGACGAATTTGGTCAGTTTTAAGCCTGTCAATTTCAATAATCTGACGGCGCATTCTCTCCAATTCCTCGTTGGGAATTTTCCCTTTGAGGGCGTCTAGTTGAGCTATCTGAGCTGTGAAATTTAGCGTCTGCTGTGCCAGTGCTGTTTCCCGACGGATTGCCTGGGCTGTGAATTCGGCTCCGTTACCTGCCAACACGTCAGCTTTAAGGTTTCCGTACTCAGCACGTTTAGAAAAGATGGACATAGACCGAGCGATCGCACTCTGCTCTTTTTGAAGTGTCAGTACTTGGTCAAGGTTAGTCTTTTGCCGAGCATAGTCTTCAGCCGTGAGGTTGGTCAGTGCCCGTGTTTTCTCTAATTCACGAATAGCAGAGTCGTACTGAATCTGGTTCTGGGCATCCTGAACTTGCTGAGTAAGGAAGCTAGAATCAATCCCCGCAGCCCCCAATCCAGCCATTCGAGTTTGGGTGACAGCCAAATCTGACTGCTGATTCTGTTGCTTCCGTCGGAGTTCAAAGTCCAGTCTTTCTTGATTTGCCCGCTGCTGATTTTGCTCGAACTCAACCCGTGCATTCTCCAGTCGCTTATCTGACGCTTGGTTTATCTTGGCTCGAATGGCGTTGAGTTCTTCCTGAGAGCGGTTGGTATTGGTCAGAGCAAAGCGGTCTTGCTCCAGTAACTGCTGTTGCCTCTCCTGCTCAATCTGAATGACTGACTGCCCATACCTGATAGTGTTGGGGTCGCCTTGGGTAGTGTCAAAGGGTCGCGTCTGCTGGAACAATTCAGCCGCTCGTAATTGCTCTTGTGTTAGTGCCCCGCTAGCTTGGTTTTGGCGTTGCAAGAATGCGAAGTCTGCTTCCCTAAATTGCATCTGGCGCTCTTGCAAGCCAAACTTTTTAGCAGCTTCAGTGTTATCAACAATGTCTTTCTCTTGCTTTTGGAGGGATGCGATCGCCTGGTTATATTCCTCTGGCTTAATCTGCTCTAATCTCAACTGCTCCGCCAATTGCCGACGCTTTTGGTCTAGCGGTAACAACTGCTGCATCAGGTCAAGTTGAGCCTGCAATGCAATAGGGTCGCCTTGGGAGAAGTCCCTAGGATTGCGCTGTTGAGCTAATTGCGCCCTGCGTAGCTGTGCTTGTGTTTCGGCTATTTTCTCCTGGGTTAGCATATCTCGCGCTGCCAACCGCCTTAGCTTTTCTTCTCTGGTGAAGCGCTCTTTTTCAAAGGCTTCACGACGCTTTTGTTGGTCATCAATCCCAGCCAGTATTGCGTCTACTTCGGACAAGGTTTTGCTACCTGCGGCGATCGCCTTCCTCGTTGTAGCGATATCTTCCTGTAGGTTCTGCCCTGGTTGGACTTGATAGCCAGGTGCCGTCAGCTCGGATTCAGTGCGTTTTGCCTGCTCAACACCCGCCCTCGTCTGACGCTGAAACTCAACCAACTTTCGACGCATATCATCATAAGAGTCCTTGGTGGCAGTCGTTTGCTGCTGAAACTCACGTAACGGTGTGGGGTCGCCAATTGCAAAGCCTAAGTTACGAAACTCTCGCGTATTAGCTAGTGACTGCTCATATAGTTGGTTCAGAGATTGGCGAGTTTGCTCTGTTCGGCTCTTCTGCTCCAACTCCCCTCTAGTTTTCAGATCGGTTAAAGCCTGCTGTTCCTGCTGAATGGCTAGTTGGTCTTGACTTGACCGATTCTGCATTACCTGAGACTGCCCCGATGCAATTCGTTGTGCATTGCCAGTATTGGGATTATTCATCTGTACGCCCAACACAGCCGAGCGCTGCCCACTGCTAGCAACGTTATTCAAGTTAATCCCGCTGTCCTTGAGGAACTGCCGCGCACGGGCGTTGTGTTCGCCCTGCCGGAATTTGGGTGCAGCATTACGAACTGTCGTGCCATTAGAATCTGAGGCATCCCAATAACGTTCTGAGGCTTGACCTGCTAGTACAGCAGAGTATGCGTGGCGGATATCGTGCTTTCCAGGCTGGAATCCTCTGTCCTTTAAATAGCGCTCAACTGCGGGTATCTGCTGTGCGATGCTCTGCTGACCTGATGTGCCATAAGTGCGCTGGTTGTCTGGGGAGAACTGAATAATTCCCTTGTAGGCATTACCGTCACCGCCAAATACATTGGGGTTAAGAGTTCCGCCCGATTCCCAGCTCATCAATGAGGCAAACTCGATTGGGTCTAATCCCAGCCTTTGTGCCGCTTTCACTAATGCCACTGCTCCCGCTGGGTCAGATTGTACCCGCTCGGCACTACCTATAGTTCCACCGCGAGGTATTCGTCCTGCACCTCCAACATTGGGTAACTGAAATTGTCCCTTGCTGCCACTACCAACATTCAAGTTAGTCGAGGCTGTCACACTTGCAAGGGTTCTATTGGCGGGTAGGTTCTTCCGATTATCACCATGTCCCGTTTTCATTACAAGGTTGCCCTTGGAGTCGTAGATAACAGCATAATTCCCATATCCGCCTCCACTGGCATATTCAACCCGTCCACCAGCTACGGAAGGAAGCAAGAACTCTGCTCCCTCTGTAGACTTGTCATACAAGCCCCGTCCCTTCTTAGGCACGTAATAGTCGAAGTCCCAGAGCGTTGGATTAGGGCTATGACTGTGGGCAGCATCTATTTGTTCAAGTAGAGCATATTTCTCCTCTCTAGACGCATCGGTTCGCCAAGTTTTACCAGCTACAGCAGCGTTGCTAAACAACATCTCTCGACCTTGGGCATTGTATGCCGCCGCCATTTGGTCGATTAGCTGAATCGCCATGTCCCTGCCGATGGACTTAGCTATCTTGCTATCGATGTGATAATCAGCGCTTCCACCAATATTCGCGGCTGGCCCAGTGTACAATCCGCTAGCAAAAGCGCCAGAACCCGAAGCACCCGCACTTCCACCTGTTCCACCAAACCCCGAAAAGCTAGCAGCTATTCCCTCCTGTGCTGTCTCTGCTGTACCACCGTCTTTTAGTTCTTGAATCTTTTGTTTAACGGTATCGATTGCATTGCCGATTGAATCAACAATGCTTTGACCTAATCCAGTGACAGTTTCAGTCACCCCTTTGAAGTCAAAACCCAAGCTAAGAACCTTGGAGCGAATCTTTTCAACAGAATCAGGGAATAGCCCCAGCCTTACCAATAGCTCTGCAACAGCAGCAAGGACGGGGTTAAATGACTTCAGCAGTGTTACTCCGACTATTCCCGCTAATCGCTGCATCAATATTCCGGGTATCGAGAGCAAGTTATTCCATCGCTGCTGTAGTTCTAGGTTTTCCTTAGTTCCAGCCTGGAATTCTTTCTGGACATAGTTCCAGGTGAATCCGATATCAGCCAAGAATTTATCCCAGCCTTGGAGATCGGTATTAACTTCTTTGAACTCACTAGACACTGATGCCCCAGCGATCGCCGTCTGAGCCAAGGATATATTAACCGCTACAGTAGCCGCATTTAGGTCACGACTAATCCCTACCGCTTCAGCGATCGCACCCTTTAAGTCCTGAATCCCCGCACTAGCCTGCAATGCATCCACGTCTAGCTTGACTGGTATAGCAGGGATAGACTGAGGGACTAAATCAGAGGGCAGTCCATCGGGTAAGGTACGCATCAATTCACTGCCAGAGCGTATCGTGTCTTCTGCTTGGAATTGATTCTGCAACAAAGCCTGCTTGCGCTGTGTTTCGGCTTGCTGTGCTGCGTTGATACTATCTAACCCTGAGATTAACGAGTCTACAAACCCCGAAAAGAAGTTGGATTGAAATCCTTGCAGCTTGGAGACGAGGCGGTTTTTCTCGGCGGCGAGAGCAAAACTAGCTTGGCTTGCTTCAACTGTCAGCTCAAGTTCTGATGTCTGTCGAGTGATACCACGCAAGTACTCATCGACTGATTTGCCTAGCTCATAAAGTTGGGTTGCTACCTCTGCCTGTGATTGGGCTAGTTGCGCCTCTTGTTGTGCAACAGTGCCCTCTATTTCTCTGATTTTGGTCAGGCGCTCGTAGAGTAGCTTTTCCTCTGGCTTGTTTGACAAATCCGAGAGTCGCTTAAGCTCTTCGACTCCTACTGTTGCGGGGTCGATGCCTTGGTTGAAAAGTATTTGCTTGTTATCAGGAGTGTAGACATACTTATTTAACTGCCCTAACGTCCCTTGACCGCTCTGTATCTGTGCCTCTAAACTTCGCTGCTGTAGCATTTGCTGGGCGTACTGAGCTTGCCCTGGTGTTAAGCCGTTAAGCTGTGCCCTAGAAATTCGGGCTTGGAAGATGGATGTATTGGTTGCGATCGCAGTGTTGGCGTCCGCGTAAGCTCCTATCACCTTGGTTAGCTGTTCACGCATTACCTTGATTAGTGAGACTTGACCGTTTGAGAAATTTTCTATTTCTTTCTTGGCAGCTTCTAACGCCGGAATTTTGCTTTGAGCGTCTTTCTTTAAAATATCGGCTTGCGCTCTACTTATGTCACTTTTTGCCCATAGCTCATCAATAGCTTCTATCTCTGCATTTGCCGCTTCTAGCAAACTATCGACTAACTCTTTTTGGGCACGAACCCGAACATCAATAGTTTCTTTTTCCTTTGCGTAAGCTTCCCGTTGGGCACTACCAAGGAATGGATCGGCTGTTAGCTTGCTCAGTTCTCTTGCCCGTTCAGCGTCCCCTGATTTAATCTGAGAGTTGCCCAGAGTAAGATCAACCCGTTTGTTGAATTCTCGAATATCATCCTGCCTAGACTTGGTGCGAATTCCTGATTGAAACTGATTGTAAGTGCCTGATATTCTTTCAATTGGGTTGAAGTTTCGAGAGAATCGCTCCATGAATGTTGTTTGAGAGCGATCGCGATTCAGCTTTTTGTCTAAATCATTAAATGTTTTTGCGGTGCTACCACTGGCTTTGTTTGCCGCTTCTTCTAGTCGTTTAAATTGCTTAATATTTTTCTCGATAGCTGAGTCTAAAACATCAGAACCTTTAAAAGAGCCTAAAGTATCAAAAACCACTTTTAGCGCCAATGCCAAGGCAGCCGTTTGTATAGAGAAGCCCACAGCTTCAGCCGCCACCACTTTGAATCCCTGCCCCATTTTGGGCAAAAGAAAATTGGCTAGTTTTCCTATTGTTGCTATAACACTTGGTAATTGCTGAAGTGCCAACGCCCCAAGGACTAAGGCTATTTTGTCAGCATTATTAATTACTAATTCAAGCGCCAAGTTAAGAGCTTTCAACCCGGTACTCACAAGCGGCATAATTGCACCGCCTAGCATTCGCTCTAGCTGGACTCTAGTATTACCTAGTCGATTCTCTAGTCCTTGAACAGAGTTAGCCGCATCTTCAGTACCTCCAGCGAACTCGGTTCTTAACTGCCGTGAAAACTTGAGAACTGAATCAGCGCCACCATACTGTCCTGTTCTTAAATTCTTCCTAAAGTCTTCAGGTGTTTCGTTTAATGCTCTGGCAAAAATGTTCTGTGCGCCTGGAAAAGCTTCACCGATTTGGAGATTGACCTCTTCACTTGAAAGAACTGGCTTCCCTGCTGCCTGAACAACACCGTAGAAAAATCTTTTTCTTTGTTCTGGAGTAAGCTGTCTTACCAATGCCGCTTCGTTGAGTGCTGAAAATATCTCCTGAGCGTTACCCTCAATTTTTGTTCCTTTTAGTGCTGCTGATAGCTGGTTGAAAGACTCTGTTGCATCCTGAACAGGAGCGTTCAGCCTGTCAACTTCTTTTCGTACATACTCTAAGTTTTTAACCCCTTCGCCTGTAGAGTCAGCAGTAAATACAATTGAACGCTCTAAACTATCAAAAGCCTTGGTTGTTTCATAAGCCTGTTGAGTTAACTGGAGCATTTTAGACGCAACCGCTAACGCCACATTGAACAAAAGAAATGCCTTGACACCGTTGTAAGCTGACTTAGCCAATCCCCCTACTTGTTCTTCAAGTTCGTCAGCTGGGCTTACACCTTGCTCCATCTTTTGGATAGTTTCATCAAGCGCTTGAGACGTTTGCTTGAATTCTTTTCTAGTGTTGCGGTTAACCTGCTTGAAAGCCAAGTCAAACTCATCAGAGGATTGTATTGACTCTTGAAGTAGATTGTTTAGCTCTTCAATCTGCTTTAATTCGTCAGGATTCATTGACCGAGTAGACGCAACACTCCTAAATTCCAAGAGCCTTGCTTTCATCTCGTCTTCATCGCCCGAAGAGTCGGGACTTGAAGAGTTAGGGGGGTTTAGATAGCCATATTTAGCGATCGCCTGTTGAGACAACTTATCGGCGCGTCCAATTTGTCCCTGTGTGTTAGCAAGTTGGGAACCTACCCTAGTTCCAAACTTTGCTTCGTCTCCTAGGTCTTTGGTAATTTTCTTGATTTCTTTCTTTGCAGCTTCAGTGTTTTTATTGATAGTATCAGCCAGAGTCCTTGCCAACTCTTGATTGCCTTCGCCTAGCGCTTTCTTGAGCTGAGAATATGCAGTTCTAAAGCTTGCTGATATTTCTTTGGCTCTGGCAATCGCGCTATCAGCCCCGCTAGATGTAGCTGCATTAAGTACTGTATTGGACTTAGGATTGATGGCATTTCTGGTTACCTGAGAGCTAGCGGCAGCGGCATTGGTTTTTGGAGTCTGATTCATTGCCATTTCCATTTCAGGCGTTGCAGTATTAACAGGAATCTGTAGCTCAGTAATAATTGATCGATCAATCTCGTTTAACTCTTGAGATAACGCCTTAATCTCTTGTATCTGTTTTTTGATTCCTTCTTCTAATTCATTAATTTGGCTAGCGTCAAAGTCTTGAGGGGCGATCGCTATACTGTCAATAGTTTTATCTATATCTGATTGAATTTTGATTAGTTTGCCAAAGAATTCCTCTACTTGGTCTTTGATTCCTTGTCCCGACGATTGAGCGAGTGTCAAGGTTTCTTTCAGTCTTCCTTTTAATGCGCCTATCTGATTTTTGGTTAACTCTTCATATCGAGTTCCCCCCAATCCTGTCATTTGATTTAAGCTTTCAATCCTTTGTTGCCTCTCCCTTTGAGCCATCACAGAACGAGCTTGACGCCTTCCTATGATTTCGGCATCCGTCTCAGACATTCGCAAGGACGGCTCATACTGACCAATAAGAGGAGCGATCGCCCTTAGTTCTTTACCCGTGGCACGGACAGGGGTATTCAAAATCCTTCCTTGCTTGTCAGCTTGAAGACCCTTAAACGATCCAAAACCAGTTTGAACGCCGTGCTGAAGTTCGTGGTAAAGGCTTTCTAGCTCGCTTTGGTTGAGAGTGTTTGACTGAATGGATTTATACATAGCCGAGGTTACAGCGATCGCATTTCTTTCCGCGAAATATCCCGCTCTTGCACCTTTTGCCTTTAAGGTTTTGTCGTCAACAATTAACTGAGGAATCTTGTCTTCAGGTAAATCACTTCCAGTAAGATTCCTAATAGCGTCCGTGTAAGCTTTGGGTTGTTCCTTTGGTGCAATTGCAGCTTGGGCTGACTTAACTTTTTGAACTTGGTTTTTGGCTGTTTCAATTTTTTTGACTATTTGCTCTTGCTGTTTCAGTAATTCAGCTTCTTCTTCTATTAGCTGCTCCATTGCTGTATTGAGTTGAGCAAAAGTTGCATCAATCTCAGCTATTTGCTTATCTGATAACCCAGGCAATTTACGATTAAACTGCAATCTCTCCTGTAATTCCCTGCCTTTTTCTTGAGCTGCTACACCATTACCTAACCTAGATGTAATTGAGTCTTGCTCTTGTCTTAGTGCCTTAAGTCCCCTAAGGGAGTCCCTTCTTTCTATAGTTATTTCTTCTTGAGCTAGTCGAGTTGATGTTCGCTTCTGTTGTCCCTGCCGCCCTCTAGTTGAGCGGGAAGCTGTGACAATATTCGCCTCTCCAAGGGTTTCTTTAAAAACTTCTTGCAGGTCTTGTTTTAAGTCTTTGGGTAGCTTTTTTGTAATCGCATTAGACAGAGATTTCCCTATGTTTTCACCCAATAATTCAGTGCTGCCGATTGTGTTCCCCATTGCACTCTCTAGCGCAGCGCTTATTCCTTTCGTTAATCCACCTGATAATTCTCTACCAACATTCTCAAAAACACCTCTAAACACACTGCCTAACGTGTTTTCTAATAGTCCACCAATGCTACTGCCTAAGCCTTGAGCAAGCTTTGACGGTAGGGACTGGGACATGGACTTAGTAACGGCATTCCCCACGGAGTCCGCTATCTTTTGTCCTATTTTTTCAAGGTCTGTCGAGCTGCCACCTGACACGTTCAGCTTGACACTAGTAGACGAATACTTACTTTTAAACTTCTCTAGTTCCGTAGTTATTATTCTTAACTCAGACGTATCAACTCGCACCTTGATAGGATTTCGAGACATCCAAGTATTAACCTGTTTGACGTGTTCAACTTTTTTATCTAAGTGTCGATTAAGGGCAGTAAGTTGAGCATGGTCAACCGCTGGGGTTATGTGTAACTTCGGAACTTTGACGGACTGAATCTGCTGTAATCCAGCGTACAGTCCCGATAAATCTAATCCCGTGCCAATGCCGATACTAGCGACGTAATCCACCGCTCACCCCTCACTTGTAGTGGACTTTTCGCCTGTCCATCAGGTTAATTTGCTTGGCAACCAGCAGCAATTCTTCCTCGGTCGGCAATGCTACTTTTTTGGGTTCTCTGCCCCTGTATCCTGCCTGTCTTTGCAAGTCTGAAACCGTGGCTTTGATGTCCTCTGGCTTGCCACCAAAAGCCATCGCTGTCATGTGGAATTTATCTAAGCTTTCCCGCGCTCGAAATTTGACAGCGGACTCAAAGAGTAAATCAAATTCCCACGAGGGCAAGTCAAGCGCTTGACTCCGAGCCATCCCATAAACTCGAAGCATTGTTGGGACGGCTTCTTCTAGGACTTCTCGGCAATGGGCGATCGCTTGTTGTGTGGCGCTTCCTCTGACAGTGGTTGAGGGCTTCGTTTCCTGGGGTTCGTAAACACTGGGCAGTTCAGCCAAAGCGCCACGGATATTGTTTGCCATCATGCCAGCCCATGCATTCTTAGCCCTATCAGCGGCGTGTTTCTCGTCTACTAATCCTCGCAGAACTAAGCTTTCCTGATTGCAGCAAGCAGAAATATAGTCGATTGCAACCCCATAAGAAAAACCACTATCTGCTAACTTTGCCTGTGCAATTTGTAATCGTAGATAGTGGCGTTTTTGGAGGGTGACGGGGTGGGGAACTTGGAAGGTATTACGACCTAAGACGAACGAGATTTCTGTATCTAGTTCACCAAATAGCAGTAACTCAATAAATTCATCACGCAGTTTGAGCAACTTTTTCTTTCTTCCGGCTTGCACCGTTCAGGCTATTTTGGATATCGTCAGAGGGTTCAGACACTGCACTGAGCATTGCAATATTTTTCTCAGGCTCGATAGATGCGATCGCTTCAGTTACAGTAGCTTGAGCCTTCTGGATTTCTTGCCTAATTGTCAGCGACAACTTGGCACAAAACGAAATTCGTTGCAGTCCAATACGCTTGTTAATTTCGTGTGGGTCGCTAATAGTTTTCTGTAATCTCTCTTTGAATTCAGCTAGCTTTTCTTCTATGAGTTCAATAATTACGCGAGGTTCAGTTTCAATATGGGCGCTGATGTAATCGAGGTTCGCGTTGAGCATATCTTTGTCTTGGCGAAGTCCTACCAATGCCGCCTGTTGATAGGTTTCTTCAGTGACAATTTCTCCGGCTTCTTGTCTCTGTTGAATTTTGATAATAGGCTCAAAGAACCTTTGCAGCATTGCGTTAGAACGAGCCAGTAATTTGTGAGAAGCATCACTCAAAACCGAAGTGTCGTAAATGTCGAACTCCTTCTCGCCAATAGAGAAGCTAGCAATCGGCTCTTGAAGTCGTGAGCAAATCTCGAAAAGTTCGTCGCCGTTTAATATTTTCTTAGTCATTATCAACACCTACTCCAAATAGAGTGTAATCGCCTCGAATCACTTTAGGTAGTGCCAACTCAGGTGGCGGCGGGAATGCGTCAATCACCAAGCCAGTCGAGGTTTGCTCGGTATTTGAGAAGGTAAAGTTAGCATCCTGAGTACGCAAAGCTGCATAGGGAGAGTACCACCACAAATCAGGATTTCTAGATGGTCCCTCGCAGGACGCCGCTTTCAACATAATTGGGAACTTATCAACAGGACAACCCGCTCTATCATAAAAGCCCAATGCCTTACGACTGCGGTCTTCCTCGTCATAAATCATTGATGCACCGTGGTATGCCAGCTCAAAGATTTCCAGTGCATCCCCACCCCATACACGAGCAAGACTGAAAGCCATACTCCAGGTGTAGCCACTGACAATCTGGTCGGCTGGTGCAGTGCTAGCCTGCGTCATTTGCTCGGTGAAAGTCTCAGTGTCGGTGATAGTCGCTGTGCCCATCTGGTCATCCGGCGTCAAGACTATTTCGCCCTCAGTCCCGAACTTTAGATAAATGTAGACTGGGCCAGTGAATAAATTCCTTGGCATTTTCTATCCCCTCCGTTGCGTAAAAAATTCAAACACACAAGCCCCCACGTATAACGAGGGAATCCCAATAAATCTGACTGGCAACCATTGCCGACGCTGTACGTGGTCTAGTCGCTGCCCCTCCATATGGACACAGCAACACCGACGCTTCACTATTTCGTCCACCCATTCCATTAACTGTCCTGCAATTGGTTCGCTCTGGTGGTAAGCGGTAAATTGCAATGCGGGGGAAGATGCGCGGTTAGTTGTTAGTTGCCGAGCAATAGTGCGATTGTCAACTTCGCTTATCACAATCCGTCCGCCTGAGAGCAAAATGTCTTCCAATGTGGTTGGGTGAGCGTTCGTCAACTCGACAGCTTCAGGCAAATGCGATCGCACACAAGCCCACATTGCAAACTTCAGCTCAACAGTAGATGGAGGGGTGGAAAGCATTTAGTTTTGCCTCCCCATTCCTAACGACCGGAACTCCGGTCGTTTTGCTTTCAGGTTGGCAATAATTTCGCTTCCAATAGCAGGCAGGTTAGAGCGAATGTAGGGATTCTTAATTTCTACCCAATAGGCGTAATCAACATCCCGCCTAATTTCCTGTTCTCTGATTTCTCCATAGAGCGAAATACCACCCGCTACGATGTCACACTCAATCAGCTTGCCTGACACTATCGGATCGGTTGCTCTGGTACTGTTATAAAGGCGCTTGGTATCAATCGGCGTCAGCGACTGCACAAACGGCACAGTGTCACCCACAGCCTCACCAAATTGGTTGGCTAGCCCTGCAACAAAACTATTTAGTGCTTGCTGGTTGATGGTGACATTAGCCATAAGAACGCACCTCTAGCACATAGGCTTTTAATAAACCCGCCGCAACATCAGCGCCTAGTGCCATAAACTCAACAACTGACCCAAAGGTTGTACTGGGTAAAGCACCAAAGACCCTAGCTTCCCCCGGTGCTATTACATAATCTGGGTCTTCAATATCTAGGTAAGACGCTGCTTTTTCAGGGGTGATTATATGGATACCAGCACCCCCCGCAGGCACGGCTGCGCTGTAATGCTCGACCACTAAGACGGTTGACGCAGTGTTTTTGTAGGTGTATTTTTCCCCTGCTACCAGAGTGATCGGATTGATTTTACTCCCTGTCTGCTTGCTAATCGTTGTTGCGATTTCTGTCATTTTTAGGCTCCTAAATTAACAGGGTCAAAGGGAACATTTTGAGCGGCATCTATAAACAAGTGGAAGCGCTCAGAGACTGCTTTAGGGTCAACTCGGTCTAGCACTCCCTTGATGGTTTGCTCTGCCCAAGTTACAACAGCAAAACTCCCAATCTTAAAGAGAGTCGGGTCATCAATTCGGTTAACCATCAGCCGATACATTTTGGCGTCTAGATTGCCGGATGGATTGCGATCTCCTGACTTGCCACCATTGATTAGCTTGATTGCCGCGCAAGGGATATCAAGAATAATCTGAGGGCGTTCTGGTATAGGAACTGAATAAGGATTGTGTTGAACTATTTGGGGATACTCAACTAACCTCAATCGACCAGTGGCACGTCCGGCTGTCAATCGGCTATACAGCCAGTACGTATTAATGCGAGGCACGCTAGTGGGCATAGACTCGTCTCCTGTTGAAAGAGCGAAGATACGCCAAAGCGTTATCGTAAGCTCGACCGATTGCACCTTGATTGCCAGCGTTACCTGGATCGCTGTACTTGACCTTGATATCGTCAATTACGTCAATTTCAATCGGAATACCACCATTTCCACCTTTTTCATCAACACCGTCACCAGCTTGCACTGCACCAATCAACCCGTCTGAGTAGAGGAGATACTTGAGGATGGCTGCTACTGCTGACTTGATAGCCAAAATCACAGGAGAAGCAAGAGAAAAGTCATAACCTCCGGTGTAAACGACTTTTAATGAAGTAGCGATCGCCCAGTGATTCAGCTCAACACGCCCTGACTCCGACTCGACCTCGTATTGCGTCACAGGAATCAGCCGCCCGTCACGACCAAAGCCGACAGGGGCAATGTCTTGAGTGACTAACCCGCCCATGTTTCCCCTAGCTCTTGTCAAGCCAAGTGGGTACAAGCCGCCTCCCCTGCTATGGGGATATAGTCCGCAGTTTTGTCTTCCATAGCCAAAGCTGTGGGGGTATGGATTACTTGTTACCCGCTGCTCTATTACTGGGATTGGTAAGAGTGCGATTGGCGTATTGGGTAGGTAAAAGAGACTTGCGGGAATCTCGATATGGAATATATGCTCCTGCAACTCCAGTGGACGATTAGCCCCAAGGGGTGATTCTGCGATCGCTTGCGCCCGAACCAAAAACCCCAGCAAAGCATTCTCCTCCAGTTCAACTGAAGGGAAGAAAATGGCTTTATCGTCGAGAGTTAGGATCATTTGTTTCTAGGGCAATCAGGGTCGGCAATGGCGCAAAGGTCTTTTCGTGCTACGGGGTCGGTATGGCGAGTGCTCTGGCAAGCACCGCAGAGCATCACCCCATTGACAAGAGAAAACTTGTAGTCTTTTGGCTCGGAAGGAGAGGGGGGCGGTGTAAGCGTGGGGTTCGGTTCAATTGCAGCCTGGATAGCGTCCTCTGGGATCTCCTCGTCAACCATTTCACCCGATTCAGTGACCTTTTTACGTGATGCCACGAGTTACGCCCCCACTTTTGTTTTACTCGTCCGCACCTGAATCACCCGTGATTGCTGTCCTGGTGAGATTGCGCTATCGACATCGAGGCTTCCAAATCCCTCGTGTGAGAGCCAATAAAAGTCGCGGCTACGACCGTCATTGACAATGATTTCGCGGATGTTGAACGGGAGTGCTTGCGCTCTGCCCACAGTTCCCATACCGAAAGCGAAAGCTGTATTTGTAGTCCGTGGCGTACCGCCTAACGTCTCTGTCTGAACGCCACGAGAGCCAGGTTGACCAACACCAAAGCTGTTCTGACGGAAGATATGGAAGTTAGAGATCATTCCAACGTAGCCAGAGACTCGTCCAGTTATCGGTTGTCCTGTCTCCATTGCCAAGTAATTCGTCAACTCGTTAACTGGTGAGCCTTCATACCAGCGATCATTCAACTTTGGATCGCGGTTTAGTTGCTCCAGCTGGGTCGCGTTTAGCACCAATCCGTAGCAGTTATCGTAAGGTGGGACTTTCAGCTCGTCTGCCATATAAGCGGCAAGGCTACCCAAAAAATCAACTGTGAACTGCCCACCACCGTTAGCCGTAACCTGCGCTGGGGTCAAAACCATGTCGCCGCCGTTGTTGTAGGCAGTGATGGTGGATTGAAACCAAAGATTGCTGATTGAGATGTCCTCAAACAACTCGTAGTTATAACGAAGCCGCTGACGCAAGACGGTCAACAAATCCATCAACGAGTAAGCAGTGATGAATTCTGGGATTGATACTGGGCGAACTTTCCCATCACGACCGACACCGTTTTCTCTGATGAAAATCGGCTCTGATGTGGCATTCAACGGCTGGCGCTGGTCTGTTAAGGGCACACCAGGAAGCAAATGCCAGTCGCTGGGGACATCCCCTTCTTCTAGTAGCAGCATCCGAGGAACCGAGGCTGTTTGCCCTGGAGGAACACCCAAATTTACACGGTTGTTGCAGAACTGCCAGAGGACAAATCTAGCTTGGTGCGTCAATCGCATTTCAGACGAAAGGAATGTCAGGAATGCGCCGGGGATATTGCTAAAACCAGTGGCAGCGGCTGACTGCTCCATCGAAACGTTGCCGCCTCTTAGTAATCCCAGCTTATTCTTGGCATAATTCTCAAAGCCTTTGACTAAGGACGCTCGGTTTTCAATCAGAAAGCTATCAAGATTACGAGTGTCCATCTGGGTTTCTACTGAACCCGTTGGACTGGCAACCTGAACACGAGGCGAAGCAGCTTTGTCATCAAAAATTTTCTGATACTCACGCACAGCATCGCTTCCGCTGATGCCGCCTCTCATTGACATTGGGGCAATGAAAGAATCCGTGGGAACCGCTGCTGATTCAATGTTCAAGCCTGGTACATAATCGCCAAAGCCAAGTGCATTGCTAGCCGCTTGAATTAGCTTAAATCTTCGCTCTTGAGCTTCCAATGCTGCGGCTGATTCTTGCCTTACTTGTTCTCTGGCGTTAGCTTCTTGCTCAATCCGCTCTTGCGCGGCAGTGATCTGATCCTCTAAAGCCTTGACCTTGGCAGAGTACTCAGCTTCGACTTGACGACGCTGCCCAAGTGCGATCGCCTGAATCACCTGTTCGTCATCAGATAACAGCGAAGTCGCTTGAGGCTGAGAGGGTGTTACTGGCTGCTCTGGTGGTGCTTCCGTCCCAGAACCTGAACCTACTACACGAGGCTTGGCTTCAGGTGGAGGGGGGATGATTGGCTGTTCAGGTGGCACTTCACCATTGCTTGCCGCCGCACTACCTTGGATTTTTTGTGAATAAATTTTATTGATTACATTGCGGTGCGAATCGTCGTTGTTAGCGTTCGACTCGATTCGCCTAATTTCTTTGAGGATTTTCACTAACAATAACCCGTCACATAGTTTAGGGTTTATCTTAGCTATCCCCAGAAATAGATACTTTAAAAAACCCCATAGCGTCACTGAATAATCCCGCTATGGGTAAAAACATTAACCTATGGCACATCGCAGATATCAAAAAGTAGCCAGAACTGGTGAGTGCGATCGCCATTCGTGGGATAATTAAAACGACGCGGTTGACTGGCGTTCTAACCACCAATCAACCGCTGGCTCAACAACTAGAAAACACCTAGGAGATGACCATGAAGAATTCTATCATCCGCGCAATTATAGCTCCTGTAAATATTGGATATCTAAGTTTTGAGGGTTTAAGGTCAGATCTGGAAGAGTTTGGTATTGCTGTACCTCAAGTTGCGGCACTAGATTTAGTCCCACCAAACCGCTCCTTTAAACAGCTAGAAAGCTTGCTAGGCATAGTTTTTCAGTCCCACCAAAAATGGAAAACGCCTCTTAATCCTAAAGCTGTTAATGTACTAACTCTTGTGGATTTTGAGCGATTGCTTCGCAAGTTAGACAAGGCGGGTAACCCTGTGGCGGAGTCTATCTGTGACAACTTGATTGGCTTATCTCTACACCAACTTTTTTCAGATGCGTTCAAAGTTAAGTTCGAGGAAGAGGAACGACAAGAGTTTTTAAAGTGGCGACAGATTACCCGTCTCGACTTTCACCCCGTCTTAACTGACTCTATCCAACGCAACGTCAACCCAAAACCTAGTGAGTGGGGAAAGTACATCAAACAGTTTCAGGATAGCCAAGGAGTAGAGAGTGGGACTCGTGACAAACTTCCTCCTGAAAAGTTAGCACGGCTGGCAATGGCACAAAACACGGCAGCGGTGTTGCTTGACGCGGGATTACCTTGGGGTGAAGTGCTAGACAGAATTGCCGCTTAAGATTTCGGTTCTCGTTGACAATCACGAGCCACCTCAATGGGTGGCTTTTTTCTGCTCAAACCTAGCGGGTGAAATACGGTGGAGGTACTTTTCTTTTGTCGAGTCAAGTCAGTAACTTTTGTCATACTCTTCACTCTTCACTTCAGTTTCGTGCTTGAGTAACGGGCGATCGCGTGTCCACATCCAAAGCGGGATAGCCGTGATTCTAATCTCTACCCACTTGCCACCCACTAACCGACGATACCAGCGAAAGCCTCCAGAAGAATACGTCTAGCCACTCCTGAACTGTTTCTTTCATCGTGGCTTCTTTTGCAATAATTCCTTGACCGAGCTGACTGACAGCCCCTCGCTCTCCAATATCAGCAACTCAGCTGCCGTTAACCTACGCTGTCCTAGGAGCAATCGACTCAACCGCCGATGGCTAATTGGCAACCCTCTGTGCCTAAATACCGCCAATACCTGTTTGTTATCCCAGTTGCGTCGAGACTTCAACACACGGAACTCCTCACATATCGCAGTATTTATTCTTTCTTCCTCTGTGGTGAGTACAAGCGCCATAGATTAATATAATTTCCCATACCTTACCAAAATAACAACATTTTGGGCGATTTAGTATACGCTATGGGCGCAAAACCTCCACAGTAAAACCATCCAATTTAAGATAGCTGCAATAGAGAAAACAACCCTCCAGCCAGCAAAGGTAGGGCTAATTTTAGGTGACTTTACTTACAGGACAAATAATCCATGACGGCATTGCACTAACAGGAACCCTTGAACTATCAAACGAGGAGTCTATCACCAAGATAGATGTTCTCAACGGCTACTTCGAGGAAATAAACATACCGGAGGGCAAATACCAGGCATTGCTGATTTCTGAGAAGCCTGACGGAACTGTGCCGGAAGTCACGGTTCGGATACCTATGAGTGAACGGGTGACGTGGGCAGAGTTGTTCGAGGAATTCAAGCCTAAATCTGTGCCTGCTCATCCATCCCAGCCTCCTATGAATAAGCCCGTTAACCCCAATCAGATTGAGCGACTAAAAAAACTCCCGCCTCCAGAACTTAACCCAAGAGAAGGCAGCGCCGAAGAACCGGATTATTGGCAGCGCGAGGAGTTTGTCGAAGGGTCAGGGCAAAACGATGCTCAACGTAAAGGTGAAGAATTGGCAGCCGAGGAACCAGAGGAAGAAGTAGAGGAAGAAGTCAAGCCAGTCCTTGTTGATCGTAAAACCAAACTTTTAATTGAAATGGCAGCGAGGCGTAGAAAATAATGCTTACATTACCTATCACAAGAGGTACTGATACAAGGGTTCCGGCTTTATGCTTTGAGCCTATATTTAAACCCCATCGCCAAGATTTGTGTTTTTACAAAGGTGCAGACTTTACTTTTTCTCTGTTGGTCGCAGACTTCCCAATTGACTTCAGGGGTGCGTCCTTTGCAATGGAGATTCGCCCTCCCAACGGCGATGTCAGGCAAATTAAAAATGTCTTAGGCAGTGCCGCCGTCAATACCAGCATTATCAAGCTCGAATTTGAGAAATTGGACTGTAGTGGCGAATGCAAAACGGACAGGGATATCAAAAAGCTGGAGTCATTGCCAATTAATGAAGGCGATTTTGTAACGCTCGAAGGTTCGGGGGTGACGATGTTCCCTATCCTTTCAGTGACCGCTAATAACATCCTTGTGGAGGGGTTAGCGACTCGTGACGTTGCAAAAGGTCGGGTGTTCTTTCGGTTTAAAAGTGACGCTAGCTTCTTTGTTTCGCCAGCCTTCACCCCTGAAATAGTTGCGCTTGAGTCGCCTGCTGTTCTGGGTGCTACTACTCTATTTACCCAGTCCTTGCCACGGGAACTACCTGCGAAAACTACCCTCGTTTTTGCAGATACCAATAGCAGCATTTCACTCGCAACCCTTGTTGACGTTGCTCCTTTGGGAGGGCGATTACTAGCGGTTGAGCCGTTAGGTCAGGATATTGCAGCAGGTGCGATCGCAAACATTGACGCTTTTGCGATCATCCTGACCGCTGAAACATTGCAAGGCGGTGACACTCTAACCGTCCCACCTATACCCGCAGGCGTCCCAACAGGGACAGTGTTGAACTTCTCTCGTAGGACAGGCGCTGGTTGGGAGTACTTAGCTGGGCTTACCGTACAAGACACTGCACCTGTAGGTAGCACAACACTTGCCTTTGACCAAGCTGATAGAGACTTACCTGTCGGGGCTGTCGCATACTTCGGGACGATTCCCTTTAGCGCACTGAATATTGGCATCACCGCTGATGACACTAGGGGACTGCACCTCAATCAGTACAACTACGACTTGATTGCAAGACTTGCTGATGGAGAGAAGCTGGCAATCATGAAGGGCACTATCAAGTTCGACGGGTATGTCAGCGACTTTATTTAATCAAACCGACCGGAGACTCCGGTCACTTCGGCGAAGCTTAGTGACCGCACTTTTAGCCAATATTTAAGGAGCAGGAAACCAGTGGCAGATCCACAAGTTGTAATTGCGTATAACGAACCCGTTGCCAAAGGACAGGCAACGGCAAAGAATTCAATCCCCGCTGTTTTACCAATTGACCAATCACCTATCCCCACGTATGACGCCACGAAGCCAATCTCAGAGCTTCAGACAGATCAATTCGGCTTCAGTGTAAACCAGGAACCGTTTTACTACCTCCAAAACGTTCTCTCGTTTGGTATTGACCCAAATATCTGGTTTTCAGATACTGACGGTGGCAAAGGCACAATAACCTATCTTCCTGAAGTGTCAGCGGCTGAGTTTAGACTGGCTCAAAACGACTCCGCAATCATCAAGCAAAGTAAGTTTGCCTTCCAATATCAGCCTGGTAAAGAGATTGATACCAGCTACGCCATCCAAGTCAACAAAGGGGCGGCGGCTTCGGCTGTTATGTACCAGTGGGGAAATTTTTCACGTAGAGATGGTTACGGTTGGCGTTACTTGACTAGATGGAATGCTACTCTAACTCGCTGGGAAGGTGACCTGTACTTCTTCCGCCGCACGTCTGCGATAAGAGGGACTGAGCTAGAGTCGCGGGCAGGGACAATAGTTGGTGTTGTTGATTCAACCAATGGGGTTCACACTTCTGGTGTAGCCCTGGGTTCTGCTATTCACTTCCGCCCCGCTTACCTAGTTGGCACGGGTGGGGACACTAAGTTAATCGACCTCGACACATTCGAGGAGATTATCCACTACAGCCAGTTCAATCGAGACAAGCTGACAGGTGCTGTGAATGATGGCAATCCATCAGGTTCAAGCACCCGTGGAACATCAGCTCACCCGCTGTCATTACTTAAGCCAGTTGTTGGGCTGAACAGCAGCGAAGTCAGCAATATTACTATGTATCTGACTCGCTTTAGCTGGTACGGTGCATCTGGTGGTAGTGGGCACGTCTATGTTCCTGACCAGAATTCTCCCTCACTTGGCTCAACTCGCTGGGTGCAAGCTCACGAGATTCGGCACGGCGACACGCTCCCGGTTCCCACGATGGAGTCGCCTAACTTACCGATTACGTTACAGATGGCACAGCGGCGCGATCGCTTAAGTGAAACCGTCAGTAGTGCAGCCTTCATGCGTCGGTATGGCATTTCTTGTTGGATTCCTGGTGGCGACCCTGAGCCGATGGTGATGGGGTCTTTTGGTAGTCCGATTGCTGCGGTAACAGAGACTGCATATCGACCATTGATGGCGATCGCTGTTAAGTCATTCGTTTTTAACTCTAACGTTCCCCCCGCACAGCAACGCCGTCCCCAAAAATCGCGGGTGTTCCCAATCAGCTTAAGTATTTCTGCAACGGGTGGTGTGCCAGTCGAAGTCTACCTAATCAAAAATCCCACATCCTTACAAGGTGCTGGAAGCCCTGACTTAGCGGGGTGGTACGCACGAACAGGGGCAAACGAGAACCTTAAGGTAGTTGGTACGACTAGCAGCTTCACGGGAACCTACTCACTCAGCGGCGGCAGACCTGCTGATTCCAATGGTGGAAAGCTATTCGGTGCTTATTATTGCGCGGCAAATGATTCAGAATTTATCGACCTTCAGCCTATCTTTTCACCCAAAAGAGAGCAGCTAGGACGAGCCGAACAAACTTCTCCAGATGCACCCGGAGATGTGTTAATTGTGATGGCACGGGCGCTGACTGGGGGAACTGCCAATGTGAACGTGGCACTGACGTGGGGAGAGCAATAAGATGCCAACAGAAATCACTAGACTCCACTTCCCCGCTGACTTAGGTAAACGACCGAGCGAAAGAGGGCAGAAGCCAGCTGAGGAATGCTACGCAATCACACTAACTAATGACCTAGCAGGTAAAGCCCCAACTCAACAGAACATCCCACAAAACAAGGATTTGTTGTTCGACCAATTCGGGATGAACAACACCAAAAACCGGAAGCTGTTGTACGCAGACGTAAACAGGTACGGGCTAGACCTTCAAGACTGGGATGTCTCTAACTCTTTCACCGACTCGTTTGTAGAGCAATTTGAAGGGGTACACCCAGGGCTTGCTACCAACATCGAAAACATGGTGATTAGTTACGAAACTGACCCCAGTATTGCAACGGTGTTTTTTGAGTCTAGTGGCATCCAAACACTGTTGCCAGCCAGTAATCTTGCTACTCGTGGCACTCGTCAAGCGCTACTCGTCAGTAAGCGTCGGTTCCGCGTCCCTCCTGGCAGTCCCGTCTTCTTTACGATGGGTGTTCGGTGCGTGGGGCAAGGCGAGAATTTTATCAAGCAGTGGGGAGCATTCAGTAGTAACACTGGATTCTTCATGGAGTCGATTGGCGACGGGGCTGGGGACAAGCTCAGAATTGTTAGACGATACGTAGAGGCTGGCATTGTCAAGAATCAACCTATCCCCCGCTCTCAATGGGCAGACCCACTCGACGGTACAGGCACAAGCAAAGCTTTTGTCTCTATCACCAACGTTACGATGTGGGGATTCCAAATCTCTGCTAGTGATGGTGGGGTAGCTGATTGCTATGTGTACTGCGAGGATGGGGCAAATAACGGTGTATTCCGTTGGATTAAGTTTGCTACTGTTGGCGCGACTGACTCTTCCTTGCTTCGGGCAATCATGGAGGAAGGGCTGCCCATTACGCTCTCTAATATTGGGTTAGCTTCCCCATCGACAGACCAGCTACTGGCTAAGTACGGCGTTTCGGTAACGTTATCCGGTGACAAAGAAGGGGCAACACCGAGCGGCAACGGTTCGGTTGCCACGTCGGGTATGGTTAGGCGAGATATCCCCGCTACAGCGATCGCCATGCTTGAGGCTAAAGCGCTGGTAAATAATCGCCCAATGTCGAGCATTGTCTTGCCTGTTCAGCTATCGGCATTTAGTGAATTTCCGGTAATGATAACGCTTGTACTGAACCCAACAAATGATCCGATGCGATCGCGTATTGCATCCAATTACTATGCCAATTACTTGGTTGAATATTACTCGTTGAGTGAGCAAGTCTTTGGTGGGCAAGCGATCGCATCGTTCCCCGTTTTTGGTCAGGGAACCTTTGACTTAAAAAATATCTTCGCCAGAGTCCGAGCGATTATGGGGGCGCAATTCAATAATCCTTATCAGGTAGAAGGTTCGTCTGATTTCTTGGCAGTCCTTGCACAATCACGACTTTACTTCGTAGCAACGCCCTTAGTTCCTGGCTACAACACCCCAGCAATAGTGCCAGGGTTAGCAACGAACACTGAGGAGCTATTAATCGAATATGCTACTGGTAGCCCTCCAACTATTACGCCCAACATTCAAGTCAATCTTTCTATATTCTTCGAGGATTTTTGATTCATGTCTTTAACTGCAACACGGACTAACAATCCAGTTAATACAAATTTCCTGCGAGACGTGGGCACTGGTTTTGCTGCTAATACTAGAGGGTACGCAACACTTCAGCAGCTCATCGGCAACGGCTATATTGAGTTTGGCTTTGACCAAAACACCGCACCAGATGCAATTCTAGCGGCGGGGATTAGTTATGCTATTTACCCTCACGCAGTACGTAATAGTATGTCTGCGTTTAACTTGATTTCGTATGGCTTTTGTGTGAGGGGGAATGAGAACTCTAATAGAATCTTTGTCAAAGCTGTAAATACTTATATTGATACAACGGTTGACCAGAGTTCATCCGTTCGCCTAAGGATCGAGAAAGCAGGTAACACAATAAACTTTTTTACCGTCATTGGTGGAGTACAAACTCTAAGGCATTCGGTAACATTGTCAGCACTCCCGTTGGTATCGGAGTTCATCATCCTTGCCGGAAAAAATGGATGTCGTTTGACCAATGTTATTATCTTCGGTGCAACACAGCAACCGGGAGTATTAGATCCAACTAAAAATATATACATCCCACTTGAGGGCGAGTTAAGACTCAGAAATAACGAGCAATCGGTACTGGCTGTAACGGTAACTAACGCCCAACCTGTTACTTGGCATTTTCCAGATGGGACAACTTCAACCGATTATACGCCCGATAAATTCATCCCAGATGTCCCTTACACAAGTTTAATTAGATTAGAGATTCCATCAGGGGTCGCAAATATTTCAAGCCTGATTTTGCCAATACTTAGGATAGATGGGCGTTACACTCCACCTGATTTGAGCCTTGTCACTGGGCTTAAGTCAATTCGGTTTATTACTCGATTTCCTCTACTTGAAAACCCGCCGAATCCCGCCGATAGATTCCAAAGAAGGTTTGTCGCAATTACTTCACAGTTGAATATCCCTAGCGGTTGTGAGCAAATATTATTTGAATTGCTCCAATTTCAGTTTGACGCTGGAGGAAGATTTGACGCTGCTCCTATAATGCTGCCAGAAGCTTTTAACTTTGCTGGAAGAACTGCATTAAGAGTGCTTCGCCTTGGGCACACACAAGACCTTGGCAAGTACCAGCCCGGATTCCAAGCCACTGCAAAATTCCCTAATCTTGTAGGCTGTGCCAACCTGACTAGCTTCCGGTATGATACCTATCACGAAAATTCCGGTGTAAATACACACTTTGCAGATCCAGTTCCTTTTTCGTTCCTTAGGGATTGCGTAAATCTAACATCTTTCATACTAAGAGAGACGCGATTTGTAGGTTTTTATAACGAGGCTTTTGTTACCTCAGTGCTGGTGGCACTAGCGCGAGTTGTAGGAAATCGGACAACACCAGCGCTCACTCTTGAAATTAGCAGAGCTGGAACACCCAACCCAGTAACCGGAAACATTTTATCTTTAGCTGCTGCTGCTGCAAATGGCGCTACTTCAATATCAGTAAACTCGACTACTGGATTGGGTGTAGGCGATCGCATCATGCTCCAAGAGGGTACGACTGCAACCAGTAGCGTGACCAACCCCCTAACTATTGCTTCAATTACTGGAACATCTGCGCCGTTTACTATTACCTTCCAGTCAGGGCAGTCGCTACAGAATGCTTACACTACTGCTGGACGAGTATTCAATCTAGAGACAAGTTTAGGATCTGCCCAGAGACTTCGTCTGCTAGGTCATACCCTAATAGTAGGTAACTCATCCTCGTCCGCTCCTGGCTAAGTATGCCGAAGGCGCACCAGTATTCAGCTTGCGTCCTGACTCCCGTGCTATTCCATTAGGCGCAGGGTTAATTCGATGAAAAAAATCTGTGTACTAATTGCTGCTTACCGTGATCCTGAGTTGCTGGACACAATCAAATCTTGCTTAGAACAAGCCGAGCATAGCGATCGCATATCTTTCTCTATCTGCTGGCAGGGAGCAGCTGAGGTCGAGTGGCAAGTTGGGGAGCTATCCGCTATCCCTAACTGTCGCGTCTCCTACTACGACCACAGCCAGTGTCAAGGCGTCGGGTGGGCGCGGCTAATCACCCAAACGATGGTAGGGGACGAGGATTATGTCTTACAGATTGACTCCCACTCTCGACTAGCTAAGGACTGGGACTCCAAGCTGATTGAAATGGTGGAAGAATTGCCAGAGAAGTCGCTGCTCACTGCCTATCCTGCTAGCTACGACCCGGCTACAGGTGAAGTGCAGCCCGATGCACAGCCTTACTCAATTGGGGCAAACTTCTTTAATGATTACGGAGTGTTAGTCCTTCAGGCTTGCACTACCGTTGTAGATACGCCCCATCAAGGTTATTTCCTGTCGGCTGGGTTTATCTTTGCCCCCACAGCAATCCTGGGCATTCCCTACGATCCGGGCATGATCTTCAACGGCGAGGAGTCGTCTCTTGCTGCCAGGTATGTGACGAATGGGTGGAATATTTACCACCCTCACAAAGTCTTCATCTACCACAATTACGGTAGACCCGAAGCCCATCGACCTTTTACTGACCAGAATATGGTTGAACAAGAGCTTGCTAGCTATGAGAGGTATCGAGAGATCATGGGTATGGATGACGCCGAATGGGATTATGGGGTGTATGGGCTGGGGAGTGTGCGATCGCTTGAAGAATATCAGCAGCTGTGTGGGGTGAATTTTCGGGAGCGGAGTATTGAGGAGAAGGGGCGAACGGGGTTGTTTAGATGACCGGAGACTCCGGTCAATTGTTGCATTAGCCTAACGTCCCAAACAAAAACCCCCAACATTGAGGGCTTTTGCTGTTGTATACTTGCTCTCGTTTAGTCCAACCGAGCGCGGTTATCCTAAGAGTGATCGCTTAACCACCCCCTACGTGATTGGTTCTCTCCTCGCACGGATGACGCGGAACAGAGGCAACCGACTCCATGCCATCATGCTCGACTGGAAAATAAACCCGCTTCTCTGTCCATGCCGTAAAGGGCGGAATGATGTGCCATCTAGCCTCTTCGTCATCATCGCCAGCCATTGTCAAATAATTAATACTCTCAAAAGTTTCTTCCTGATTGGCTAACTCAATTTCTAATTCTTTTTTCCATTTCGGTTCAGTCGATGTTGTTGTTCTACCTGCAACACGGGGGTCAGGAGGGTGGGTTGTGACGTGTGTAGTTTGACTTGCCGTTACATTAGTCTCGTTTCTTGTCATCATTGTGAATACCCAAAGGTTTTGAATAGTTTTACTGTAGCTTGAGCTTGGGCAATCGCTTGCTGCGTGTTTTGATTCATGTTTTTATCTCAGTAACGTCAGGCAGGTTTTTTTAAGGTACATTTCCCAGGCATCCCATTGCTCCCACAATTGAAACTCACGGAACGTTGTGCTAAGTGTTGGGAATTAACTCCCAAAACTCTTAAGGATAGAACTCATGTTTGTTCTAATCCTCAATGCGGTCACATAGAAGACCGTGATGTTAATGCTGCCCAAGTCAACATAACTTGGGCAAGGGGCAAGGGACTTGCCTCTTTAGATGTGGAGTCGCCTAGCTCTACTTCTTGCGGAAGCATGAAGCAACTAGGGGCGAAGAAGCGTCAGAAACCTCGTCTATCCGAAGGATAGGCGGGGTAGTTCATGGGAGCTGATAGACGAGATACGCAAACCTCGCTACTACCTGGAGTTGGTTCGAGTCCAGCACGGTGGACTACCCCAGCCTCAACTCAAATACCGTCTTAAACTCATAGCCATCTAAACTCCCAGGACTCATTACCGACACACTCCCCCCGTGAGCGATCGCAGTTGCTTTAGCCACCGACAAACCCAAGCCAAAGCCTTCAGTCATCCCAACGTTATCGGCTCTCTGGAATGCATCAAATAATTTACTGCTAATCCCATCAGGGATACCAATGCCTTCGTCTGCCACTGATATAGACAAAGTGTTTAAGTCAACAGAAACATATATTAGTCCGCCATTAGGAGAATACTTCATTGCATTGCTAAGTAAATTCCTGATTGCCCTATCACATAGCCTTACATCAATCAGGACATCTCTTGGCTCCCCTTTGATGTGATGGACAAGCTGACGAGGCGGGTTGATTTGCCGCTTAATTAGGTTTGTAAAATCTTCCACTATCGAATTGATTAGTTCTACCAAAGAAGCAGATTCTAGCTCTGGCTGAAATTGGTTTAATTCAAGGGAGGAAACTAAGGTTAAGTCACTGGCTAATTCATTGATGCGACGAACACTTCTGAATATGTTGTTGAGCCAGTTTGCAAACTTCTGAGGATTGCTGTTGCCGTATCTTTGCATTAACTCACTAGAGGTGAGAATCGGCTGCAAGTACAGTTTTACGTCATGGGCTAATTGACTAATGGCTTTAGCTTTCTCTTGTCTGACGTGTTCTCTAATGTCCAACTGACAAGCATCAGATTGACGCTGAATACTGAGGGTGTGGTTCCTCCAGGCGATCGCACCCACCAGACCCATGACCGAGAAAGAAAGAGATGCAATCGCCGCAAATCGCCCAACTAACAACAACCCCACTTTACGCAACAGAGCCTCTTGCTGTTCCACTATCTTGTATTGATTTTCTCTTACCAACGACCGAAAATCATCAGAGATGAATCGCCCTGCCCTAATCAGCAGAATTGAGCCTTTTTGGTCAATGGCGAATGAATTAATAAATTTATTCAGGCTATCTGTCTTAGCGTATACAAGCTGATTCATCTCGAAGAGCGTAGATTCCGTTAACTGCCCCTTTAGCTCAGTAATATACAATTCAAGCTGCTGAGAATTATTCTGAAACGAATTGACAAACTCTTCTTTGTCAGACCCTTCTAGTAACTCATACGAGGTAATTGACCTAGCCGCTAACTCCATGCTCAGGAAGCTGGACAACGTGCGTTCCAGGTTGATTGAAAGAATATGCGATCGCTCAATAACTTTAAGCGAATTATCAATTTCAGCCTGAAGGTAGAAAGTTGTTGGAGCAATCAGCAGTACTGCAATCCCACATAATGAAGCGACTTTAAGGGATTGTGACGAATGCTGTAGTTTTGTGATTACTCTCCCTAGGTAGAACATTCGTTACAGGCATACTGCCATACTTGAGTCTATTGCTATTTTAGATCGTTATGATGTGTCTTTCCCCTCACTCTTACCTTCCGGTCAATGCTAGCGTCGCAATCGAGGAAAACAACCACCAAACAAGAAACGCTTTAACACCGGGTTTATCAAGTGTAGAGTTACTAGAAGACGGTTGGAATAGAATGACACCCCAACAAAGGCAGAAACACCTAAGTAAAATCAAAAACTCTATTAATGCCGCGATTGAAATTCTTGAGAATAATAATAATAATCTAGATAAAGGGGACGTGCTATTGTTCCGTAGAAAGGCATAAATTTTTGTTAAAAATATTGGTAATTGAAGACACAGCTTTAGTCCTTGAAGGATTGATTGAACTACTAGAAGCAGAAGGACACGAAGTAGTCGGCTGTGATTCTGGGCAAAAGGCAATGGCAGCGATCAAGTCGGAGGTGTTTGACTTAGTTTTCTGTGATGTAATTATGCCTGGGATTACAGGCTACACAATCCTTTTGGAGATGCGTAGCCGTGGCATTATGACACCATTTTGCTACTTGACGGCAATGGTGTCGAAGTCTGACAAAGAAGTTGGGGAGAAGCTGGGGGCAGATTTGTACCTGACAAAGCCTTATACGATTGCAGATATTAGGGAAGCGATCGCAGCGCTAACAAAAAAGCCACCCGTGGAAGGTGGCTCGTAATTGTCAATGAGAACAGGAAACTTTACTTGGTGGTTGGCGCTTCTTTTCTACGCCGGATATTAGACAGTGCCACCGCATCTATAGGCTTGATGTTGTCCTCATCAATGAAATCCATCACCGCAGCTTCAGCGCGTTCCAGATGTCTTAAGTCAGTAGCTGAAAGATTGTTGCGAGATTCGTGGCGATCGCACTCTAGATACTCCTCTAACTCCAGCGCTGTCATATCCCACAACGCTTGATAGATGGCATTGGTAGTCTGGGCATACATAACAAACGGAGGGCGGCTAGTTGCGCCCGGATTGCGCTGATACCAGTCTTGGATTGCATTAGTTAGCCCCCGCCGCGTCAAAATACCCTCAGCCCTTACCTTATCCCATATTTCTTGAAGTTTGGCTTGAGCGAAAGCAGCTTCCTCGGTTAAGGCTTCATAGTCACCACTAATAACAGCACTCAACACTATAGCTGCCCATGCGGCAAAGATTGGGGAACACCACTGAGCAAGATTCATTGCTACTGGCAAGCAAACCCAAGTCCCTCGGTACTCGTTAGCACCTTCTGAAATAACGATAATATGGGTCAGTCCTTCTGGGGGACTGACCTCTTCCAGTGCCTCTAGGAACGCAGGAGTCTTACTGAACTCCATGTATTTTGCCCAGCGCTTCCCGTTTGTTTGACAGATTTGAGTGGCATTGACATAGCCCTTTGGAATCAAAATCTCATTTATCAAGGTGTCTTCAGATAACTGCTGAATCAAATTTCCCTTGAAGTCATGCGGAATGATAGAATTTCTCACGGTCGATTCCTACTAATACTAGGTTTTCGTGCCAGCAGCTGATGAGTGTTCCAACCACTCGTCGGCTGCGTCGTTTTAATTATCCCATGAAGTGGTGAGTGCGATCGCCAAACTGTGCCAAAATATAGTCGCCACAAAAGAACCACAAATCAGTGATACTACGGATTCATTGGCTAGCTGATTGTGAAATACTTGAAGGCATCTACAATTTGTGTTTAGCGTCTTAAATCTCCCAACCCCAGCCAGCCATCTCCCGGTTGGCTTTTTCCATATTTACCCCCATGAGCAAACAAAGCATTCTCGCCGCCTGTGCCACTGCCAACCTTACCCCACAGCAAACAGCGTATGTACTCGCCACGGTAGAGCATGAAACTGCTGGAACATACCAGGCGATTGAGGAGTGGGCAAGTGGTGACGATTACGAATGGCGCGAAGATTTAGGCAATACCCAGCCAGGGGATGGTAGGCGATTCAAGGGCAGAGGCGCGTCACAGATTACTGGCAGACGCAACTATCGCGTATTCGGAGAGTTGCTGGGGATTGATTTGGAGGGAAATCCAGAATTGGCACTGAAAGAAGACGTGAGTGATCGCATTCTTATTCTGGGCATGACTCAAGGACTGTTCGCAGGAGTCAAATTAAGTGATTACATTAACAGCCAAAAGTGCGATTACTACAATGCTCGACGCATAATCAACGGGACGGATAGAGCCGAGCATATCGCAAAGTTGGCGGCACAATGGGAGAAAGAATTATTGCGATCGGTTGCGGCGATCGCACTTCAACAAAGCTCAGTGACCGGAGTCTCCGGTCACCTCACCTCATCCACTATGCCAAATCCTGCTGTCTTCCGAACCCGTTGCAACACCTTTCTCAAAAAAGAACCGTCAAGCGCGGCTAGCCTTCCTCCTGAAAAAAAGGTTGAACTGCCAGAAGGCGTGTATCTCAAAGCTCTGGACTTCCAATCAGTGGGCAGACACTATAAAGTCGTGCTAGAAACTCAGAGGATAGCTTGGGAACGTGCGGGGTTAATGCGAAGCTTTGCAGTGTCAGAGGGTGAATGGTACGTGTATGGTACTCCAGCCTCACCCAGTCCGCACGTCGAAGTTTATCCGTCACTGCCGATTGCTACGACCAACCCAACTCCGACAGCGGCTCAACTTGCAATGCCGAAACCTTTGGCAATACCATCAAGCTCGGTCATTCTGAAGGTTCCTTACCTAAGCCAATTGGATAACGCTGGCGACCCTTACGGAACGTGCAATGTAACCTCAGTCGCAATGTGTCTCGCCTACTATGGGCATCCAATTCGCAATAGTCAAGGAATACAACTTGAGGATGAGTTAAACCAGTACTGCTACAGCAACGGCTTAGATCGACACGTACCGACAGACTTAAAGAAAGTCTTGGAAGCCTACGGTTGCAAAGATGACTTTCAGTTTGATGCAAAGTGGGCAAATGCCAAGACTCATTTAGCCGGGGGGAATCCACTCATTGTTCACGGCTACTTCACCCGGACTGGACACATCATCGCCATCATTGGCTACAACGAAAAAGGATTCGTTGTGAACGATCCCTACGGCGAGTGGTATTCAAGTGGTTATGATTGCGATCGCAGCGGGGCAAAGCTCACATACTCCTACGAAATGATGAAACAGACTTGCGGAACTGACGGGGATTTATGGCTTCATTTTGTTTCTAAATGAACCGCCCCATAAAACAAAAACCCCAGCCGTTGCGCTTGGCTGGAGTTGAGCTTGCTTCACTTGAGAACTGTTCAGCGTTTTTGTAGTTAACGCTATTTTAGCTTACTTCCCGGACTGACCGGAGATCTGTTCATGCGCGATCGCTTTTACCTCCAAGCTGAAACATTAGAGTCTGGGTTTTCGACAGCCGCCTGCAAGTAGTTTTCTAAAAACATCAGAAACCCTTCGTAGTTTCCCCAGTTATTGGCAGGATTAAACTGCTTATAATACTCAGGATTGCCTTTGAGCTTTGCTATCGCTTCCTGTAATGGCTTAACCAATTGACGTGCTTTAGTAATTCCACTCTCCTTTGGTTGCCACACCACCTCGTAAGCATCGCACTCTCTAGCCATCTGTCCTAAGTTATGAGTGATGTTATAGCTAAAAACCTCAGTTGTTTGACACTCTTCTTCGTCGCCAGCAACAACTACAGGTTCTTTGTCGGGAAATCGGCTATTCCACTCCTCTACAGAAATTTCTCTAGTGCCACCGCTTTCGCGAATAAATATTCCACTACTGGCTTTTTTTCTGATTGGCACTTCTACTTCTAGGGATACATCCAAGCTCATATGCGATCGCTCTCCTCAATAACTGCATCCACCACCAACACTCCCGGATACTCCCTCACCCAAAACTCAAGCGCTTCGGCTCTGGATGGCAACTCCTCAAGGATGGCTATCTCTTTAAGCCTTGCCCAACACGTCGGAGTTATCCTTAGCGTGTGGCGCTGTTTGGCTTCACCTTCTCCCCAATCGGGCTTCCTCATGTTTATTTATAAGTAACTGTCTGTCTATTATAGCACGATATAGACAGACACAAAAACTATTGATTGCTATACCTCTAGCCGTTACTTCAGTGGCGTTAACCACAATGGGTAAACTTGAAGCGTAGTGAGGGTATTTGGCTATTGCTACCCCAAGCTTACCAAGAGTCAACCAAACTAAACCAAGTAAGTATAAATACTCAAAAAACAGGCAAAAACAAAACCGTGCTACTTAATCCTTTTCTCTTGACATTCATGGTACGCTTATATCTTTTATTTACCCAGGAGAATATAAAATTTCTATTCGTTGAAAAGAAAAAGCTCTCGAATGTCCCAAGAAAAGGATTAAGTAGCACGGTTTTAATCTAAGCGAATATGTGTTATTTTGCGCTTAATTAAGATTGCCCGTTTTTAGGTACTTATACTTAGCTCAGTTTTCACCAAACAGCGGTATAATATAAAGAACTAAAAAGCACAATCCCCGCAAGCGATGAAGACACTTACAGGGATCTTGGGACTTAACCCAGTGCTGCCAATCTCATACCAGATTAGCAATGAACAACTTACCAGTATTTTACGATAAAGCCAAGACCCCCGCACAGGGATTCGCTACAAAATTCCTTGCCCCTAATAGTCCAGAACAGCGGCACTTGTTCTCTCTCTACATAGCCAACTGGAACAAGCGTAAAACTCTAAATGCAATGGCTGTGGTTAACGGAATAATCTACTCCATTGCCAAGAGGTATGGTGCTGTAACGTATGTCATGGTTGATGACGGCGAGAGTGAAAAGCGTGATTATACCATCCATCGCAACAAACTCCAGAGGCTAGTCAAGAATGGCTGTGACTACCTCAAGACAAGCATCATGGGGTTAAGGACTTACGTAAAAGATCATTGGAAGATGGCATCTTCTAACGGCAATGCTGTTCGCGCTGTCCGTGACGCTTTACATGAGATGGGACTAATTAAGGCTATCAAAACTCACAAAGGCGGTTATAGCTGGTCGGTGTTTAGAAACATAGATGTGGCTGGTTTGTTTGTTTTGTACGAAATGCTTGAGGAGAGTTTGCTCAATTACTGGTATGTTTCCTTCGAGGAGTTACCAGAACACAAGGGATTGCTTGTTAAAAAGCTCTACAACACAGCCAGCAATCTTTTAGGCAAGTTATACCGCCGATTACTATCAGAAGGGGCGGTAGGGCGAGATATGTACGGGAATGAGGTTTATCGCCCTAGCGAGCTTCTTTCTGAACCAATAGAGACTGAATCAGAAAACACCGAACTTACTACAGGAGAAACGCCATGCCAGCCCCCGACTTCACAAGATCCGACCCCCAGCGCGACGAATTTGAGAAACGATACAAGGGAATGCGCCGTCCCGACTTCAATGGGGGTGATGTTACAATGGCTCGACCTATGACAAAGATTGAGCTTGAACAATACCGCGAGTATTGTCGGAATCAGGGGCGATCGCTAGCAACTGAAGATAATGAGTATCAGATGCCGTGTTGAGGATTAAGGTTCATCATCAAAATAACTCACTCGCTCAGTCGGATTCCTCGCAGGATATCTTGTGCTAGGTCGTGGGCGTTGAGCGCCATCGAAACGCTGTTCTGGAACAAAAGCTTGCTCGTAGACATTACGCCCCATCACCTGACTTACCTCTTCCGGGCTTTGACGGCTCCTAGGACGCTCAGGTTGCAGTGGTTGAGCTGAATACTTAAAGTAGTCTGCCTGCTCTTGTACGGTAGCTTCCCGCTCCAAGTCTTCCGTGGTAGGATGCATCGTAGCAGTTTTGTTGGTGAAAACACTCTTGACCCCAAGGGCGATCGCACCCACTCCTCCCAGCAGCGTACTGAGAGCCGTCAGAGGCGCTTTGTCTATGCCTATTACTTTATTGCCGGGAACTGAGGAGATAGTCGTGGCAATAGTGCTGGCTAAACCAATGCAGACAGCAGCGGTGCATCCTGTCCAAGTGGTAATCCAGTCGAGGTCTTCCTTCGAGAATTTAGCCATGTCTGCATGAGGGTAAGATTGAGTTGCTTTTTATCGTAGCCTTCTATAATGGCGATCGCACTAACCAAAAAGTTAGCATGGCGTACTCAATTACAGCTAACAACTGCCCTAGATGCGGTGGCGAGTCAATGATAGTTCGTGTAAGTCTATATCGTGGCGATATCTTTCAATGCAAATCTTGCTTAGTTCCTCACCCGACAAAGGAAGAGAAAACCCCTCTACTATGGTTTTGGGAAAGCGATCGCTTATGGGAAGATTTGGAGCAGCCAGAGGGTGAAGGAAAACCAGAGCTTGTCAAAGTGATTTTAGCAATTGATCCAGACAGAATTATTTGAACTAGAGATCAGGTAACAAAAAACCGCCTTCATCCGAGGGCGGCTGAGTAGAGTAAAGCGAGAAGGAGTTATAAGAAACAAACCTGAAAACCCTCTCTCTTTAGAGGAGGGATGAAAGGGAGCTGGCAGGATTTATCCTGCCTTGAAAAATGGTTTTGGAAGTTTAGAAATATACTTCCGAACCAAGTCAGACATTGAACAGCCCTGTTTTTCCGCCTCTTGCTGTAATTGCTTGTATTCATATTCAGATACTCGAATATCTAGCTTTTTTGTTCTTGACATACCATGCCATTCGTCAGTACAATTAAGTATAACAGGCGGGGTAACTAACCTGTATAAAAACCCTACACTGCTTAACAGCAATCTGAACCTTGACAAGTGAATCTATGCGGTTCTACTGCATTGTTCTAGCTTCTTTCCTCGCAGTAGGTAAAAGATTCAGGGGAGCTAGGCGAATCAGAATTTTGAGACAATTAGTTTCAATCTAAACAGGACTTGCAGTAATGCAACTACCGGAGGGCATCCGGGAAGTAACGCTTAGGGAGAGTCCCACCTCTGGGTTAGATAACGCAAGGAGTCTAATTTAAGTGGTCTCTGCGAACTAAGAATCCCCGCTGCTTTAGCACGGGGAGTGTCAACCCATCTGCTCCTCGTCCTCGAAGTATTCAGCGATCGCTTTGTCGAGTTCATCACAAAGCTGATAACACCAGATACTCCGATCTGTTCCAGTGCAGTATCGTTTCTCCTTGCGTCGGACTAGCTCATATTTTGATAGCCAGTTACCAAGCTTTACCCGACGAGAAAGGTCAGCACCAATTCGACCGAAGCCCAACTCCTCGGCGCGTTCAGCAGCACCTAGCCAGCGCTCTCCTTCAATTTCAGGTTGCCGGGGTGCAATACCAAGTAAATTGAGTCCCCAATCGCGTAATCCTTGGGAGAATCGAGGATTATCTAATTCAATGCCTAGTTTACTGAGGGCGTCAACTCCCATCGCTAATCGCTCTTCTGGGCTTGGGGCAATACGTTGTTGCTGCTGACTAGCTTGTTCATCTTTTAGCCACTCTTCAACCCACCCAAAAACAATGAACTCAAGCTCAACCGACAGCCAGACAGCAAAGTTAACGGCTAAATCTGGGTGAATCCAAGTGCCCTGCTCTTTACCTGTGAAATTGCCTTGAACTACGACGACTAGATCTGATACCGGATTTCCCGTAACAGTTGCCAGGTAAGCGATTGACTCTTTCGTCCGCTTAATTCGCGACCAATCCGCAGGTTCTCTTCTGATACTCGTTGCTTGGTAGTATGCCTTGGCTAGTTGAGTTGCATTCACGTAACCATTGTGCTTTCGCTGTCCGATCAGCAATCCTTTCCATTCGCGGTCGATAATCTGTGACATAATTCTGATTGCTCCTATGTGGTTTGCATTGCGTAGTGGGCAGCGATCGCATCCAGAACTTCTCAGGGGACGGTGCGATCGCCTTTGTTTATTCGTAGTCGTAGATTTCGACGGTTCCATTTTCAAAGACAGTAGCAGTTAGTGGTTCGCCATCATCGAAACGAATCACTATCGCATATCGCCAAACGCCTTTCACCTCCTCTGCAAAGTACTGCCAGATTCTTTGACCGTTGCTATCTTCTCTGATGGGTTTGCATAAATCCCACCAATCAAGCGCTTCTGTGTCGTTCATCAGAATTCATGATTGTTTTACCTGTTGACAGTCTTTACAAGTCGTATCCAATGCCGTCATGCCAGCCGTGGAATCAGTCTTCAGCCTCGTTGGCATCTGCTGGCGGTTCTTGAGGTGTAGACCGCTTGTCACTATTTAACTCTTGAATTAGTTTGTCTGCCATCCATACGGCGACTTCAGCAAATCGCCCCTCACCGATTACGCACGCTTCTGCGACTTGAAGGCGATGCGAACCGTTCGCCAATAGTCCCTGTAAAGCCATAGCAGCGAAATACTCTCGTTTCGTTAACCCTGTAGTCTGCTCTTCTGAATAAGGAAAAGCGCTGGATGCTGGTTTGGTTGCCATTGATAGCCTCTTGTTTTGTTTATCTGTTGACAGTGTACCCCAAAAGAGTACATAATTTCAATATGAGCAAGACAAGGTCACTGAAAATCAGATTTGAAGAGCAAACATACGACAAGCTAGAGCGTCATGCCAAGGTTCGCGGAGTTCCGTTAGCAGTAGTTGTAAGGGAACTAGTGAACGCCCTTCCTGACAACACAGAAAGCGTCCCAATAGCAAAAGTTATTTACGAGGTAAAACTATGAACCTTAGAGACAAAGTTCGCAAGATAGAGCCAGAAGTCGTAGCCGCAACCACAAGAGCAGAGGTTGTCCACAGACAAGAAATGAAAGTAATAAAAAATTTTCATCGCGGCATGGATCTTTTCTCTCAAGGAGTAAGTTGCCCTATAGAAGACTCCGCACTCTGCGACGGCTGGATGGCAGCTCAAGAACGAGATCAAGTCAAGAAAAAATGGCTATCTCACGCCAAAGAGCGATTTATTGATTAGCGCTAAACCTGACGAATCACCCACCATCCCACAACCACCAGTAAAGCTATGACCGAATTTCATAGAATCACTAGACCAGGGAAAGAATCAACTGAGTACATCGACCAGAGCGGCAACTGGACAGCTAAATCTGCTGATGCCAAAAACTACTACAACCCGAAAGAAGAGGTTAAAAAAATAGCCAAGGAACACGGAGCGAGTGGAATAGCGACTTACAAGCCACGATAAGGTTTAACCTACATCCAATCCTTAGAAGAGAAATTCTCAAGAATCAAGTGACCGGAGTCTCCGGTCACTTTTCTGTTTCCTCTACACCATCAATGCATCCCGACAAATCCCTAACGATATGCCGCAACCGCTCCATCTGTGCATTCGTTTGGTTCACCGCCTCTAGTACAGTATCGATCCGCTTCTCGGTTTCATGACGCCCCGAAAGTCCGTCCAGTTGAGCGCGTAGTTTGTAGAGTGCCCTCTGCTGCGATCGCAATGCATTCTCAGCGCCAGTATGGGCGTACTTCTCTCGGTGCGTTTGCAAGTCTCTCTCTAGCTCAGATAATCGCTTCAGCGTTTCGGTATCTGTCGCCTTCATGGACATCAGCTCATCCTCGAAGGTAGCTAGGGTAATTACGGACGAGTCTAGGCTCTCCTGAAGTCCATTAATTAGAGCAAGGTTCGCTTCCTGTCGCTGTCTTATCGCTGCGTCTTGCTCTGCCCTAATTGCAGCAGCAAGAGCTAATTTTTGCTCACGATTTTTTCCGTAACGGTCAACACCCCAAATTCCTAGGCTACAGGCAAGGCTCAAGATGGTAGGCGCTACTACCTCCCAATTAATACGCCTCCAGTCGATTAAATGGATAGACTCTAGCAACGCAAGGAATACCACAAACGCGATTACTGCGTTTCGTAGCAGAACGTAGATTTGCTTGCGATTACTCTTATCCACTTGGGGTTACATCTGTGAAAGGTTCTCCGGTTTCGGTATCGTCGTACCTTGGTAGATGCGTTGGTCGGACTAAGACATACTCAATCTCTGTCCCATCTGGCAGTAGTAGCTTATCCCCGTGTACTAAGTCTGCCCTACCTTGAGCGGCGGGATTAATCCTCTTCGCCTCTTCAGTTGTAATAACAACGCCATTAAGCAAAAAGCTATTGGTCGAGGATTTTCTTCCTAAAATCTCGTCACCCTTTCTCTTACCTGGGAAGCCATCGACTATCGTGTGTTTTGTGGGTCGAGCCAAAATGGTGAAGTGAATTTGGCTGATTTTGCCTGACTTGAACTTGAAGTGACACTCAGCTGCACGACCAAAGACATAGAACAGGCGATCGCTCTCTAGTCGAAACTCAGTCTCATCACCTGATTTGTATTTGATTTTGAGGATTGCGGCGGGCGTCATTTGGTCAGTGCCAACACTATGCCCATTATCGCTTGATTTTTGTGGGGTGGTGTTTGCAACCATCAGCTTAAAGGGGCGATCGCATTCGGCTTGTGGTATGGGACAATAAAAAGGGTGGTGAGTCTAACCACCACCCCAACAGTCAACCCTAATGAAGCTAGGAATCGACCAATGTCTAATTTATCTCAATCAAGCCCCTTTGACTCAATACGCCACGAAGACGATCAAGGCGAGTATTGGCTAGCTCGTGAGCTGATGCCAGTGCTTGGCTACTATCAGTGGAGACAGTTTAGCGACGCAATCGAACGAGCTATGATTGCACAGCAAAATAGCCAAAACGACGTAGCCGCGCACTTTTGGCGTTCAGTCGCAAAAACTCAGGGACGCCCAAAAGAGGATTATCGACTTTCCCGTTACGGCTGTTATCTCACAGCAATGAACGGCGATCCACGTAAACCAGAGATCGCCGCTGCCCAAAACTACTTTGTTATCAAAACCCGCGAAGCTGAGGTAATCATCCCTCAACAATCAGAACGCCTCCGAGAGTTAGAGTTGCAACTTGCGATCGCTCAAGCTCAAAACTCAACAGTCCTAGCCCAAGAGCGGCTAATGCTGACGAGCAAAACTATTGCAGAGATGCACGGCTTCGGGCAGCTGGCACTTATCAAGGGGTGTCCTGATGCTGTTATCACAGAAAAAGAAGTCGTTCGTGAAACCGTGATGGTAGACCAAAATCTCAACCCTGTAGCGACCTTCGACGGCATGGGTATCACTGAGATTGCAAAACGACTCGGCTTCACTGGCAAGAATGCGAACCAACAGTGCAAGAAATGGCTTCAGTCGATTGGTGTTAAGGATGAAGATTGGCGACAGGAGATGACGGCTCATGCCACATCGAAACTGCCACGGGAAATAATGCCAAAACTAAAGCAGTTATGGGCACAGCGCAAAGGCAATCGTCAAATGCTGATTGGGGAGTAGCAGCATGAGAGAGTCTACCCACCGCGCAATCTTCACCGCCATCAGCCTAGCCGTATTCACAAGCGCACTTATCCTAATGCTTGGAGAATTGCCACCACTCAAGAAAGTATGGTTCCTCGTCGGGTTGAGTTCATGGGGACTGGCAGCTGCTGAGATTAGGCGAAATATTGGAGAGGACGAATGAGCGCCTGTCTTTGGTCGGCTGATGAGATATGGTCAATCCTTGAACGATGTTCTAGAGGTGATACCGATGTATTGTTTGACGCCTTCTACCCAGAGTTCTATGAGGCGTTAATTCAGTACACAGCAGAGTACGCAGTAATGGCAAAACTGAAAGAGGAGTTGATACTTAGCAGAAAGTTAACAAAGGGAGAGATTCAGCTAGCACTCGATAGCCATCCCGTCTTTGGCATGATTGCCAACGTAGCCTACCATCCTCTTTTCAATTACGAGCTATTCTTCTCTTATTTTGAGGAGCCAGTAGTCAAAGCTGGAGTAATTCTTTTGCCCCAGCCCAAGGCGGAAGAGCTAGCCGCCGCTTAAAATTTCCGCCTCACGACGTATGACAAGGTAACAAGAGCTAGTAGGACAAGCGCAAGCCACCCCATCCAGAGGTGGCTTTTCTTTGGTATTTTCCCGTGTTTTTAAACACCCAACACGAAAATCAGGGCTTGAGTCGCCTCCTTACCGCGATCAGGTACAACCCCAATATTTTGGACATTACCTGATTGGAGTTCCTGGACTTCCTTCTCTCCTTTTTACCCACTGCCAGCGACACTTACCTTCTTCGGCAATAAACCGAGCCTGATGAACTTCTGGTGGATAAGCAAATACCTCACCGCGAGGCGGCATCGCGTACCAACTGAAGTCGCCAGGAGGATAAAGCACCGCATTCTGTGAACCCTCGGTCTTTCCTAGTGCGATCGCAGCGTCTTTATCCGATTCAAACGTCATATTCAGTAGTTCGCTTATGGGGATTTGATCTTCTGGCTTGACCTCGATGAAAAAAATACGTTGTTCCATTTGCTTGCATTTTCCCGGTATTTTCGACACTCGACGATAGAATGCGGGTTTGGCGGCTGCGATCGCCACGCCTAGATATAACCCCGTGTTTTGGGATACCTTAGCAGCTACCGACCGGAGTCTCCGGTCACTCAACCCTCGGTCGGAATCCTATCATTTCCCGACGCAGAGCCAATTGCCTCAGCTAAATTCTTCACCGCCTCATCCAATGTCGTGCCACTCGCTTCATAGTCTGGCTTACCATTCCACCCCGTAAACCCCAGTTGAGTCGCACTAGCAAAGTAAGGTTCGCCAACTTCAAAAGGGGTTCTGATTGTGAGGTGATACTGCTGTTGTAAGTTATTCATAAGCTGAAGCGTTCTCAGCGATCGCTCAATCAACTCACTGCGACTGATGCCGAGGCTACTGGCTGCTGTTTTTGCAAATGCGATCGCTGTTTGGGTGAGCGTCATATTCACCCTAATTTTCACTTCTTCGTAGTCGGTTCTTGCCTCACCTTTTTTTGCCCTGCCTTTGACATTCTGTGTCCCCATTGACCGACTCTTCAATAGTGTGTATAGTTAAAGAGTACTTGGTTATAAGACGTTCGTCAAATGCAGTGAATACGCAACTTGAGTATCCAAAAGCGATTGCCTGTTTCCCGGCAAAAGTAGGCAGAGCGATCGCTACTGTTGCGTACACGTAAAACAACAAACAATGATAGGTACAAAAAATGAATCACGATTCGGTTTTTTCGCTCATAGATCCCAATTCTGTTTTTCAGGCAAAAGCGGTAATAGAAGAGCAAGCTAATGAAATCTTTGAAAAAAAATATTCACAAATAAAAGAACGTGCTGGTCAGGTGTATCGGATGTGGCAAGAAGATCAGATACTTAAGTCAGATTTGGAGCGAATAGCTGAAAAAATTGCAGTGTATGCCGTAATTTTTGTTTTAGAGCAAAAAGGCTCAGGGGAGCTTTATGCCGAGGTAAATAAATACCGTTCTCAAATCAAAGCTGATGGCTATTATGGTTATCAAATGCTTGAAGATGAGCCTAATAAAATTGAGTGGCTAGATTTGTCATCTCAAGAGCTTTGGGGGAAAGTCGTAGAAAAAAACAAGCTTCTCCAAATTTGCTTGGATTTCTACGATCAGGAATTTAAGCCCACCTGAGCATTTTAAACAGCTAGGGTGTTAACCCCAGCCCCAAAAGCAAATCGCCCCACACTATCTCACGGCAGGGGCGATCGCTACTCCCATCCAGAACAAACCACATAGGAGCAAGACCATCATGCCATACAGAGCAACCATTCAAAACAAAGCCACGGGGCAATACCTGAACACAGCAGGGTATTGGGTCAAACAAGAGGTAGCTGTCAACGTCACGACACGGCAGGAAGCCCGTAGGCTGGCAGCAAGGCTGAATGGGGTGATATTGAGCTGTACACTGAAGCGGTTTAATTAGGCAATCTCGACCTGGACGGATGTCGTTAAAAGCCGCAACGAATCGCCTTGGTAGATTGAAAAGCCCCAAGGCGATCGCACTCACAAACCGAAAAGAAGGAAAGTAAGCAACATGGATTCTATCAAGTTTGAGCAACATCAGAGCAAAGTGCCAGTAATTGTAGCTGAGGAGGTAAAGTTGGTGTCAGAAGAAATTGCAGAAAAACTTACGCGGACACAGGCACAGTTTGAGGCATTTGTTTTTATCGTTACCAATCAACTAGATGATTACGAAACACTGTCGCCGTCAATGGTATTACTTAAAGCACAGAATGACGCGGCTAAATCAAAAAACATTGAGCTTCGTAGCGCTTTCGCTGCTTTCGGCAAGGCTTCTGTTGAACTAATGCTAATGATCAGCCAGGACACGCCAGCTACTGACGAAGCGATAGTAGAGGCAAGTATCAACCACATTGATGCAGCAACAGAACTACTATTTTTGACTCACCAACACACTGTGAGGGAGGTAATAAATCCTAGTTGTAAATCTTGGGTTTACTTCATGCTCAATGAGGATCGGAATATTGTCAAAATTGGATATTCATGCAACCCAGAATGGCGAGTAAACACATTCCGTGCTGGAACACTTGATAAGCTGACGATTCTCAAAGCTATTCCAGGTGGAAGAACGAAGGAAGCTGAGATGCATAAAACTTTCGCTAAGTACCGAATCAACAAAAGAAAAGAGTTGTTTAAGTACGAAGGTGAATTGAAAGCTTATATTGACTCGCTGGAGTAATCCCAATCACACCCGCTTTGTCTCTGTCTAACAAGGCGGGTGCATCTACCTAACACCCAATACCTAACACCCAATACCCATGAACCAACTATCAATCTTTGACCTCACCCCAAACCCCGAACTCGAGTCTCTCTCCATCCCCGCTCCGGGACAACCCGAACCTGAACCAGTACCAGAAGTATCGCCTTGGTTTGACTTCACCATCCCCGACAGTCCCGACATCACAAGCATCCTCGGCATAGGCGATCGCGTCCTCATTCTGCCTGCCAAGTACGACCTCAAGCCCAACGTTCCTGGCATCGTCAAGGCTTTCGTGCTAGGTGAAGTGGTAGTACAGCGGCGAGATGGCGAGGGGCTTTATCAGAGGAAGGAGTTGCATCGAGTACCGACTGAAAAGTGACCGGAGTCTCCGGTCGGTATGAATAATTAGCTTAAGAGCGATCGCATACATCAACGGCGATCGCTTTTTTGCGTCATCTCCTAGGCGAAACCGACACCAGTGGCTTCCTATTTCCTCCAGACTTAGCGTGATACCCATACACGGCTGCATCCCCCAAGTCGGGACTTCTACCTAATCTCGATTTAGTGACCTTCTTCTCCTCGATCTTAATTTTGCCGCTAACCGTCTCCTCGTAATATGTCGAGGCAAAATCCTCCATCAATTCGTCTTCATATTCGCCTAATGGTGCGATCGCAATCTCGCCTTTTCCCATAGCTTCGCGTAGCGTCCAGAACTGCTCTGCCTTTAGGTTGGCAAAACGCTCTTTATCCTTAGCGGCAGAACCCCAGCGATATCCCTGAGAGGGATATCCTTCCTCGTGAAGAATAGACAACGCCCCCGCACCGACGCCCACGTTATCAACAGCCACAGAACCCTTCCCAAAAGTCTTGGACTCTTTTGCCACCATTGCCGCTGCTCTGTGTGCATCCCGCTCATCACCCAAGGTGGCATGACTCCGCACACTCCACAGCACCGAACCTTGCCAGCGTGACAGTGCATGAGGATCGCCACCGTCGCCAACATCTAAGCCGTAGCGGGATGGTTGACTGATAAGCTTTTTGTTCCACTCCTCGGTGGTGAGATTGTCGAATTTGACTCGTGCCATCAGGAAGTAGCGGCGTGGGATTATAGACTGACCAGCGTCTAGGGGGAATCTGGCTTCGACTCGTGACTCCCAATAGGCACTACTTTCGCCGTGCTTTTCTCGAACATTCTCAATCCACTCGACCGAGATTGCGCCTTTGATTTCGATAGCTTTGATTGATTCGAGGTATGTCTGCATTGCAGTACGAGCCGGTTCGCCCCATTTGTCTCTGTCTAGGATATGCTTATTTTTATCTAGCAGGCAGTGGCGTAGTTCCTCCTTTATCCGGTGGATGCCATCAGCGTCTTGACGATATGCCCACGCTACATTTGGGTGAGTCCATGCCGGGATTCTGATATGGCTACGCTTGCAAGCTTTCTCGAAGGGAGTACCAGCGGCGATCGGGTTGCCGACGCGGACTATGCGATTATCAACGCCTACGACACAGGCTTCGGATGCGTCGTCTATTTCTTTGGAAATCCCTGATGCCTCGTCCTGGATGCACAAGAGCCTAGGGTGATGAATCCCTTGGAAGTTGTCACTTCGGTCAGAGGAAAATCCTAGCGCCCTCGCTTCCTCTGTTAACTTCAAGTACATCTCCCCACAGATGCCACCTAATTGCTTTTTATTTCGTGCGTATGACTTCCTCACTTCACTCCACAAAATCTGCCTAACCTGTCGGAATGTTGGTGCTGTCGTGATACACAATCCTTGCATAGCAAACACCCAGTAAGGGACTAGAACAGCGCCTAGAACGCTTGACTTTCCCACGCCGTGTGCGGCGACACACGTAGTAGACTGGTTGTCTCTCACGCTCTCAAGGATGCATCTTTGATCGTCTGTTAAGTACTGAATCCCTAGCATTTCATAAGCAAATTCAATAGGGCGATCGCGGTACTTTGCACACTTTTCAATAGCCGCCAGTGACGTAGGAGGTTTTATATTTTTTCTAGTTTTTGGAGTTAGGAAGATTGCCGTCATAAATGATTTACTTTAATCGCCAAAATATATACTACACAAGGCTTTCAGTTTATAATAATAGTTAACTCTCAGGTATAGTTTGGCAACCACCTGAGAGCTTGTAGTCCAGTATCAATGAACTTAAATGGATCGTACCACGCTTATTTATTCTCTAGTCGATCCTAGAGACGGCAAAGTCTTCTATGTCGGCAGAACCAAGATAACTCTAGTTAAGCGCTTGAGAGGGCATCTAAAAGACTCTAGGCGCAACAAAAATCCAAAGGCAAGGAGAATCGCTCAAATGCTTAAGGATGGGGTTAAACCAGTCATTGCAGAGATAGCCAGAGTAGAGAATGCATCGCTAGAGGAAGCAGAGGAAGCAGAGCAAGTCTGGATCGACTATCTTTCTATTGCCAATACCCTGCTGAACGTTAAGCCAGCCGCTGCGGGTGGCATTGGTAACGGCAATGGCGTTCGATATAACTGGACGCCAGAAATACTTGCAAGGCTAGGCACGGCATCGGATTATGACATAGCTAGAGATACAGGTATTAGCGTTAATGCTGTTATGGACAAGCGGCAAAGCCTAGGTATCCCGAAGTTCACGGAGCTTAAGTGGACGCCTGACGTGGTGAGCAGGATGGGGAAAGAATCTGACGAAGCAATCGCTAAAACAATCGGATGTACCGCAAGTGTGGTAGGTGTACGTCGTCGCAAACTGGGGATACCAGCGATAAAGCCAATGAAGAAAGCTGGCGAAGGCTATAAAAGCAACTGGAGGGAAAAAGTGATCCATCGGCTAGGGAAAGAGCTAGACAAGTCCATAGCTCAAAGCGTCGGCGTATCAAGTGGATCTGTAAGTAGATACAGAAAAGAGTTAGGGATTAAAGCTTTTCCAAAAACTCCACACAATAAAATCAGTGTCCCTCAGTGGGTACTAGGCAAGCTTGGCACAATGCCTGATAGTGACTTAGCAAAATTATCGGGTGTCCCGCATTGCATCATCTGGACTCGACGGACAGAGCTTGGCATTCCTAGTCATTCAGAGCAAAACAATCACCCGACTCGGTATGGTTACAAACCCGGATCTGAGCCAGTATACAAAACGTATTTATCTGACTCAATTATTCAACAGTTAGGTAAAAGACCAGACTCTCAATTAGCAAGAGAAGCTGGTGTCACAGAAAACAAGATTTTCAGAGAGAGAACTAAAAGAGGCATTCCAGTTTGCCCTCGTCCAGGGAATTGTTACAGTAATCTGCCATCTAGTATTGTCGAAAGACTAGGTAAGGTTCAGGATGTTGTGTTAGCTAAGGAGGCTGGAGTGTCTAAAAAGAGTATCCAAATGCTTAGGTATTCTCTCGGTATCCCTAGCTGGAGATCGACGGCTGAACACCCCACGTCACGAAAGAATAAAGCCTAAGCGATCGCCGTCACCGGATGAAGCCCTATTCCGCATCCTCATCCGGTGGTTCGCTCACTACATAACCTTGTCGCTGAATGAATGCGATCGCTGCATTAATATCATCCTCAATCGGTCGAGGCACTACCCTTTCGATTGCCCATTTAGGGCAAGGTCGATGCTCCTCATGGTCGTCTTCTGTGACTTCCTCTTGATACCATTTCAGAACATCAGGATCGCCATCTTTGCCAGGGACATAATGCTCTAGTCGCCTAGTTTTGCGCGTCTTCCACCGAATGACTTGACCATGCTCCAAAGCCTCTGTCAACTTTGCTAACGCAAGCCCTTTCTGGTATGGTGGACAGCGCTTTCTAAACTGTGATCGCGCAGTCGCAACGGCATCCGCAAAGTCTGAGTATTTTCTTATCCAAGTGTAAAATGTGTCACGACCAATCCCCCCAGCTAGCCAACCAACTTCGTCGCCTCCCTCGTTAGCGATCGCTTCGCAGATTATCTCTTGAATCTCTTGGTTGTATTTCGACTTTGCCATGTAGGGGTGCGATCGCTTTCTAATTAATAATAATCGATTGGTTATGAGATAATACAAATGGCGCAACTGACGTGTGTTGGAACCACTCGCCAGTCACTTGCCACTCACCTAGTACTAGTAGGAAAGCAACCGATGAATATTATCTCTCATTCCATGCACGGAATTACTGTTGCTCAAAGATCTGAAGATGGTTATGTGAACGCTACCGCTTTGAGTAAGGCTTGCGAAAAAGCCACAGGGGAGCGCCGAGAACCATCAGAGTGGCTTAGTAATTCCCGAACAAAAGAGTCTCTAAAGCACCTTAGCGAAAAGACGGGAATTCCCGTTAATCGGCTCGTAGAAAAGCGCCGAGGCGTTGGTGGCGGAACTTACATTCACCCGAAGTTAGCCATCAGATTTGCTATATGGCTATCGGATGACTTTGGATATGCAGTAGAAGAGTGGGTAGAAGAATGGGCTAAAGGTGCTTACCAGAACCAACATTCAACTCGCCAATGTCCAATCTTAGAAGCACCTAAACCCTGGACGTTAACTTTTGAGCGAACCTTCGAGTTAGAGTTAAGTCGAATCAGTGGACTACACAAGCGGGATATCCGCAACGGTCTTTTGTATTGGGAGTTCATCTATAACTGGATGACAGCCGAGGATAAGGCAAAGCATGAAACAGCTAACCCCGTGCAGCCAAACGGACGACGCAAGTACAAAATCCATCAGATGCTTGACGATGAGACAAAACAGCGACTGGCAGAACACATCCAGTGCGTGATGAACTATATGCTGATTGCCAATTCTGTTCCAGAGTTAAGACGGATGATTCAACGCAGATATGGAGTTGATCAAGGTGATTTGTTCGATGGATGGGGGATTGGCAAATAAGTCTTGCTTCAATTAAATAACTTTCTTCACAAGCGATCGCGCCCAACTCGATCGCTTTTTTATGCTTCAGGCAACCATCTCCCCCGTCACTAGTGCAAACTTCCTGGCATGGTCAACAAACCTCTGATTCAGGTAGTCCCGCTCTCTTTGACTTATTCCAAGCTCCTTCTCTATCTCACGAGCCTGATAGCCTTGCAGGTACAGCCTGAGATACTTTGCTTCGTCAAGTCGATTCTTGTCTATCAAGTAGGCTTCTAGGCGCTCAAAGAATTCCTCTGTCTCTAGCCTTGAAGAGTAGCTTTCGTATTGAGCAACGCAGACATGAGAAAGCGATCGCCCAACATTATTAAGCTCTCCCTCTTCTGTCCGAGCATCATTAGATAAATCTGTTAGGTATTCATTTTTTCGCCGCTTCACCTCTGCATTAATAAAATCGATTGCTCTTAGCTCTACTATTTGCCGTCGCTTTCGACCAATTCTTCGAGTTATCCACCGACGAGTAAATAGCAAGAATTCAGCTACTTTTAGATTGGTGTCGGCTTGCCAATCAAGTGGCAGATTGCGCTCAAATCGAAACCTCTGCAAGGCTACCGTCATCATATGTTGAGCATATTGAGTTGCCCAGTACCAAGATTGTTTAGGAGTTCTGCCCAACCAAGGATTCCCGCTAAAGACTGACCACGCAAATCTACCGATAAGCTCACGGGTAAACTTTTCGGCGTGAGCTATTCCTTTACTCAAGTCTTGCTTGATATTGGATAACCTCCAACTTAAAAGCCTGTCAGCTTCAGCGTCGATGTCTATCAGCATCAATATGCGATCGCTCTGGTAGCAAATCTTCGACACATCCCCAGCTAATCGGTGGGCTGTTCCCATAGCTTGGGTTTTACTCACACCTGGCAATTTTTTTAGTTCACGGTAAGCGGCAAAAAATAATCTACCTGCCTGTTGCTCAAATTCTTTTCGCAGTGATAACTGAACCCACCACATCGGATACACCAGTTGATACCACTGAACTTTCTTACCTTCTGTCTTGGTTGGGGTGAGTTGATGGCAAGAGCGAAGTATACTGGCTTTTACTCTATCGGTGTCGGCTTGGTCATTACTGCCTATTAATTGAATCGCCGCTGCTCTTGCGCTCTTGATGACTTCGCCTGTATCTAATCTAATGACAGGGATTGTCACCCCCATTGTCTGCTGAGGGATTTTGCTGATAGCCGACGCCGTGACTGTGCCAAGAATCGGTTGCAAGTATTTCGGCTCTATCCCCCAAAACTTCTCTGGATGTTGCTTGGCAAACTGCCTTAAATCTTCCTTGCTAATTCCAGATAGATTCCTTGCATACTTGCGACATGGCAAGCCTTGCCTTACCCAATTCCTTATCCTGTCTACAGGAATATCGAACATCCTTTCTAGCTGGCGCATTGACCAATTGTCTGACTTTGCTTGCAAGGATTTCTTGAGTTTTATCGCCAATCGTCCGAGCTTCACATCAACGGCTGTGTCAGTTCGGATAGTCCAGCCTCTCTGAATGCACTCCCAGTGAAAATCCTCAATTATCTGTTTTGACGCTTTCTTGCCTATCCAACTCGCCAGAAGCTCAAGCTGTTCATCCATCCAGACTTCTCTTCCTATTCGTTTGAAAGTTGAACTTTTGGCAGCACAGCTACGAGAGCAATATTTGCGGGTTGGATGGACGAAAGGTTTTTGGCAAAATGGGCAAGGTTTAGACAGCATCTGACGAGATAATGGCGATCGCAACCGCCATTATCGGATGCGGGTACAACCAAAAGCAACTGACAACACAAAGAATTGACCGGAGTTCCGGTCACTTGGCTGCACTCTTTCTAACCTTCTTCGCTACCGATTTAACCGACTTCAGCTTCGCAGCTTTTCCTCTGTTGCAGCTACCGCACAGAGTCTGCAAGTTCTTCAAGGTAGTCAACCCGCCTTTGGAGACTGGGACAATGTGATCGATTTCCAACCGCGCATCTTTCGCCTCAACGCCGCAAGCTCTGCATCTGAACTTATCTCGCTGCAAGACATCAAAGCGTAGTCCAGGCGGGACTGGCTTACGGCGAATCTTGGTCGGCTTGGGTTTGGGAGGTGTGGGCATAGCGATCGCACCTCAAAAATCAGGAAAGCCTGGTTCCGACTTAGCGTTGAGCATCTGTTGGTACTTAGCGGCATCTAACGAAGACAAAGAAAAGCTATTAGCATAAAGCCCCGCCATCCACCGCTTAAACTCATTCTCTCTTATTGCCTGCTGGGTATATTGGCTCAAAATCAATAACAGCTGAATTGAAAGTTTTGGAGAAAGCATAGCGATCGCTCAAAGATTGAAACTGATTGCAGCCAAACTCAGCACTGGTGATTAAAACACCGTCTGTAATGCCGACCTTAGCTAAAGCCGACCTATCAAAACCATAGTCAGTATTTTCAGTCAAAAGGCAATGCCCATAATTGGCGTCTTCTCTAGTTGTAGTATTTTCCCCAACAGTCCCAGCAAACTGATTTTTCCAAGCCATCATAAAGTGAGTCCAATGCTGGCAGTTACGGCAAGTATCCATAGCGATCGCTACTCCCACCAAGTGTCAGATCGTTTCCACGGCTCCTGCCAGTCTTGCGACCAATCTTCATCCACAACATTGTCGCATTCATGACACCCTATGCATTCTTGCCCGTCTAATCCACAAACGCACAAATCGCCGCCACAAAAGCAAACGACAAATCCAGTGTCGCTGCACCCTTGGCTCATCACTTCGTTCAGTAAACTATCTGTGTATGGCATTAGCGATCGCCCTCAATCTCTACCATCAATATCGACAGTAGCCGCAGGAGTGCTGCTTTTAGCCTCCAATTCGTACCGCTCCAAGTACATAGAAGCAGTCTGAGTACTATTCCTAGCCGCTGCTAAGTACTGTGCGGCTGGGCTGTTGCTCATAGAGTCGCGTTTTTCTGACAAGTGAGAGTCGAGGGCTTTCACGATGTCGGTCAAAGTATGACCAGCGGCTTGCATTTCAGCAAAGTAGTCTTGGATGGATTTAATCGTCATTGAGATGACTCCTTTTAAAAGTTTTTAGCACTTCTTCTATTCTCTCTGCATTCGATTTTAATTCGGCAGTTGTCACCCGAAAACCATGATTACTTCTACGGTCAAGAATATAGTTTCTCCAATGAGCGATCGCTGCCTCTGGGCTTTTTGCTGGGCAATAGCCTCGGTAGAAGATGTCATCACTGCACGTCACGGGAATTGGAACAGGCAGAAAAAGATCAGCAACCCGCAAAAAGTTTAGACCCAAAACAGGCTTATCCAACTCTCCTGTAGTCTCAGGCGTTTTGCTATTTTTACAAATAGCCACTCCCCAGTCAACTTGGATAGGATAGTTTGCCTCGGATAAACGCATTGTAGATTTGATAGTCCTTAGTGGGACTCTTGCGTAAAAGTAATCGGACTCAATAATCATCGAAAGATAGACTCCGCTAGCCGTTCACGAACAACCTTTGGTACTTCACCCCAGCTATCACTCTCTAAGTCCCACAGCGAATCAGGTAGCGACAACCCATTCCACTTATTGGGATTAGACACACTGGACACATCGTCAATGCCCTTCACATTAGCCTCACCACCCAACCCTTGCGCCGAATTGTACACGCTCACATACGCAGGCGGGAAAATGATTCGATATAGCCAGCGCTCTTTGGGTATGCCTGCCAATGCCAGAGACAAGTTGAACAGATGCCGTAGTCCTGAGTCGTACCCAGGTTGCCCCAACCCAGTAAAGTCGTTTCTGATGGAGTTAATCAGCCTTGCAAATGCCATCGCAGGCTGCTCTCCTATCTCTTGCGCCCCTGTCGTCTCTCTGCCACTCAGGTAGGGTGGGACTGAAGACTGGTCGAGTATGCGATCGCTCCTCAATTCAAAATACCGAATCAGTCCGTCGATATTCGGGGTTGATGTGTATGCCGGACGAATAACTACACCATCAGGAGGATAGTATGCACTTAGTACCCCCTGAGATTGTTGTTCCTCTATCCCGCGCTTATAAGCCGTCGCTTTCTCGTCATCATATCTTTCGTCAAGTTCATGAATCAACGGATTCACCCCAACAGCATTCGCACCTTTAGCCAAGTCTTGGTCAGCCTGACATAACCGATTCCAGTCATTCAAGCTTGCTGAAAACATAGGAGTGCCATACAAGTTTCCCCACTGTCTGGCGAATCTCCAATGAATGCAAGTTAGAGGATGAAAATTAATCGCTCTGCTTTCATCTGTCGTCTCCCACCTTTGCTGAAAGCCAAGTAAACGACCCTGCCTATCCTCAATCCTAAACATCTCATACGTAGGAAGTTCTACAAGAGCATCAATGCTTGCAGTTCGAGGATTAATGCCAATCCCCATAAAACAATCGCCATGCTCAAGCATTTCCTTGGTAACGGGCTTGAGCCGACTACGACCTAATAGCCTCTCCTGAACATCCATCAGTACGTCATAGACTTGGGAGTCAATCGGGGTAGCGTCATCGTCCAAGGTAGGACTAATAGAGAATCCGTTCTCCCCTTCGTGAGAACCCCAAATTCCATCCTGAATCCTGCTCACGCATAGTTTGATTTCAGGTGAATTGGCTACCATCTCCACAATCGGGATGTTTCGTTCTGGGTCGCGAATCACCCATCCGTACAACTCCTGGTCATAGTTTCGCCCGTCTAAGGAGAGGTCGCGGTCAATACTGACTGTGTTGTAGAGTCCCGTGAGCGGTCGCTTACTGCCCTCTGTGACTGTGCGCCGGAACTGGTTGAGGGTACGCCAGATTTGGTCTACAAGTCGAGGGCGTCCGGTGGAGGGCGTAAGAGGTGATCGCATAGCCAGAATTTGTCTTTATTATCCAGCTTAACTGTGCTATCGGATAATAAAGACGCAGCTGGTGATCTATCGACTGTAGCAGCACTACAGCATCAGTTTTTAACTGTTCCTCCTTCATCCCTAGCATTGCTAGATCCAGAGGCTTAACTTTCGGAGTGTCACCCCCGTAGAGCTTTGATGCTATATTAATTATACATCATTTCTGAGGTATAATTAGAGGTATGAAGCGAGACAAACGACTTCAAATTTTATTCAGTGAGCGAGAATACAGCAAGCTTAAGAGAGAGTCTGAAAAGTTGGGTGTGCCGATGGCTGAGGTAGTTAGAGACTTTGTAAAAGGATTGCCTGATGAAGACGATAGAGTTCAAAATCCGTCCCAACAAAGCCACAGTCCAAAGAGTTGAGACTTGGCTTGTAGACTTGCGTAAAGTCTGGAATATGGGGCTTGAACTCCTAGAAGAGAATCAGCAGTGGTATTGGAGAGAAAAGAATAACGCTGTGTTTGAGGATGACTTCTATCCTGTCCCTTGGGAATGGCACGGCAATCAAGATAGAGGGTGGGGTTTAGCTTGCTCAATTACAGCGTCTCACTCTCGACGTTATAGTAAAGCCGATCAGCTTTATTCTTCACCAGACAGGGATTATCGGCTGTGCTGTCCTATTAGACGAAGTCCATCAAATCAGCCGCCAGCTTTCCTGATCAAAAGCAAAAATCCATACAAAAGCCTTACTATATGCTTCAGCGCTAAAAACCAGCCGTGGCTAAGTGATATACCCAACTCTTTCATTAGGGGTATGCTTGACACTCTCTCTAAAGCTTGGTTTGAATATGTCAAAGGCAACCGCAAGCGCCCAAAATTCAAGTCATCACGTAATCCAATTAAGTCACTTACGTCTTTAGACTGTGCTACTTCTACTGAAATCAAGGGCAATAAAATCAGATTGCCTAAGGTGGGGTGGCTAACAGCTAAAACATTAGACGAAAGATGGAATCCAGAAATAAAACCAAAAGTAGTACATCTCCGTAAGCGTTCAAGCGGATGGTACGTTCAGTTAACTGGCAATTTACCTGTTGAACCCGTTAAGCCTTCTGTAAAAGCTTGCGGACTAGATGTAGGGCTTCAGTACATAATCGCTGATGACGATGGTAATGTAGTTGAACCTCCTAAATATTATCGTAAGTCAGAGAAAAAATTAAAACGGCTACAACGGAAAGCATCTCGACAGTATCAAATGAACGGGCGTTCTAAGAATTGGGAGAAAACTAACAAGATACTGGCTAGATTACACGAAAAAGTAGCTAATCAGCGTCGGTTATTCAATCACAAAATTAGTACTTATCGCGTTAAAACTTACGCAGCGATCGCAATCGAAGATGTCAAAATAGCGAACCTCAATCGTCGTCCTAAACCCGTAGAAACTGAGGAAGGTTCTGGAGTCTGGGAGAAAAATAATGCCGCGCAAAAGTCAGGCTTAAACAAGTCCTTTGCCGACGCTGGTTTGGGACAACTGCTTACAATGATTGAGACTAAAGCCAAAGTCGCAGGTAGATTATTCGAGAGAGTAGCACCACACTATACCTCTCAAGACTGTCCACAGTGCAAGCATAGGCAGAGTAAAGCTTTAAACCAACGCACCCATAAGTGTGAGCAATGCGGCTACACGGCACCACGAGATGTAGCAGCGGCTATTAACATTCTCAGTAAAGCAAGCTTTGCTGAAATCTACCCGCGTTCTGTGCGGGAAAGTCAAGCCCCTGGATCGTCCAATGGACGGGATGAAGGAGGAACAGGCGTAAGCCTGACATCGGTTAGTTTACCCGACAATTTAACTCAACTCTGTTTATTTGAGATCCCGTTAACAGTTACAGAAAACTCACGAAAACGAACCCGAAAATCTAAGCAAATTAAGGGTTCTGATTGGCAACAGTTGCAATTGTTTTCGGAATCGGGGTGAGACTGGAACTTTTTTCATGCCCTGATAAACTCAAAGAAAACCTTATGTCTCTAATCTATCCGTCTGACCCAAAGCCCAACCGCATCAACCCTGTCACCACCGCACCATACAAAGGCAGTCGGTCAGAATTCAGGGATGGTAACACCCAGAACGTTCGCACTCAATTCGTCAGCACTGGGCAGACAATTACGCTGGAGTATCAGGCAGTCACGAAGTCTGCAATAGGAGCGGTATGGAATTTTTGGGACTTGGCAGGCGGGATGTATGGGCAATCATTCCTGCTAACTGATAGCCTGTTTTATCACCCAACCGAAGTAGTAGCTAGGATAGTGAATCCGTTCAGTACTTATTGGCGATTCAATCAAGAGCAGCTATCGGTCGAAGTGGTTGTGTCCAGTCCAGAGCAAGTGATTAGAATACCGGGCAGGGAAGACATTGTTTTCCCTGGGTGTGGAATTTACAATGTGGGTGTTGAACTTAGAAGCGTAATTGCATGACAGACACACAATGGAATTCTCACCACTGGGAAACCGAGGGGAAGCCAGACGGAGGTCAAAGCTACGGAATCGGATACTGCATTGCTTGGCAGAGGGGTTCGCTTCAAGAGCAAGGCAGGAACGGTGCGTTTTTGATTGAAGTACTTGAGGCGTGTTTGGATGAGCTTGAGCACAAACACAAAGACTTTCCCTGTCCTGAAAACGAGGAGGCTCTTGCAGCACTTCAAGAATGCTTGAACTCGCTAAGAGCAAGGAAAGATTGATAATCAACAGGAGACTGACTTAGGACAATGATTTTTCAGACATTCTCGCTTATTCTCGAACATCTCGATTCTTCTTAAGTTTCCTTTTAAGAGATCTGATGAATTCGCGAACCACATCAGATTGACTTCTCTCCTCCTGTTCACAATATTCATTGATGATCTCTCGTTCTTCTTCAGTAATTCTCACGTTGAGATTGTACTTGCCCATGTTTTTTGTAACCAAAATTGCGTTACAATAATCATATCACAGCCAAGTTAAATCAATGTTTGCAGTTAAACGCCGTTTAAAACTAAATAGTCAAGAAAAGGCGAAATTTAGCTCTCACGCTGGCTTTTCTCGGTTCGTGTACAACTACGGTCTTTCATTGTTTTGGCAGTCAATTGACGCCGGGATAAAAGCCTCTGACACCAAGCGACTAGCTGCTATCAAAAAGTGCTTTACTAATGTCACCAAGAAAACCGAGGGTTTTGAATGGACTCAACAGTTATCCTCAAAAGTTTATCAAACCGCTTTTCAGGCGTTAGGTGAATCACTCAAAAGATGGCGGAATGGATTAGGCAAAAGCCCCAATTACAAGCGTCGTAAAAACAATTGTTCGTTTACTGTTTACGACAGTAACGGCAAAAGGGTTGTTAAAGAGGGGAAGACTATCAAGATACCAACGCTAGGAACATTTCGACTACAAGAGTCTTTAAGGGAATCCTATATAACTCAAACTTTCACACTGTCTTGTGAAGCGGGTGACTGGTTTGTTTCATTCTGTGTCGATGCAGAAAGAATTCCCCCAATCTTGCACGAAGTAGTTGAACCTGTTGGTATCGACCTAGGGGTTAAAACATTCGCAACGATTAGCGATGGAACCGAAAGAGAAGCTCCAAAACCGCTTAAACAATTCGGGAATAGGCGCACGGGAGAGAAAGCTTCTAACAAAGCCAAGAAATATTTCAAAAAATTGGCGCGGTTGCATCGTGATATCGCAAATCAGCGTAAGGATTTTCTGAATAAGACAACGACATCTATTTGCCAGAAATATGGTCACATCCGCATTGAAGACTTGAACGTGTCCGGGATGATCGCTAATCGTAAATTATCTAAAGCGATTAGCGATTTAGGGTTCTACGAATTCCGTCGCCAGTTAACCTACAAAGCGCCTAGTTTTGCTTGTTCGTTAGACATAGTGGATCGGTGGTTCCCTTCGTCTCGGATGTGTCGCAAGTGCGGGGAAAAGCATTCAGGACTCAAGCTATCTGATAGGATTTTCGTTTGCCCTAATTGTGGGCATACAGAGGACAGAGATTTGCAAGCGTCTATCAATCTGGCAAATGCACCTGATGAATTGTGCAGTAGGGTCGGTTCGCCCCGAATTAACGCCTGTGAACAAGTAGCAGCCGACTGCCTTGGTTGAAGCAGGAATTTTGTAAACGGATGTCTAAGGATGTCCAGTAAAAAAGGAACAGATAATTGCTTGAAAATTAACAGGTTAAAGCTTAGAGATTTATTTGTTTATCACCCCACAACAAAGGAAGAAACTCGCAACAAATACAATGTTATCAACACTGCGTCAGAAGATTTTGCGATCGCACTATCTGAAGTAATTGACGACCCTGCGGAATTGACAACACTCCTCCGAAAAATACAAGAGGTGAGGATGTTAGCCAATCACGCAGTAACACTAAAGTCTATTGGTTGCAGCTACCGGGGAATTTACGACACCCAGGACAAATTATGACAGAAACTACTACAGAATTAGAAGCAACTAACGGAATCTATCGCCACTTTAAAGGCGGAATATACGAAGTAATCGGCATCGGTCGGCACTCAGAAACAGAGGAGCAAATGGTCGTGTACAGAAACGCTAGCGGCGGTATCTGGCTACGACCGCTCGATATGTTTTGCGAGGTTGTTGTCCATGAGGGTGTGCAGATGCAGCGATTTACTTTGATTGAGGAAACCGCATAATGCCCCAATCCTACGATTTAGCATCAGTCGGCATCGGCTTACTCGCTCAATTGCAAGTCCGATCATCCGGCGGAATATTCCGATATCAAAACTTCTCTCCTGAAACTATCGTCTGGCAAGGCGATGGCAGAGCCTACGACTACTTACCCATGGGTGAGTTCACACCACCGCCTCGTAGCCTTGAAGCCAACTCCCAGAATTCAACACTGGAGTTACCGAATGAGAAAAGCTTTCGGCAGTTCATTGAGGATAACAACGGACTAAGGCGAAGTCTCCTGAATATCCAGCTAGTGTATCTGCCATATGTGCCAGGTGACGCTCCGCAGATATGGCGCTTTCAGCTATCAGATGATCCGATTCAGTATGATGGCGCTTCAATTCGGGTCAATATGCAGAGTCCCCTGTCCATCACTGGCAGAGGTGCAATACCGTCAGTACACTGGCGTACAGGGAACGGCAATGGTAATCCCGACTTGCCTGGGTTGGTTCAAGTTCCTAGAAGTTCTTCAGGACTACGTTTGTCATGATTCCCATCCCACACACGCTTGTTACTAACCAACCGTTTCGAGAGCAGTCGGTTGTCGGCAAACTTAACCTAACCCTGCCAGACAAGCCATACCAGTGGAAGGAATGGGATTGCTTCGCCCTAGCTAACTGGTTACGAAGCCAAACCAACCTCTATCCTCTCCCCTGCCTCGAATGGCTGTATCGCCGCTACACAGAAGACACACTCCCTCACACCATAGTTAGCCAGATATTGCGACACTACGCAGCTAGACGGACGGATGGGCTGACCCAGATGGATTTGGTTGTACTAAGATTTGGGGGGAATCCAGAAGGCTTGGGGACTGTGGTAAACGGTGGTGTGGTATTTATGTCATTCGAGCGGGGTGCAGTGTGGATGCCATTACCAGAAATACAGAGCAGAATTGGGGGAGTTTGGGTATATTAAATGAACGAATCACTACCAGAGTTTACAGAGCAAGGTGAACCAATTCCAGATCATCTTCGTGCTGGTTACAACTACTTAATGAAATATCTAGACGGCGCTAAAATGGATAGCCAGTCTGCGTCAGATAGTGTAACTACTTTGTTGGTTGAAATGAAACTGCTAGAAGGGAAATTTTCGCAGCCAACAGATGAAGAGTCGTTGCCCTAGAATACAAAAGGATAATGTGCAAGAGGATATAAAAACCCCGCAGCCGATGAGAGATACGCTGCGGGGTTTTTACTTTGCAATTGATTTGAGCCGGAATTAATCCACCAAGCTAACCAATGTCGCCTCTCCCTCGCTTGGCAGTACAACGCAACTCAGTTGATCACTCAGCACAACCTCAGCCTCTTGCAGGGTGGCAGCAATCAACAAAAAGCAGCCATCACCACTGGGAAAATCTAATGCCCTACCCTTAGCTGATAAGTACCGCAGTCCTAACTTAATCAGCTTGCGTTCGCATTCCTCAAGCAGTGCCCCGTCCCCACACTTGGGATTACTGCGAGGGTATAGAGGAGTGAAGCCGATTAGTTGAGGAATACCCAGCGCCTGCATGGCTGCCTGAACTAGGGGTGATGCCTTGCCAGGGGTTAGGTTGACATCCAATCCTAGCAGTGCCTTTGGTGTCCAGAATGTGGTTGAGATATGGTTTAGTAGTTCGGGAATACCGATCTCCTGAATCAGTTGCGTGTGATTGCCGCCATGTATTACTTGGTCGGTGAGCTGGTACAGGAACTTCAGGTCGTAGTCGGTGGTGGTTATCATTGGGGGATGTCTACTTTTTGAGTGGGTGGACATAGCGATCGCATTCAAACTTTCGAGGGAGAGAGTGCGATCGCTTTGGGTTGAGGGTTAGATCTCGAACAGGCTCAACTGGTTCTCGTCAACTTGCCCAACACGTCGGTTCATCTTTTTCTGTAGCTGATGCTGAAAATATTCTTTGGTATTGAGCCGAATAATTTCAGGCAACTGGCTGATGTCTGCACCCTTGAGACTTTTGAAACTCACAATCAAAATCATGAAAGTAGACTCATTGAGGCAGAGAATATCATCAGCCCAGATGTAATCTCGCCCCTCCAAGAAATCCCGAATGATTGCACCTTTGACTTGTGACTTGTTCACAATGCCAGAATTCTTCCACAGCTTCTCCAGTGTGTAAGGGTAATGCTGCAACGCTTCGCGGGTGGCTTCAAGTGATCGCTCTAACGATTCAACCTCACTAAGCTGTAAGCGGCGGTTGAGAGAAGCAATGTATTCCTTTTTGTATTGAATGAACATCTTCCGAGCTTCTCGTCCCGCGTCGGTATTAGCCGCCATGCAGAAATGATCGAAACCGTCAGGGGATAGCTTAATGATTTCCTTCCGAAACATCGCCGCGTACTCTGGAGAGCCTGGAAGTACCGTGGTTGGTCGATTCCGCTCAATTGAGGAATCGGAAGCTATGGTCAGAGTATAATCTTCCCCTTCAATTAATTGCTTAATCAGTATTCGTTTTGCGTTGTCCTTTCTTCTGTACCCAGCTTTGCGCCATGCCTCATCGAAGTCGATTGGGAACTGTTCACCTTTTTCCTCTGCAATTAAAACTGATGCAACGAATTCTTGATTGAGCTGATTCTGTGTCATGATGTTTTGTGTTCCATTGCGTGATAGTGGTGGACATCAGCCATCCTGTAGGTCTTCAATCTGGCAGGGTGGCTGCGATGCTTTTTTGGGATTATAGCGAAGACTGGATACTGCTTTGTGCTTTCTGTTGATAAGCTGCGATTATTTCCTCAAAGTCTTCAGTCGTAAAGTAAATAGTCATCATTTCACCATCAAAAGACCGATGCTTAATAACAACATCTCCGTCTTCATCGATTGCAACCTTTGTCTTTGAGCTGTCGCCATATTCTTGAAACCATATTTTCTGTGACATGACGGTCTTGTTCCTATGTGTAGTGATTTGCGACCTGTGGCGGCTTTTTACGACTGCCGCCACAGGTCGGAGATGGTTATTCGTCTATCTCAATATCGTTAGACGCTAAGAAATCATTGAAGCGATCGCGGTCTTCATACCCCTCAAAAGAGCCTGTGAGAACCTCATCCGGCTTCTTGCCTCCCATTGAGAAGCCGTCTGTTGTGAGATAAAGCACAGCTTGATTAAGTTCAGCGTCCGTCACTTTCCACGCCTCAATATATTTGTTCGACTTGTACGGGAAAACTTCCCAGTCAAAAACAGCAAACAACTCAAGAATCTCCTTCAGTTTTGCATCCCATTTACCACCCTTCTTTGTTTTCAGTTGAGCTGGTTTTCTTGATTCTTTTCGTGTTGATGACTTGCCCTCGGTAGCCTTGGGAGATGCGGCATAAGCCACCATCTCTTGCTGGAGTTTCCAAGCGCTCTCGGCTGTGGGGTTGGACTTGAATGCCTTGAATGCGTTATCTAGCTGTGACATGATAATTCTTGCTCCTATGTTTGTTGTGATTCGTGGGAGTAGCGATCGCTCCTGTTCCCGTCAAGTTGCAGAGCGATCACTTTTTGACTTAAACCTCAGCCGTCAGCTTGCTCGTAAGTTGTACCCGCCTCTTTCTGGCTGAATACTCAAGAATCTCCTTAATTACTCGCGCCTTTGACCAAGACTTGCGAAGCGTTACCAGTCGCTCGTAATGATGCATCAGCGCTCCCTTAGTCAGCTTCTCAAGGTCTTCTTCTAAGTACATCATCGCTGTCTGAATCTCTTCTTCAATACCTTCAGGAGTGCCTGCCTTCTCGTGTTCAGCGATATCAGCATCTAAATCAGCAATCGACTGATTAATCCCATCAACCGGAGCGCACCCATACTGGTAGATGGATTCTAGATACGCTTTGGCTTCTTCTAGTTTGGCTTTGACTGCCTTGAGCTGGGCGATTCTTGCTGTGTTCATGTTCGGGTGTCCTATGCTTGTTGTATTCGTGGGAGTGGCGATCGCTTTTGGGTGTGAGTGGGTTAAAGACCTTTGAGGGCTAACTCTCTCAACATTGCCGTCGCCTTAGCAAACTCATATCCGGCTTTTACTCTTGAATTTTGCAAGACGTGTGGCTCTACAAACTCGCCTCGTTGCTCATACCACCACTCGCCCTCTGAAAATTGACGTTTCTTAGCAGCCTCATGCTCTAGGACGGTAGACTCAATTTCATCGAAACCATACTTCACCGCATCCGTATACCAAACACTTGCGTCTGTAACCTTATCCGTTGAATCTCTGCCTTCAACAATGACGCTCTTGGTATTCACTTTTGCAATTACTTTCCCGTCTTTTGTTGGCAATCCTACCCTGGCTTCTATTGTGCCAATATAGCTGGTGTCACTGTCTTTGATTACTCTTAGTTTCATCGTTTAGGCGTCTTTTGCTTGTCTCACTAAATCTATGATATGCTAATATCGTCAGCCCGTCAATAGGATTAGCACAATGATTATCAACACAGTGAAGGAATATCTCACAACCCACTGCCAGGTAAAAGATGCAATGCAGCTAGCTAAGGAGACTGGGTTAGCTGAAAGCACCTGCCGGTGGATGATGAATAAGCCCCACAATACCGTGAGCGATCGCATACTAGATATCCTGTGTAAGCGGTATGGCTGTACGGTGGGAGACTTGAAGCGGTATGTGCCGGATTAGGTATATGCCGTATCATAATATCGTCACCAACCCCTCGCTTCCCAGCATCCGCTCATCCCATCGGGTTGCCGCAACCGTACACTTGAACTCTGACTGTATTTCAATCGCCGCAACCCTAAACACCCGACGCAATTCTGAATTCTTGCCTACGGCTAAATAATCGCCTGTTCGATTCAAACCTGGTGGGCTAACGGGCGCATTCAACTCTGACAGCAGTAGCCATGTTTCACCATCCCTGTCTACCGTATCCACGGGGACACTCGACTGATTAGTAGTGCCGTCAATGTAATAAATAGATGCCGAATAGCTACCGTCAAAACCCTCCTCTACTGGCTGAGACAGCTTGACAACTTGCGATTGCATATTCTCGTCATAGGGTTCCACGGCTACCACGAAGCCTGACCTTTCAGCGTGTATTTGGGTAATGACAGACGCCCCAACCACGAGCGAACCCGGTTTAATCCCTAGTCCTTGCAGTCCGGCGGTGAAGTTAATTCCCCTGTCCTGAAATCGGGATGACTGAAGAAACATTTGTCCGATTCGTTCAGCTTGCGCGGGATTGCTGACGCTGGACATTGCGTCAATTGTGGGAGCCTCGTAGATTGGCTCCAAACCGTTGAATGCTTCTTGAGTCGCAATGGTAACAGTCTTCTCCCTGAAGCGGGTATCACTGCCGTCTTTGAATCGCACTGTCACCTGATTGAACTCCTTGGGTTGGAGTAGCGTTTCGTTATAAGACTCCATCACACTATCGGTGAAAGTAGCTGCTGGCGGCTCGTATTCTTCCGGTATCAGTGCCATTCTGCCATCTACCGTTGAGGCAAACAACAGCGAAAGGGGCGCTTCTCGTTCTGCCCACTCGATAATGTTGGTCTGTTCTGACAGCGTGCCATCCCAGAAGAAGCCGTTCCTTATGCAGAAGCGCTTCGACTTTACGAAGCTGGAGTAGTCAATTACTTGGTCGGCATCCACCAACTCTGACAAGCCACCGTCTGGTGAGCGGATGCCATCAGCCAATACATCAGGGAAGTAACAGGTTGAGCCTTCGACGTAAACCACAAAGCGATCGCCCTGTTCCCAATTCAATTCCAGTGTAGTTGTAATGGTATTGCTTGTCACAGAGACGATGGTATCCTCTAGCTTCTTATCTAGATTACGAATCCTATTGCCTGGCTGTATTCCGAATGAGAGGAAATCCTCACCGAAGCACACTAACTGAGTTGGAATAGACGCGGGAGTCGCCTCACTCGCCGATAGCAGTAGCCAGCCGATTCGCCCTCGTTGGATTAATGCGCTGGGGGTTGGGGTTCCGTTGAGGCGCTCAGATGCGATCGCTTTTAGTCCCAGTAGCGAAAGCTTGGGATACCGCGACACACGGGAATGACCCAAGTCAGCAGGTAGAGTAATTTCATTCAGGCTGGTGATTCGTCCCGGCGGTGCAGATTCAGAGCTTACTTGGTCTTTGCCATCAAAACTTAAGTCTTTGTTGGCACTGGATTCACTAGGGGCGCTGGCAAATTCAGTCTCGATAATGATTTGCTTGCCATCAATCATCACCCCAGTTGGAGTATCAGCCAATGCACCCCCATCACTTAATCGCAAAATTGGGAATCCGCCTGATACTCTTTCAAGGGAACGAAACTCAAATTGATACTTGCCAAATGGTAAATTCTTGATTTTGAGTGAACGCCGAATCTCACCCTGATTTTTGTTGGCGACGAAGATTCTGTAGAGTCGGGTAAAACTGGGTGCGCCTGTCTTTTTGATGAAGATATCGAAGGCGATCGCGTGGCGTTTCAGTTTGCCTTTGTCGTCCCTTCCCCACAGTGAAAACACGAAGTTAAAGTCAATCCTGGAGACAGGTTGAGTGTTTTCAAATTTCGCAGTGTAGACGGCATAGATTTCATCATTGCCACCAACGGTGATGGGTTTATCAACTGTTAGCGTGTTTTCGTTTTTATCAATAATGCTGAAGTCAACCCCATTAACTCTGTAGCGATCGCTAGGGGTGAATTTCTCGATATCCTCCTCATCCACCCTGATAGTGGTACTGCCAGTGACAGGCTGCACATTGCCTAGCTCGTCAATCATCACGTCTGCCAACTTTAGATCATTGAATGAGGTGCCGTTGGCTGAAACAGTGGAGTCTAAAATCTGTGCTTGTAACCTAGCAGGGTATAAAGGAATCTGAGTTGACGTGTAAACCACATTGCCATTTTTTCGATAAAGTAAAGTGCCTGACTGATACTCAACCCTGAAAACATCATTGACTAAATACGTGGGAGCCAGAGGCGGCGTACCAGAGAGAAAGACTACCACACTATCTTCAACTACTGCATAGTGCCCGTTATCCTGAATCTGGATATGGAACCGCAGACTGTTGTTAATAAATAGTCCCAACTTCAGTAATCGGTCATTGCTCAAAACCTGACCTTGCACCCAACCGTCATCACGTAGAATCTGCTGGTCACTGGTAAGTGTTGCAACTTCAAGAGCGTTCTTAACTAATCGAGTTGGGTTGACTGACGCCAGAAAGCCACCGACCGGAGTTCCGGTCACCGCTGTTTCCCTGGTTGTGCTGTTGATTCGTTTAGCTTCACCCCGAAGGTCAACCCCTAGTGATGTATTGGTGTTGGGGCTGATGGCTTGGGAGTAAAAGGGGAACTGGGCGATCGCTGCTTGTTCAGCAGTCCCAAGCCTCACGTATTGCTCAATATCCCCAGCAAAG